TCTTTTTGCATACATGGGATAAGATCTCTTCTGAGCTGGTGTAGGTTTTGCATATTCTGTAGATCCTGGTTCATATGCACCTCCATGGGCCAGTCTGGATTTCTTATACATACCTCCACATTCATAACAAGGAGTTCCCCCAGAGTTATACTCTGGAGTCTCAAAAGGATAGGCCATTTGTGCATTAGGCATTAATGAGCCATTAGACATAAGATGATAACCTTTCATGTCAATAGTTTTTTCAAAGTTAGTAAATTCTGGAGAATTTCCACCAGTTTTGTACCTGTAATTAAAACTATAATTATAGTTCCCTCCTCTTTTCCTGTACTCAGAATCAATCCAGGCCTTGGTAAAAATACTAGGATAGACCTTAAACTTCTTCTTGGCTTTGCTTACTACCTTCCTGTATAATTTAGGATTGGTAATAGCACCAGTAGGTACTGGCCCTCCTTTTGCTAGGTATAAATCTACTCCTATAAATCCTTTGCTCATCTTGGTGATAATAATTGTTTTACTGTGCTAACCTTAAACAACATTTTTGTTGATCCGCTCACTCTTCTCCTAAGAAAAAATGCTACTAAGTAGTGCCGGAATTTCTTCCTTTGTAGAAGAGGTTTATTATAGTTCAGGTTATTGGGATTCAGTGTTTTTACGTAACCATTAGAAGAAGTGTTCCAGATTGCTCTCTGTGCTGCCAGATTAAACTCCCCCCGATCATCTGTGATATCCCAGAACTGATTAAATCTATACTTATTCTCTTCTTTAGAATATAGGATATTAATGAAACCTGCCTGTATATTAGGAAAAGTTACTGTCTGAGCTGGATTATTCTTAGGACTTAAGTTAAGTCTCAGAATCCCAGATACTTGCTCTGTATTAAAGACAATAGCCTCGTCAAAGTTGAAGTCAAGAACATGAAACCCATCAAAACAGTTCTGAGAGTATCTATAACATTCCAAGACATATTCTATGCTCCTTGTAGTAAATACTGTGGGTTCTGTAGGAGCATAGAACTCTACCTCAAAAGGATAATCTATTCCATAGAAATTACAATAACTGTTGCAAACATTGTTATGTCTCCATATACCTGAACTCAATACACTTAGGAAGTGAGTCTTAGATGGCATAAGTAAATTTGGATGCCAGTCATGATAAGAAAGCCATATCTTCATCTTAGGATCATAACTTACAGTCCAACTAGCATCCTCGAAATATAGAGGATCTCCTAATTTTATAGGAAGGGATCCATTAACCAAAAAGTCATCCTTACTTACATAAGTAACTACTACAGGAAGATTTGGTATGAGCTTGAAGTCTCTTTTAGTAAAATATACAATACCATCCTCATTGTCATAAATAGCCTGACAACCTACTCCAATTATAGTGTTATCTTTTAATTCAAAATTTGGGAAACTCTCAAGAATTTTATAGGGAAGATACTCAGCAAACCACCACTTAAGGCCTTCTGCAGAGATCTCCTGAATTCCTTGACCAATCTGGAATATCTTACCTTGATTCTGACTCATCCAGAATGCCCCCATTGGGGTATTAATTACACTGAGTCTGTTCTGACAAGAACCATACTCATAAGGCCGGTCTGCATTAAGAATATTCTGGAGAGGTTGACTGAAGAGTCCTCCATCTCCTATGGTAAGTTTGGTACCCAGATCTGTCTGAAGTTGATCTAATCCTTGAAACTGAACAGGGGCTTCATTCTGAAACAGAATAAGAGCTCCACTTTTATTTATAGGTTTTATAGCAGTAACTCTACTTTTAAAGTCCTTATAATTATTAGCAAGGAACATTCTCCAATTGTCTTTTCTGAGTTCAGTCTGTTGAGGAAGAGAATATATAACCCTATCTGGATAATAACTGAAACAAGTCTGAGCAACCAATGGATCATAATCCCTATCCTGAATATTTGCCCAGGATATGAAATTGTTAAATAACCTGGATACACTTAAGGATATATCATACTTGAAATAGTTCCCTGATTTTATAGTAGCAGGCTTAGCATTAAATAAAGCAAGAGTATCAGTGAATCTATAAGGATCATAATGCCTTTGCTCTATGTCTTCTCCCCAATCTCTTAGATCAGTGTTGATCTCAGATTCTACATAGAAGTCTCTTACTCCTGAAGAAAAAAGATACATATAAGCCTCTTTCTGGGAAAACCTTATAGCAAAACAAGGTCCGGTTCTATCAAGTCTAAACCTATTATTCGGCAGGGAGTTGTCCCAGTTTGCCGGAGTAAGCAGATTACTTAGTATAGCAGAGGTAAAGTCATTAAAATCAAACTGAGTAGTATCCATCCAGTATCTTGGGAAAGGAAGCATTTTTCTCTCCTGATAACTGAACTCAAAACCATCAGGTTGATCATAAAGCCAATCATAGAAGAAAAAGAAACTATTCTTTTCTGTATATCTGGTTACATAAGTATCTCCATTAAAGAGAACTCCTGTTGCAGATACTGGGGATATCAAAGGAGAAACTGTAGTCGGACATACTGATACAGGTACCTGTTGTATCCCGTCCAGTTGACCATATTGATTTCTTATCCTCTGCTTTAAGGCAGAGTAATGACAACTGGAAATAGTAGCAAAAGGTAAGAGAGGACTCACATGAGTCACCCCTCCTGGATTATCTCCAACTCTCTGCCTGGTTATATCTTGGGTAAGAGGATCTGCAAAAGTTATAGAGGTCTGTAGTGCGACTGACTTACTTCTGTAAAGATTGTTTATTCTATCAGATCCTCCAAAATCCTGAATACTAGGAGTAATGTAAATGGCATCATTTATAGTTCTTCTCTGGTTATTTGCCTGAGGAATCTGAAAACTATCATATAGGCACTGAGAGGTATACTGAAGAGCATACTGCCTATAGGGTACCAGGTTTCTTATAATTCTAAGGATAGAATCAGTTCCTTCTCCTAAATAGTAAGAAAAAGTAGGAAGAGCATTGAATACACGAAGTATTGTGGGAGTTGCTGTAAGACCAGTTTCTTGTTGATCAATATCAGTTATGTATCCTAGCATACCAGGTATTCCAGAACCCGGGATACCAGCAGCCTGTAAAGGGGTATAATAAGCAAGGTCCGGTCCTGTACCTGCAGCTGCTCCTAAAACCCCAATTCCTGACTTATACCAAGCTGCATCAAGTCCTCCCAAAACTCCGTGGTATGCTCCATTGAATGCAACTCCGGATATTCCCAACTCAGATATTCCTGTAAAGGGCACCCCTGGTGCAGCCCAAGATCCTATACCAGCAGGACCTGCAAAAGCTCCAGATCCTCCTTCATTTAGAGGCCTTGGTCCAGATCTCCTTATTGTCCTTCTGCCATTAGAAGCAAGCATTGCTACTCCTATCCCTCCTATAAAAGCTGCGAGAAATGCAAGATTGGTTATAAGTTTGTGTTTAGGATGCTTATCCGGAGGGGTAAATTGTCCCTGCACAACTCCATTAAGTTCTCCATATACCTTAATTTCTTTAGCAGATAAGAAAGGATTCTTAAACTGAGTATCGGGAGAATGAAAAGTGAACCTATCTCTAGAAAAAGAAGCTTGAGGAGTAAAGTTCTCAGTTCCTGGATTACATCCTCCTTGGGTTTCTGTAGTAGATAAAAAAGGATCAGGTCTTAAATCATTATATGGGTAGTTGGGATAGTATCCTTGTCTTGGAGTGATACCTCCTTCAATGGCATACTGTCCCATATTATTAATTATACCCTTGGCAATAACTGACTTGTTTCCTTCTCTGGATCCCCTAAGTATCTCATATCCTACAATATTAAGGATAGGATTTCCCAGATTGTCTAAAGGGATCTGGACATTCTCAAACTTAACTCCCATCACTCTTATACTAGTAGCCCCGGGATTTATATGATGGGTGTTTGGATGCAGTCCATTATCAGGAAATCTGTGATGTCTTATAGGTTGTCCACAGAGATTTCCCCATATCTGAATTTTATCGTCAGGGTATAGCTCTGTTGATTCCCAGTAACCCATCAATCCTTCTGCTACCTGAACCCCTCCATCAGGAAGAGTGGAGGAAACAAGAGAAGTAACTGTTGCTGTATTATATACCCTCCATCTAAATGGGGTAATTCCTTCATTAATCTCAATGAGAGCATCAGCACCGGCGACTGTCTGTATATCAATGGCATTGGGAGCTCTTCCAGGAATATGATAAGAGGGTGACTTGTCTCCGGTATCATAAAGCCATCTTATAAAAAAAGAATACACTTCATCTCTTAGATAACTTGTCTGAGACCCTCCTTTAGCATAATAATCTGAAGGATACTGTACAGAAGCCCACTTAGTGACTATTTGATTAGCAAGAGGTTGGTAATTAAAATCAAGCTTGGTTGCTGGACCGGTTCTTACCAGGTACTCTCCAACCTCAAACATAGCATCTGACTTGTCATATAAAGGGGTTCTGAGAGGAATGAGTTCGATAGGTATTGAAGGAAGATCTTCTTTGATTTGATCCAGGGAAATTACTGATTGTCTGACATTATAAACTCCAAGTCTTTTAGCAACAGTCTGTTGATTGACAGTGGCTACTATAACTAACTCAAACTCGTCATAATTCTCTTTATCAACGTCGTCTATATGAATATCAAGAGACCCTGCTACATTATCATGGTCAAATAAAGACTGTATGTTAGAAGGGACTGAATAGTCTGTAACCCGGATCTTCTTTATTGTATAGGCAATAACTGCATAGTATGATCCATTTCTCAGGGTTCCTCCAGCCGGGCCCTTTTCTACTCTAAGACAAGGAGTTTTTGTAAGTCTTGCAAGTCTTAACTTATCACAATCTACTTCAGGAGGATTTGGTGTACATGTAATACAATTGTTTACTGTGACACAAGTCTCTACAAAAGGAGGCTTGTCAAAATTCATAGTCCGGGATGGGTTCAGTCCATCATCCCAATAAATTTGCCAGGTGCAGTCTTCATTCTCTCTAGAAACTCCTATTATAGGATTAGACTTTTTAAAGTTGAGACAGCCGCCGATAGAATCATCAGCAACCTGAACATAAGTACAAGCTCCCTCATCAAAAAGGCCTATCTCTGAAGTGGTATCATTCGTGGAGAATATTGCCCAACGAGTACCATCCAGATGAATTACCCCAATTATAACAAGAGGTATTGGAGAAGAAGCACAAAGGGTATTAGAAGGTTCATTGCCGAGAGATCCCAGATCACCGGTCTTAGAATTATTTATGGCATTTCTGGCATGTGTCCATACCCCGTCTGTAAGGAGAGAATCCTCAATATCCCGGAAGAGTCCTTTGGTGAACCTTCTGGTAACACTGTTGGAGGTGTTTTGGATCTTGTCTGCCATGTTAACACCAACATGAGTTTATAGGGGGATAAGACCTGAACATATCATAATATCGGGCATATTGAACCTTTCTGTTAATATTAAAGACTTTTCTCATCTCCTCAAAGTTTGGCATATTTACCATACCAAGTGCCTGATTTCTTGCTGCCTTTAGCTTCTGGGCTATGTAACTCATCTTCTGAACTACATCTTCCCCTCCCATCCATAGATTTTCTAGAATTCTTTCTTTAAATGCATACTCGTAGTAATCATTGAGAAGCTCATGATCAGGTACTACTAGATTTCCTTCATCATCTTCCATCATTCCTTGATAAGATATATATATATTACCACAATCAAAGTTGGTAAATAAGAAACCATCTTTTATCCAAGCCTCGTCCGTACAAGTCCATCCTACATTAGGACAATCACAGTCCACATCTTGAGAACTTCTTATCTTAAGTGGAAAGAATGCACTAACAGTTCTGGTTTCAGTTTTAAGGATCTGCACTAATTGTATTTCTTCTCCACACTTGTTTAGAGAACAACTTATAGTTTTGGTACAAGGATCACAACTTGTAGGAGGATCTGCACAAGGATCACAAGGAATGACGTGAGTTGTACAGTTGTCTACAGTTGGAGAACAAGGTAAAGAAGAAGTTCCTAAAGGATCTAGTGAACTTAAATCACAGGCTTTTTCCTCAATCTGTCTTCCTTGAATTGCCGGTCTACTTACTGTCCATTCTCCACATACAAGAGCAAAATTTAAGATATAGAAATCATCCGGAAGCTTAACTCTTCTCTTCTCTATTTCAAGTACCTTTTGCTTAGTCATAGAAATTCTAAGACCAAGATCATAGTTTACTCTCCGGGCCACCTTGATTAACTGTTGAGGTTCTATCATATTCTCCAGGGCATAATTCCTGAAGTCTACCGATACATCCTCAAGTAGTTGATTAAAGGTTCTATATCTAAGTGAGTAGTTTAACATCAACGAAGCGAGTTTTGTTTATCATCACTTTGATCAGGAGGTACTTGCATACCAAAACCAAGGTCTTTCTTGACCATCTCTTCAATTTCTGCAAATAAGAAATCTGGTACATAAAAAGCTTGTTCTTGTCTGGGAAGACACTTCTGATCACATACAAAACATTCAGTATCTCCTATAAATAGGGCCTCAATTGCCACAGCCTCCCATTCTATATTGGGGAAATATAGATAACCATTCAAGAACCAGTAGTATTTACTCTTGTTATACTTAAAAGTAGTTGTCTTGGTCATTGATAAATAAGTCCCTGGTTCTGTTACATAGAGTTCTACTGATCCATCAATAGAAGTAATACTCCGGAACATCGGACCCCAAGGTCCATCTATTATGTCTGGGAGCTTGTTCTTGGTTCTCATAAAGGTACACCCAGAAGCTATGCCACAACAAGCTTCTATTCTATCAACTTCAACAAGTTCTGTACAAGGAAGCCTTGTAAATAGAGAACTCATTTTAAGTATTTTATTCTTGTTGTCTTCTCTGTGAATATAAAGCTTGGCATACTTAAGAATAAGACTATACAAAGTTCTGTCAGTAAGGAAAGGGTCTTCCTTCACTGCCTTAACAATGTTTCTCATCCTGGATGTTGCCTTACCTATAGTGTTCATGTCATATCAAATTCATCATAATTATCCAGAGTAAATGCCTCCTTCATATTCATTTTGTCTATAAACTTATCCTTTCTAAACAACTTAGAAAGGTTCCTTATATCACTATGCCTTAGATACTTAAATGGATCTTTCTTATATATAGCAGATGCATTTCTTGAGAACTTTCTTGCTGGTAAAAACATCCAAGCTTCTCTATTAAGAAATCTATATCTATTTGAGAAGTTTGAGTAGAATATCTTCATACAGAGATTATCCGAGTGCCAGTTTTTATGAGATACTAACACTCCAAGCTCTGCAGAGGTTGGTCTATCTCCAATCTTTCCTTTGTAACTGCCTAAGAATACATAACCTAAGGCTTCAGGGAGTTCTACTCCATCCCTATTATTTGCTGTATGCATCCACATTTTATCTCCCAGGCTATTCATAATAGTCTTCATCTTGGCAGCCAGCTCTGTATCCTTAATCTTAGAGTACTGAGGATACTTCTTCCTAAACCTCTCTATAAACTCTGGTGATATTATACGTAAGAGTTTCTTTGCGAATCTTGGTGCATTTAGATCTGGCTTTTTATAAGTCCTCATTATTTTCTTAGTTCATTAAATAAAGTGAACCCTGGCTTTTACCCCAGGGCCCACACGTCAGCCATGTTTAACCAACAAATCATGACTTACTATTCACAAGATGGTGATTCACATGTTGGTGATGCTTCTGAGCATGGTGTTGTGATATTCTCTGATGTACTTCCTGCTCCCGTTAATTTCCATACATTAGATCCTGTAACTATACATCCTCTAAAAGGACTTCCTGGTATAATTACAGCACTACCAAAATCTCCACAGCAAGATGTATAATATAAAAGTATGGAGGCATCTTCTCCTTCTTCTTGTGTTACGGATAGTTCATAGCATGAACAATCACAAACACAGGTCGATGGACTATCCAGTGATACACTATATCCTACAGGAATAGAAGGAGGACCTCCGCTGGCACACATCTTTATAGTATCAGTAAGAGCAAAGAATCCCTCTGCTATAACAACACCAGTAGTTCCTGCACAATCTGTTGGGGTTATCTCCACACAAGGTTCATCAGTACATTCTACTGTATATCTTTCACAATCTTCCCATGGTGTAAATTCTACAGTAAATGGAATTCTTCCTCCTTCTGAGTCTGGATCCTCACAGCCGGCTTGTACATATCCTTCAATTGTTATAGGTGAACAGTCATCACTTTCTACAGGTATAAGAACCTCATCAGAGCAAGGATCTCCTCCTCCGGAACAGCTAACTGTATTAGAACAGTCATAAGGACCAGAACTGCCTATCCTCCAGCATATTCTGTGTATACCTATATAGTTGGATGTGAAATTTACTGTTAATTTTGCTGTGAAATTCATATCTTATGTTGATTTAGTTGTCACCTGGATGGTGAGTGAATAACAATTACCACTTGCACATATGGCATTTACCCTCACATGATAGTCTGTAGATGGTTGTAATCCTGTTATTGCATTATGATCTACAGGAGGAAGTACTGCAGGGTTGAGAATCCAAACCAGTGATGTAGCTTCTTTATATTCTACAATATAAGAAGTTGCTGTAGATACTCCCGTCCATTGCACCTCAAGACCAACATCTGTTATATTATATGAGAATAGATTAAGAACACTTTGACAAGTTGATGTAGGATCCACACAACCAGGATTTAAACCATTAAGTATAAGCTTCTGGAGAATTTCACAAACCTTGTCCCCGGGATTTATGTCAAGGTCTACAATAGTATCCCCTGTATATATCACACAACAGGCATCCCAAACCTCAGGACACTGAGCAGGTTGAGGACATTCTGCTGTTGTACAAAGTGGTGCCATTGGCAAAGCAGTGTCCTTACATCCACAAGGAGAAGATTTACATTTTTTACAACTCATGTCTCTATAGTTTCTACCTCAACAGTTATTCCACTTGGTGGAGAACATGGTTGAGATAAGGTTGTTGTTACATTAAATTGACAATTCTTTGTCTTGCTTCCTGCTGTGATGACTATCCTAATCTTGTATGTTGTAGAAGAGGCCAGACCACTAAATGAGCCACTAACCGTCTGGGCAGTATTTACATCATGGGTATTAGATGCAAGAAGTACAGCACCGGTCTCATCATAAAGTTCTACTGTATAAGTAACTACTCCAGTTATATGATTGAAGGAGTAACCTATGGTAGTAGTTCCTGGTGTAAGAGTTACAGGAGAAGGACAATCCAAAGTATTAACAAGTACGTATTCTACACATATTCTACACTCAGCATTGGTCTCTGCATTCTCAAGACAAACATCTGCAGAAAGAGTAAAGTCCAGAGCTGTATTAAGTTCAGATCCACTTATATCAAGTGGGAAACCTCCTACTGAATTAAGTATAGCAACTACATTTATAAGTTGAGTTACTTGGTGACCATCGGTATCACGGATAGTAACCATAGTACCGGCAGGATCACACTCAGTAAATCCAGGAGGTATAGTACCGGTAAAGTAGATAGTAAGAATAGTTCCTTCCAATTCTGCTGAAAGAGTAAGTTCAATTCCATCACAACCTGTGGGGCAACAGTTGGCTTGTATAGCAGTGACTGCTGCTCTCAAGTCACAGATTGTTAACCACATGTTGTTAATAGAATCTGCTAGATTCTGTACTATATTAACCCAACCTGGGATAGTACCCATAACCCCACCTGTAGGTCCTAATCTTGGTGAGTTTATAAGACCGGGACATTCCTGAGAAATAGCAAAGAAGATCTCATTTGGTAATCCGGTAGCTGCCCTGAGTTCACAAAACTGAGCTTCCAGAGCTATAAGAACTTCATCTATAGGAGTATCTATCGCAGGTAATACACAGTCAGGAATCATAGTAGGAAGAACAAATACAGGTTCTGGTTCATTCTCCAGAGCTGTTATTCTTGTCTCATGATTTTCTAGTGTAGCATTTATTGTAATAATCTGAGAAACTATTGTACAAACTCTGTTTCCTATAGTTGTTACATAATCTGCAAATGCCATTGTTGTAACAGTATCCCCTTGTTCATTGACAAAATAAAAACATGATGCAATAGGGACTTCTGTGGAAGCCTCAGCAAAAGCAGGTTGAGGGGTAGGTTCTGGATCACAACAATCCTCAAGATCGCAGAGTTTGTTGATTATAATCTGGATGAGTTCTTTAAAGTTCTTGGGTTCAGGACATGCAGTTAAACAGAGTAATTCATACTCCTTAACATCCAGATAGTCCATTATTGTACATAATTCTGTAGCCAGTTTATATACAACATCTGTGATGGAGTCTCCTTTGCATAAGTCTATGCATTCAATATCAGGCCCCTCCCATATGACACAATTGGAAGAGATGGGATCACATCCGTGTTCAAATTTGTTAGTTGGCAGCATAGTGGTACAATATACAAAATTTTTTATTCTGTGACAAATTTCTCATTCAAGTTCTTATATAGCACAAGGATCTGAAGGAGAAGTATCCGGACAACATAGTCCCGGATCCCACAAAGCCTCGAGATCTACCAGTGATTTTCTTATGAAAGCCCTATCAAGATCCTCTTCACAACAAGAGTTAATGCCATACCTTAGACTTAAGACTTTTCTGTAATAGACATCTGCAAAATTAGTATTAGCTTCTATAACCTTCTCAGGATCACAGTTTTTAGGATCAAATCCCGGTTCTATAAAAGGTTTGGTAACCTGAGGTACAGGAGTAGGAGGGCAACTGTCGCAGTCATCAAAGATAAAAGGTTCTCCTGGAAGGGGTATAGCACATATACAATCCGGAGATTCTGATACAATCCAGCAAGTTTCTGAGCCCTCAAATTGTATTACCTTACCAACATATGCTCCTATATCTGTGGAGATTTTGATAGGATCTTCCTTTTCCTTACAATCAGTTAGTAGATAACACTGAGGAAAACAATCCTGGCAATTATCAAAAGACTCACTAATTATAACAGGAACAGAACCAGTACAACTTGGAGAAAGACTAACTGTCCAGCAAGTTGTATCATCTCCCTGGATCTTTACCACCTGACCTAAATACTGAGATAGGTCAGTACTTGTAACAAGAATTGGAACAGGGCTTTGGTCTTCATCACAACTTGTTAATAAATAACAAATCTGAAGTTGGGTCCAAACTGCTGTAATATAAGTATCAAAGTTAAAATCTACAGAGAATGAATTAAATCCTCCATCTGCAGTAACAAATAAAGTATCATTCCAGGAAAAGAAACCATCCAGTGGATTATAAAAATGAGCAGCTAGTCCTATTGGACCAGAGTTCGGAGGAACTGCTGTGGTCCAAATAACTGTCCAAGTAGCCCCCCCGTCTGTACTTCTTATAAAGGCTTGTCCCTGTCCGGTAGCCCAGAAATTACTCTCTCCATTCCAGGTTAAATGTAATCCCTCATTTTGGGTCCAGGTATGGACTGTGGTGAAATTAGCCCCTCCATCAACACTTCTTACTATAATTGACTGTCCACAAGCTACTATAGTTTGTTCATCTGCCGATATAAAAACCCCTAAAAGATTTCCTGAAGCAAAAGGATTTCCTCCATTTAATACAGACCATGTAACACCCCCATCTATAGTTTTCAGAAGTCTGTTATTAAAACCAACAACACCTATACTAGGATTAACCCAATGTGTACATCTTGCTGATCCTGTGACATCTATGAGACCAGTTGGTGTAGCATAAGATGCGGTTTTGTTAAAAGTTGCTCCTCCATCTATTGACTTACTGACCAAACCTCCGGTACCAACTGCAACAATGTTATTGGAATCTATTACCCATACTTCCACATACTCAAACCCAGGCTGCTCATCTATGAGAGGTAGAAGCCAGGTCTGTCCTGCATCTACAGAGTAAAATATACCAGTTGCTGGAAAAGCAGGATCTACGGGACTGATTGCAACCTGACCTACTACAAATACCTTCTCCGGTATTAGAGGATCAGTCATTACATCATGTAAATTACCACTGTAGGTAATAAACCCCCCGGGAACTATTATAGGATTAAGAGAAACACTTATATCATCCCAGGGACCTGAGAGATTGGTCTGTCTCTTAACAAGGGCATTAAGTCCTGTATAATAGGTTCTGGTTGCCATTACTTCTTTTTAACTCACTTTCTCAATTGTAGCAGTGACACTGGTAACCAGTGAATTTTGAGTAGGAGGTTTAGGAATAGCTTTTGCTCTCTTAACTCCTGCTTCATAAGATGTTATACATCTTGTACATGTCTGTTTGCCATCAGAGGCTTTTCTCTTTTGACAACCACAGGTTAGTCTGTTTCCACAATTTGGGCAAGTTCCGCTCATGGTTGGTTTTTTGTTGGTTTAACATGAGATACATAATAACTTATTTAGTCTCTTTAGAGCATAAGAATAGATATCAAGTCCTCTTTGAGGATTATGACAGAACTCTACCTGGGCTTTAGCAGCATCAAGCATTTCTCTTATAAATCTTAATTCTTTGAGTTTCTCCTTAGTTTGTGCAGGAGGATCACAACCGGCAACATCCAACGAACAAAGCACTTGTTGATATTTAGTCAGGGCCTGAGTAATTCTCAAGTGATTATACTCAACATATACAATATCATTTGGTGACACACTATATCTTACTACATATACCCCATCCGGAATACTTGCAAAGATCTGTCCACAATTGACTGTCTGGATTCCTAGATTACAGGCCGTGAGATTAATGTTGAACCCGGGGGCGAGATCTGTAACATCAGGAAGATTGATGATTTCTACTGCAGTGCTAAACCCGGGAACTGTGATATGGAGCTTTTGACAATCTATAGGAATTCTGGAATTGTATACACTCAGATCCATAATCCTAAGAACACACTTATTTAATGTGTCAGGGATCTCCAGACTTAAAACGTGATTGGCCATGAGGTTCTAGGGTATAAGAAAAAAAGAGGAGAGGAGAGAAATAACTCCCACTCTCCTCCTCTTTATGATAACTACTTAGTCTGGTGTCTGAGGTACTACCGGCTCGCAAGTTTCACAATCCTTGATCTCAAAAGGCACCTGGTTGCAACCACAAGCTTCAATCCAAGTCTGGATATCAGTCTCAAATTGAACACTTGGTGCATTTGTGATAATTTCCAGAAGATACTGGTCATTGTCAAATACACCGGTTGGGTTGTTGAACCTTGGTACAGAGTGTAGGATGAAATACCTGTAATACTGTGCAGTCCTTGTAATTACATTGAACAGATCATCTCCTTGAGTGATCTCCCTGATCCGGATATCACTGTGGAATGCATTCTGTAAGTATCTCTCTGCCAGGATGAGGTCTCTGAGAACAGTTTCTCCAAAGCCCATTCCTTGACGGCCACAGCACTCTTCAATTACACAGATTCCTTCAAAAACACAAGGATCTCCTGTATAGTCTACCATGGAAGCAAGGATTTTAACTGGCTCTTTTTCAAAGAAGTCAGTTACCTGGAACGAGCAATCTCCAAACCGGGTATCCACATAAGCTCCATAGAGAATCAGACCTGCACATGTATCTGCAGTATGAGCGGTTGTCTGGTCATAAATGTCCCAAGTCAGTGCTGCTCCTGGGGTTCCTGGAGGATAATAGATGTTGCCATCTTCTCCATAAACAACAGGGAAAATGAAGTCCTTCAGGTAAGGATCATTGATGATGAAATTTGCCCATCCAATCATCACATTTGTTGAGTTCACAACAGAAGGTGTTCCATCTACTGGGCAACATCCTGTATAGAAATCAATTGTGCGATAATCCTGGTGGTTTAAAAACCTTAGTGCAGGAGAACCTTTTACATCAATTCTGAGGTAATAGGTCTGATCGCAAAGGAATTCAAAACAACACTTTGGATCAGAAGGACTCAGTCCGGATGTATAGGGAGTATTCCCTATGTTGATCACAATGTTCTGTGGTAAGCAAGGATCTACCCTGTAGAAAGCCCTTACATACTTTGGGTTAATCATCTTGGACTTGTTAGTCTCTTGATAACCTCCATGAAAAGGACCAATTTTGTCATTGGCATAGAGAGCTGTGCTCACTAAGAGCAAAGGCTGACCACCAGTTAAAGCAGCAGAGGCTGCATTTACTGATTGGTAATTGGTAGGATCTACCAGACCAAATACCCCAATACCTAAGGCATTGGGAGCAGCAGTGTCAATGAAATCCACAGTAGGGACTCCAGAGTCAAGGAGATACCCCTCGTCAACACCCTTGCTGACACCGGGGACAGATGCTTGACTGGCATGAGTGCCAATAAAGATCTTCTTAAAGGCATGATTAAAATAAGCCATGTTTTTTAGGTTTTAGATTATACAAACAGTTAATTATTCACTAATATACAAAATCTTACTATCTTCTGCAAGAGATTAGTTGTTTTTCTCAGTATTTTGTTGTTCCCTGGCATATTGATTCATAGATTCTATGTCTCCCGCAAGGACTGATACGGCCTCATCTATCATAAGTTCCACGATATCATCCTTAAACTCGGACTCAACATCTACTAGAGGAACAGTATTTGTAAAAGGGTCCGTGCATCCAGTGATCTGAATTCGGACAGGTTGTCTATAATACACAAGAGAAGGAGAACTTATAGTAAACTTCCCATCAGTATGTATAAAGATCTTCCCATCTTTCATAGTAGCAAATGTCTCGGCCCACTCAAAACTTGGTTGCTTCTCCTTGTCTCTAAGAAGAATATCCAGGTTTCCTTCCTCTGCCAGATATATCACCATTCTTCTGGGTGTCTCACAACAATCATCTGTAGCCTGGGCAGAAACTCTCTTCCACTGAAGATAATCATTCGGGATATTGGCTTCATGGAAAAGCTTCTTGGTAGTTCCTCCAAGAGCCGCTCCAAGCAAAAGAACTTGTAAATCATCTATCCTTCTTGTGGACTGCTCATCCCCCTCCTTAAAGATATTCTGGCCATGTAACTGCCGTCTACACCACTCTACCTGAGCTTTGTTGAAGGCTTCAACCATCTGCCAACAAGTAAGATTATCATAATCTTGACTGTCCAATTTATTTAATCTCTCTTTTATCTTGAGCTGTAATATGGTATTATTCATTTTACTTATTCAAGTAATTTATACAATTTGATAGTATTTCTGTACTGTCTGATACAAACCCCAATACACTATTGCACTTCCCACATAACAACCCTCTTACTTTTCCAGTCTTATGACAATGATCTACAGAAAATCTCTTTCTCCACTTCTTCTCTGAAATCTTGCATATACCACAACTTTGATTTTGATCCTTCAACATCCGATCATACTCTTCTATTGTAATCCCAAAATTTCTCTTGTATGTATAGTTTCTGGTACGAGTTAATATCTTATCCCTGTTTTCTATGTAGTACTTCCTTAGTCTAACTTTACTACCCTCTCTGTACTTCTTATTATAACTGCTTCTTTTTTTCTTAAAGTCAGGACTTTCCTTAACTACCTGCATCTTTTCTTTAATGTACTCTTTGTTTTTTTCATACCACCTTCTGGAGTTTTGTTTTATTAACTCTGGGTGAAGAAGAGCATATTTCTTACTTTGATTATCTATCTTCTCCTTATTATTCCTATAATATGCTTTTCTAGTCTCCTTATAGTTTTTTATTTCTACCAATTTACTCATTCCAGAATTTCTCTACATCACTTGTGAGTTTTGCTAACTCCTTCTCATTCAAGGGGTTCTTTAAAAACTCTGTAAGTTCTGATGGGTTTCTTCCCATCATAGTGCTAGAAGCCAAATGGTAAATCATACCATCTCCTTTCAGATGGACTAGCTTCAGATAAGTTGAATCCTTAATAATTGCACGGATCTTCAAGGTTTCCATATCCATCTTTGTTGCTTCCAGGAAGGTATTTATAGCTCTTGTCTTACTTTTCTCAGCACCTTCTCCTCTGATGTACCTATCTAAATTTTCATAGATAACATCGTTTGGAGTCCTTCTTTTGTATTGAATACTATTAGCATCTACTACTTTGGCAATGTAGAAAAGCTTACTCATATTCTTAGCAAAGAGCTTCTCAAGTTCTGCAACTGCACTATTCCTGAGTTTTGTGATCTCCATTCTGGTTGAGATGGTAGCCTCTAATTTGTCTAAGTAAAACTTAGGGGGTACTGCTTTTTTCCGAGCTTCGTCATAGCTCTTGGAGATCATATCAAATCCTCCTACTTCAATAGCACATAGTTTAATTCGGTCATACGGACTCTTTACAGGATCCAGAAAAACCGGTTCATTACCACATCTCATATTGATCTTATCCCAGAACTCAGAATTATCTGGTCTGAGGAGTTTTACCTTATTCCAGAATTCTTTGTCTTCTACATCCAGGATGTTGGCAGCAAGTTCTTTCTCAAGTTCTGCAACCATCTCTCTGATCTGTCTGCTTTTGGCTTCTCTTTGTTCTTTGGGAAGGAGCTTAATCTCTGGTGCAAACTCATTCAGACCTGTGACATACCTCTTTACCCCATTCATCTCAATGCATGCAAGATATTCTTCATGCAGGACCCCATCATACAGGGCCATTTTATACTTTTCAAGTCCCATGTTGTGAATTGCTTCATCAACATAGGGTCTCACCGCAATGGTCGTAGCCTTTAGGGTGGGTGTTTCTACAATTGTTACACTCATATTTGTTGGTTTTTGGTTGGTTTATCTTATAGATCTATATTGCAGGTCTCTTGATAAATTTATAATGTAATTTACCTGTCACTGGGGTTGCAGCCACTCCTGTTAATTGTACTTCAAAGCTCTGTGTTCCTATATTTACTCCTGTTGCCTGGGTAACTCCAAAGTCATTACCGTTGACGTTACCTATACCAAGTTCTATATCTCCTGTGAAATTTGGTCTGAGTATTGTTGTCTCTACTAAAGCTTGAGATCCTATTGATAAGTCATCATTTGCTACCATATTTTGTAGAGAGACTACAGCCATTTCATTTTCCTCTAAAGATACAGAGAAGATAACCCTAGGGGTATCATCATCAAAACTATATTCAATGATGCCCTCACCTTGAACTGGTCCTTTTCTATCATTTGATGCAAATGCCATAGTAAATGTTTTATTCTATTAATGAATCAATTATCTCAATTCCTGTAGGGAGTAGATTTGTTACATCAGCATGTAATCCCCTATTTGTGTACATTGCTTTTCCTACATATGTTGTAAGAGCTGCTGTAAAAATACTAAATGTGTTTAGATTAGCAGGATTTACAAGTAAAGTAGTCCCGGAACAAATGAATGTAGAATTTCCTCCTCCAAGATTTATAGTATGAGCATTGTCCTCATTAAGAAGATTTTGAATTGTACAGTTATAAGTGTATAACGTGGTGTCAGTATCACCGATAGTTATAACAGAACGGCCCGGACCAACAAGAGGTGCAGTATCTACTATCACATCCTTAAGTATTCTTAAAGTGATCTGATCCACACTTGCTGTTATAGTTCCATATCCTGTTATAAAAGCATTGGAGATTACCTCTATATTTGAAGTAGAAATCTCTATTGATCCAAAATTCGGATCATCAGAATGAATGGATCCATTGACTATAAGTTTACCAGCCCCTCCTAAATCGTTGGATACCAAAACTCCTCTTCCTGATCCAAAGGTTATTCTGCCATTCACTTCCATGTATCCTCCGTCAACCATCTCAATAACATTGGCAAAAGCCTCGGTATTAGTCATCTCATCTACTGTTGTATATACTCTACAAGCTGTAGTATTTGCCGAGATCCTTACCAAGGGTCCACTGTTAGGGGTTGACCGATATAATTTTTTTGCATTGAGATGTATTACAGAAGCCCCTCCAGCAGTATCCTCGGCCCATACAAAAGGTTCATTGTTATTAGCACCTGCATGTTCTCCTTCAGTAAAAGATAGAAATACTATTCCACTATTGGTGGCATAGAACCCATTATCCCCAGCAGTTATCTTTGTCTTCTTTGAAGTAAAATAAACTGTGTTGATAGCCGAATTCCCAACAAAACAGATATAACTGTTTGATATGAACTCTCCCCAGCCTGATACAGAGAAGGTCTCTCCACCGACAAGAGCCAGATCAGTAAATGTAGCAGTCCCTGTAGCATTGCTGGAAACAGCTCCATCCATGAATAGATAATTTCTTCCAGGCTGTCCTAGTAAAGCATTATCTACACCAGAGTATGTTCCAGGACCCATAATAAGAGTATCTCCTGCAACTGAAACTGCTTCTGCTGCCTTCATAGATTTGAAAGGCCTGTCAAATCTATGAGTAAGCCCTGTAGCATCATTGCCGAATACCGGGTCTACATGAACCGCATTTCTGGGAAGTGCCGGAGCTGCTGCAACTGCTATGAGAGGGCTACCAATAGTACCATCCCCGATAATTGTCAACTGATCTGCTACTACCGGAAAGGGATCCGTCTCAAGTTTCTTAATAAGAGCCCGGAAATGACCAAGCCTTATTAGATACATAGCTTCCTCATTAAAGATGAAAGGATCATCAGACTGGGGCCGGAGCTTGGTTATATCAGGAGGGGTGAAATGTGACATAGTAAATCTAGTTAAGTATTGTCCAGTCTGTTGAAGCTGCTGTGCCGGTAGCTACATAAAGCTTTTTGTTTAGGGTATCTGTATAGAAAAATCCTATCTTTTTAGGAGTAGATGTGGGTGCTCCTTCCCCATCAGAGAAGATGGCATTAAGATGCCCAAACTTGGCTAGTGACATATCCTCATCCTTTTGTAAGAAAGGATCAGGAGATTGAGGTTTGAATGTGTCCATTTTACAAATATTTTTTGGTTGTAGAAACTGGGACCCAGTATATCCGGATCCCAGTTATTGTTTCTAAGTCTAATCTAACTATCTGATAATCAGATAGTTTTAGAACGAACCACCAGTGATTGGGTTCCTCATTACAATCTTCAACACCTTAGTTGGGTCCTTTACCCAGATAGCAGGCATTGTCTGAGTCATCATCACACGGTAACCATTGAACTGTCCAGATGACTGAAATCCTTGGGTAGAGCCTTTATAATCCATAGTTCCATTTTGATAGAACCACTTCAGGGCATTATCCCAGGAGAGTTTCAGTAAGAAGATGTTGTCATTGGTATTCTCAGTGATGTCAAAGATAATGAAGCTATAAGATGATAATGGGAATCCATCTATGATGGGGTTCTCAATATCATTGGTGTGTACATTATCAAAGGCAGGATTCAGTACAAACTGCACGTTTGCCAGGAATGGGATGATGTAGCTTGTATAGGAGAATCCAAATCCAAGGTTCATTCCCTTGTTAGTGATTGCCCCAATATCTGCTGCCTGGATAACCAGACCGGAGTTTACTGCTTCTCTCTTGATGGCCTCATTCACCAACCTCATTCCTCCCATGCCTGTTTGTACAACCAATTGTCTCTTAGGATCGGGTCCTTTGAACTCAATCTTGCCATTGTAAAAATTGAAGATTTCTGCACGGAAAAGTTCTAAGCTGAACCCAGATTTATTGTAGATCCTCTTGAAAGAGTTATCTAACTGTTTCCATAGACCTACAGATAGGCGCATGTCATCTGGACCATCTTGTTTGATCCTTCCACCATGTCCCCACATTAAGTAGGTTTCGATGTCCATTGCTACCTTGGTCAGGTGCTTAGCCTCCATCTGAGTTAAGAAACTGCGACCAAGACTACCATTTTTCATAGCATTCTTGACTGCACCAGGCCCCATTTTCTTCACCATATCTTCCAGGGAAGTAATGGATGGATCCATGGTTTTGTCAAAGTTTCTCCAGATCTCAGTTACAGGTACCGTACCATCTGCATTAAGTCCTCCTTTGATCATAAGATCTGCACGAGAAGATATACTATAGTGCACGTGTGCTTCTGCTCCACCTACAAAATTGTAGTATTCACGGAAACCTGCACCAGTCTGAATATCAGAGAACCTCTCACCATACTCTCCACGAGCAGAGCCCTTACGGAAGAATTTGGTTCCACAAGCCAAGTACTTGTTGTCCAGAAACTTGTAGTTGTCATTGTTTACTAACTGAACTGTGTAGATGAAGCCATCACCCATGGGCAGGATATCATCTGCAGTAACATAGAGCTCACAACCATTATACTTGTCATAAGTGATGATATCCCCATGACCAAACTCACGAGTGTTGAGTTTTATCTTCCAGGTTGTACCATCCTGACCTTTGGTTGTGTTTGTAGGCTCGATGTCCTCAATTATGTAAGGAAGATCCTGAGAAACAGGAGTCTGCCATTTATACTCACCACGGGCATTTTGGACCATGATGACATTTTTCCCACCAAAACTGGATAGTTGATAAAGAGGCATTTCAACTTTTTGAGCCATGGCCCAGATGTCAACTGGTCCTAAGTCCATAGGTTCTGCATTCTTCAACATATTCACCAGGTGATAGGAGTCAATATGGGAAGATGCCTGATAGCTTGTATCACGCATGAAAATCCCATTATTCAGTACCGGAGTTGCCATTTTCTTGTTTTTTTAGTTGTTTATATTAATTATTTATTGTTCTTCCATCTTATTCTTCCTGTTTCCCATCCTTCTGGTACAGGAGTACTCTTGAATATTAGAGTTGAGTTCTCTCCATTATTTATCCAGGTTTTTCCTGAATGTGATAAATTTCCTACATGTCCTAAACTCATCTTTTCTCTAACTTCTTGGTTCCAAATTCTTCCCTTGTTTGGTCCTATTTTTCCCTTTCTTGCTACAGAAATCTTGTCCTTCTGTTCTTTAGTCCAAACCCTTCCTAAGTTTATCTTGTTTCCAAGCCATCTGATTCTTAATCTTTCTTTCTTTTCCTCAGGCATTTTCCACCCTGAATGATTTTCTCCACCTACTTGGAAATTTACAAGAGTTCCTGTATTATCTGACTTTCTGCCATACAAGGCAATGAACTCTTTTTCTTTTTCTGCTGCTGTTATAAAGTCTACATCCATCATCAAGATTTGTACCTGGAATTTGCCTTGATTCTTGTTAACAATTCTATTCCAAAGATTTGTTCTGCTTCTAGTTTCCCAGGCTCTCTTTGTCCTAGACTTTCCTAATCCTATGTAAAAAACCTCATTTTTGTCTGGTCTAATGTGTCGGTAAATATAGTAACTCATTATCTCTTGAAAAAATTACCAGGTCTTGCAATCTTCCCGGTTCTTTTATTGTTTTCTCCCTCTTCTTGTCCATTTCCTCCTGAATTTCTTCTTCCCTCCTCGGACTTAAGTTGTCTTACGGTTTTCTCAGTAGCAAGTTTTGTTCCTGCTTCTTTGATTTTAGCCTTGTATCCATCAGGATCTGCAAGTAACCACAAAGCTTCTGCAATTAATCCATGATTTGGTTCAACCCACTGATACTTCTCTAGAAGATGACCTAGCATATTTGTAGGTCTTCCCGAAGCAGAAGGATAATTGGGCTGTACAAGTCCTGCATATAACATACCTTGTGTTTTCTTATCAAGTTTAATACCATTCAAATCCCCTGGTTCCAGAACACTATATACATTATCTGTATATTTCTGTGCAGCCTCGGCTCTTTGCTTTCTCTTTCCCTCTTCTATTGCAAGTTTCCTACCTACAACATCCTCTTTCATCTTGTCCAACTTTGGTTTAAACTGTTGGGCTTTCTGAGCAAGCTTTTTAAGATCTTTCCAGGAACTTATTTCCTCATCAATTTCTTCTTCAGATCCAAAGTTGGTAGATTTCAAGTATTGTCTTGCAATCTTCTCTTGATCTGGTTCATTCGTTGGGTCCAATTCTTGGACTTCCTGAACTTCTGCAAGAGCTCTGAAAAGACCTTTCATGTCTCTTCCTCCGTCTGCCACATATTTAGCAGCATATTGGAGTTCTTCTGGCAATGAATCGAAGAGATCTGCAGAAACTTCTTCTCTGAGAGTCTTCTCTTTTTCCTGGAAGTTAGCATCTACAAGTTCATAATAATCTTTGATCGTGTAGTCCTTCAGAGCTTTCTCATCATCAAAAGGCATCAGAGCTTTCTTCTCTATAAGTTTTGAAAAGAATCCTTCAAGAGTAGGCTTATCGAATTTGATCTTACCGGCTCCTTCCTCATCATCATCATCCTTGGTCTGTGCCACAACTCCTGCAGCAGTAACCTCTGCATCTTCTTCTTTTCCTGTACCGGTGGTAGAAGTTGCTCCTTCTTCCTCATTGTCTTCTTTCCCCTCTTCTTCTTTACCAGTTGTGTCAAGGAACTTCATATCTGCTTTTGGACCAGAAGAAAAGAAACTAGGCTTCTCATCTTTCTTTTCTGGAACCATTACACTCTCTGCTCCAGGTTGTCCAAACTCTTTATCCAGGTCTACTTCAACCTGGGTAACTGTGGTTGATTCTGTACTCATATTGTTGGTTTGTTGGTTTCAATACTGTAATATACACAAAAATACGGGATTAAACCTCACAAGTTTGACTTAGCTATACAAAAAGTGCAGTATTTGGCTAAGATTTTTTCTTCTTATTATTCTTACTCTCCTTAAGTTTATTCCGGGCCTGGATTTCTGCACTCGTCTGATTTTCCCGGGCTATTTGTACATCCATATCTTTCATCTGCAAACCTGCAGAAATCTTCTCTCTCTCGACTTGTAACTTGTCCTTAACTTCCTGTGCTTTCTGAGTACTCTTCTCTCTCTGTAAACCAATCTGTTCCTGGTATTCTTCTGAGCCTTTTATCTGAGAAAGAGCATCCAGATAGTCACTGGTCTGATTTTCATTTATATCCTGCATAGCTCCATAACCGGCAGCCCTGATCTCAGCAACCAATAGGTCCTTCCTTCTATTCTTCTCTGCTTCAGAAGCTTCATGATCTCTCTCCAGCACTTTCTCTTTTTCTGCAGCTTGGATTTCCATCTGTTTGAGCTTCTCAGCAGATTCCCTATCAGCTCTAATCCGGGACTCTGTTTTAAACTCAGATTCCTTAAGCACATTGTTAATCTCAGAAAGAGAGGTCCCCTGCATGATTTTACCAAGGTCATATATGGAAGCCCCTGTTGTATTGTTATTCATCATGAGTCTTTTGAGCTCTTCCATTACTGCCCTATGATTAGTGCGAGTAGTAGAAAAGATATTAAGATCCCGGAGTAAGAGCTCCTTGCCGTTTATCTCAAAGTTCATCTTCTCGTCTGCAGAAGTTATATACTGAAGTCTTAAGGAAGGTTTATATGAATTATAGAACTGTGCCAGGTCAGTTCTCATTTGGTGTACTCTAGGCATCAAATAATCTGAATGCTGAATGAAGTACATTTCTGTCTGAGCATAAGATCCGGCTACAGCCTGTTCTATTCCTTTGGCTGTATCTGTCTGACCAATCTGTTGACCTAGTCTCTGAGGTGTAATGCCTATATTTTCAAATGCTTGTGTCTTGAAGTAATTTGCAAGTTGTACCCGGGACAATAGTCGGTTTGTTTGTTCCAGGTCAAGTTTTTGAAAATGCTGGAAGTTCGTAGCATTTTCTGTATTTGTGATACTTGTATCTAAGGGAAGCATCTGAAAGTTCTTCATTGCCACATAAGCCTTAGCAAAATTGTGCTTACCCCAATCCTCTCCCATAGAATGTCTGGGAAGAGCATTCTGATCAAGAACTATCACAGTACCTAGTTCATCAACAAGAATATCTGCTATCTGGTTATTTACAATATTATATCCTATCTGAAAAGGCTTCATTAAATCTACAAGTGCTGTAGACTGTGTATTTCTATCAGAGAATACAGCCCCCTCTACAGGAAGTTTGCATCCATAAAGAGTATTATCTCCCTTGAACTGAAACCGGATCCTACCCGGTTTGTTTTGTTGTATGCCTATGTACATGGGATTTATTCCTCCTGCATTGTTCATCCCCCATAGACTTGGGAAATTAGGACCAATCTTTACTACTCCAAGAACCTCATTTATCCATATCCAGTCTATGTGCTCTCCAAACACTATATTATCCCTGGTTTTGTTCTTGAATAGTGATGTATCATATATAGGTTTATCGGTAACCTTGTAAGTCTCATCTACTATATCAGTAATAACTTCTCCTGCTTCTGTCACTTTGGTTAAGTGACCCAGCTTTCTTTGGGATTTCCAGTAACAGGTACTTACCCTAAGCAAATAGGTAGATCCAAGATCAGAAAAATCCTCAGATTGGTTTAGAATTAGGTTTACAATATCTCCCCCATTACTCAGATGGTCACCAAATACAGAAGTGAATTGCCTATAGGCCAGAGATGGCATGTTTGTATTCCACTCATGAGATTTAGTTGCATCATAGTAAGATCCATCATTTTGCATACCTCCTATGGTATAAGCAGCAGCTCTGGTAGGATATATGGCCTCCAAAGACTCGAGTTGTTCCTCTGTCATAAGATAACCATACTTGTCTATCACATCTGCTATAGACATCATGTCTATCTTGCCAACATAATTTCCTTGAGATATATATCTTATGTCGGGAGATTTGTGATAGAAAGTCAAAAGCGGATTCCAAAGTTCAATGTCATAATCATCTTCCATCATATGGAAGTGCCAGAATTCCCGGTCACCAATTAAAGAGTCTCTGAAGGCTCTTTCTTCCAGCTCATCCATCTTAAACCTCTCCTCATCGACCTCGTGCTGGTGGCTGGCCCATTGTTCAACTAAACTTCTGTAACTTTTTCTGAAGAATCCTTCTATTTCAGGAAGAGACTTTAAAGCTTGAGGTTGCATAATCTGTTGAGCCTCAGGAGATTCTGGATCATATCCTGCAGAGATGAGATTAGTCATGAGCTTTCTCTGAGCTTCATCCAGAAGATTCTTCTCAATCTGAGACCTCTTCTGCTCCATGAGTTCATTATAAGAGTAATCATCTACGGCTCTGTATGTGACCTTACTATTTCTCTTAGCAAACTCTGCTGTCAGAACATTTATAACATTGGGTATGATGGGATAGAACTTAAGTTCCAGGGCCCCTTGATCGGCCTCAGTAAGAGCCTCTACTATATCTCGGTACTCATTATCCTCCTCAACTATATAATCAGTCTTATCTATAACTCCCTTGGCAAGTTTATAGTTCTTGAGTAATCTCCTGGCATTTCTCTGTAACTGCTTGATTCCCTGCCATTCTAACCAATCTGCGTTGTGACAAAACCAATCCTCATCTTTTTCTTCTCTGGGGAGAAACTGAAGTGGTTGGGTAAGAGTGCCCATATAATTATGTTTGGCTTTCTTACCTTTTTTGAGGTCCATGGCCGACAATACTTCCATCTATTTCAGATTTTTATAAGGTGATCTTGGTGGTCTCATGCTACTTCTGTGATTTCCTTTTCCTATATGTCTAAAAGGACTCGGGGTCAATTTACGGAAATTATCTGATTTGTGCAAATTCTGAGTATCCTCTACCCTCTTAATGTACCCCCGGTTGGACTGTTGTATCCTAACAAAGGCCACCAGGGCAGCAAAGGAAACTAGTCTGTCCACGTTCAGTCCTTCTACATAGGAAAGCATCTCCTTTATAAGCATAGGATCTGGTATTCTTTCTACTCCATATTTTATACGGACAATTTCCCCATCTGGTTTGGTTTCAATATCTAACTGCTCTCTGATATATTCTATAGCATAACTCAACAAATGAGTTTTGAATAGAGTACCGGTATTCTTCCATCCGTACTCCTGATAGACATTGTTATTTGCACCCAAGTCTTTCAAGAACAGGATCTGGTCTTTGGGTACCAGGTATCTTTGTCTTCTCTTAGAGATCATATACTGAATAAATAGAGAGATGTTGTTCTCCACAACAGCCCAGGCATTATACCACTCAAGAATCATAGAAAGTCTCTCATGGGTAATATTAATATCATCAAATCTCCCACACCAGGAAGCCACTAGCTTCTCATGTTCTATATGGGTTTTAGTCTCGGCAGTATCTATCTTGGTAACCTCTACTGCATTCTTCAGAATTTGTATTGAACAGAGAGAATCTGATGTTGTAGTCTTTCCCTCCCCAATTGGATCTATACTGGCATAATACATACCAAATTGAGGATTATTTACCGGTCTTTCCCATACAACAAGCACCCCCTCTTTGTTATCAGAAACCTTTGATAAGGGAAATTCTGATATTGGAAGTTTGCTGCTTTCTATAGCTTCGAGAGGACCTGTCTCACTTCTTCTAAGTTCTAGAAACTCATACGAATATTCCTTGTCTTGTATTCTTCTTTGTTGAGCAAGAAGAATATGGGCAGGGAAAGGAGAAGTCTTTCTGAATGCAAAAGCCTCCTCTAGATTTCTGGGATGTTGTGAGACTTTTAACTGGTACTGTTCTGGAGATAGATCTTTCTTCCACTGAGCAAATTGAATATCCAGAGATCTGAGAGCTTCTTCCACATCAGAGTTTCCGAACTGATCTATATAAGGCGGTCTGGACCATTGTTCCGGAATGAAAAGACCGGTTCTGCCTGGAGTAAGTTTATCATCAATAAGTGTACTGTCTACTGCATAAATATCATTGGCATCCGGATACAATACCAGATTCTTCAAGGGGAGACATTGATCCAAATCACCTACCGAACCTGCTGCTATAAATATCCCTGTGGTTATATCACCATCTTTCATAGCAGGACCTATGTATCCATAAGTGATATCCATCTTAGGTGCAATACCAGATTCCTCATGGAAGAAAACTTTGCAGGCTCCACCAACCCCCGTTGCAGGATCCTTTTCAAAAGACATTCCTTGAATAGTTCCCTTCTCTCCTACCTCTGTATCCCGGGCCCCTTTTCTTACCTTAATTACCTGCTTCCAACTTAGAGGTTTCCCCGGGTTCATAGGCCTATACCATGCAGTATGCTCATTGAGAAAAGCTTTGTATTCATCAAGAAATTTCCAAGTGCCCTTCTCATTTATATAATCCTTTAGAGAAGCTCCCATCTTTAGAGAAACCCCTTCCTCAAACCATATCTGGTTTACTAGTTTTGCACAATGAAAATAAGATATTGCACATTGCCTCTTCTTAACTATAGCAGCATGCTTGTAGTGAAGCTCTGCTAATAATTCATAAAGAGCCAGATGATACTGGACATCTCTTATTCCAGGAAAGTCAAACTTGTTGTTAGCCTTGTCATAAATCTTCAGGAAGTTAATCCACATGTAGTAATCCCTGGGAATATACCAGGTTTCTTTACCACTTTTGAATATTGCTCCCTTTCTGCATTTGCTCTTCTGATCATCCCAATAATTCTTATAATCCCGGGTATCCTTTGGAGAAGCACAGAAAAATCCTTGTTTTCTAAAAACATGAGCTTGAGAATTGAACTCTAAAGAAGTCTCATCAAACTTATATTTACCGGGTTCTTTAAAAAGAGGTATGCAAAAGTCTTTGAAGTGATCTCTTGTTGGAAAAGATGTAGAAGTCCACTTTCCAGATTCCCAAGTAGGGATAGTTATGAAAGGTTCGGCATTCATTTCTGATCATACGATAGCCTCTGCTGTCCTCGTACTTCAGTCTTCTGTTCCTCAGCAAGGTCTCTCTCGGCACTTTTATAAGTCATCCTCATCTCAGTAAGATCTTTCATAGCTCTTAAAATAAAAGCACCATTACCATCTTTACTATTGCCATTAATTGTAGTATCTCTTAAGTAAGTATTTATCTTATCCAGCATTGATTTAGCTCCCAGAAAAGATCTATAGGTAGGAGTGGTATACAAATCATCACATAACTTAAGGGCTTCTTCTAGAAGTTCTTCATCTGTCGAGAAGTCTGCTTGGATCTGTTGTAGAATGACTTCTTCTTTCTCATTCTCGGGATAATTGAAAAAGGGATTCAAATCAGGATCCGGACAAGTCATATAGAAAAGATACTGATACATTTTTAGATGGTGTTCGGGAAACTTATCCATAATATCTTTCAAGAACCTCAAAGTGTAGCAATGCTCCGTGGGAACTACTTTATCATTCTGTATATCAAATAATCTGACTATCATGCTATCAATTTCTTAGGTTTAATTTTATCCCGGTTCTCATGAAGCCATTTTATCATCTGCCTTACCTCATCCTTATAGTAAGGAAGTTCATAAGGAATTACCTGTTTTACTATAGGACTTCCTTCTGAATCTAATCTGGTAACCGGATTACCAAATTTATCCTTACCGTTCTCCTCAAATGTGACATGGTGAAGAACAAGTTTCCCAGGAATAAACCAGGGATTGTGCTTCATTATCATAAACATATAAAGACTAAGTTGAAGAGCATAGTGCTGATAATTGCAGTCTTCAATATGAGAGAATGGAGGAAGCATCTTCTGAGAAATCCCTTCCCAGTCTCTGTAGCTTTCAGTCTTTATCTCCTTATTTGTCTTGTAGTCGTAGATGTGTACATGGTTCTTTACTACCTCTACCCTATCGGCCTGTCCACAAATACCTGCAGACTTTAAGTATACAAAATGTTCTGGGTAAAGGGCCTGAATAAGTTTCTGATCCGGAGCATATTTTATACCATCCTTAATTATAGGTTTTATTATAGATAAGACTTCCCCATCTCTTTCTATAGTTTCATGATTCGTTATATCCAGTTCTCTTTGTTCATGATACCAGGTTCCCAGATCTATTGCTCTTTTTGTTTCTTTGTTCCAAATCTTTTTTATCTCCTCTGGAGGTATCCCATGCCACTTTGATCTACTGTTCTGAGAGGACTTCAAAGCGGTCTTATCCGGATCAAAGGGTTTTTTAAAATGAGATACTAATGTAGTAGCCCCTATCCAGGTTATATTATTGGAAGGGTCCAGACTCTCATAGATGTGATTCTCTGCCTTAAAGATAACGGCCATACTATTCTGGTTTTATTCCTAACCTCTCATTTAGAATATCTTCTTCTCTCTGTGTAAGCACAGGATACCATCTTTTATCATCACATCCTGAGGAAAGAGACCTGGTCTTTAAATGGAGAGAACATCCGCATAACTTGCAACAAGGATTAGTACCGGGAACCTGACAGGATTCTCCTTTCTTATCGAGATGTTCACAAACCTTACACATCCCCAGTCTACCCTCTGCCACAAGTTCTATATGTTCCTTAGTGAAGAGAGAGTTCTTAATCCCTTCCAGGATCTTCTCCCGGTTTTGCCATATCTTTTTTAGGTCCATATCTTTTCTCTTTATGTAGTTCTCTTCTTTTGAATTCTTGTTGATAAAGTTCCAAAGTCCTGTTTACATCATCAAGTATCTTCTGTTGTCTCTTTTTTATAGCATGACCTGAAAAAGTAGTAATGCTCTGATTTGTAATCATCTTCTCATACTTCATCTTTATATCTTCTAGTTTCTTGTATCTTACCTGGAAGGTACCAAAACTAGGAATGTTTATCCGGATATGCCTTAGATCAGAAAGGGCTTTTCTAAGGTCTTCCCACCAGAAATCTACTACATTTCTTACAAAAGATTCCTCAAGATCCAAATCCTTTGCTACCTCTGGAATGAACTCCTTAGTTTTCTTTGGTATCAAGACTTGCTATCTTTAGATCTAACATTACATTACCTGTTGCCTGAACTTTGAACTCTGGATTGATGTATATCTTCTTGCGATTTCTTCCTTGTTTTATAACAAGACTTCTTTTCTCTGCCTTTGCCAGTCTGTTCCGGACAGTCTGGGGATCTGTAAATATACCTTTATCTGAGGCCAGAATACAGAATTTGGAAAGCTCTGATTCTCCTACACAAGCAAGAAGGGTTAAAAGATCAAGGTCTGAGTCAATTACACAAAGTTTGTTCAAATAACAATAGTGCATGATTTGATACCTGACAATGTCCCATAAGGGCATTCTCATCCTCTTTTGTACAAGATTTACAATTGCCATGTTGGTTTATTATGACTGACGTACTATAACTTTTCCCACTGCCTTATGGCAGATACTATACTATTTACCACCTTGCCCTTCCATTCATCTGTGAGCATCTTAGTAGCTTCTTCTTTGTTTGTATGAAATCCAAACTCTCCTAAAATGGCAGGCATAATGGTCTCTTTAAGGACATAAAAGTTTTCTTCCTTGTCCTCATCTGAATCTGTGGTATCCTTTCTCCACCTTACTGTAGATCCAAAGTTCCTCTCTAGTTCATCTATAACCAGAGAAGCAAAGATATCAGACTTAGTCTGTCCCGGTGATGTATACACAGATATACCACTTGCTTGATGCCAGGATATCCCATCCCCAGCAGCATCCGAATGGATAGAGATATAGATAGAACTTTTCTCCCGGTGCAGACTGTTGGCTTTAGAAACCCTTTTGCTAAGAGAAACATCATCATTGGACCCATTGGTAATATCCAGGGCATCAATTCCCTCAGATTTACAAACAGTTAAGAGCCTTTTAACTATTTCTCTATTGTTGACCCCTTCATATAGAACTGACCCATTATCAAATTTAGGACTTCTCTTGCCTGGTGTTACATACTTACCATTGATAAGACCACCATGCCCTGGATCAAATATAAAAAGGTACTTACTCATTTCTCTTCCTTTTTTAAAGTTCTTACTGGAGTTTCTGCTCCTGATTTGGTAGGTTGATTCCCTTGTAACTGAGCTTGCTGAATAGTCATATGCATTCTTCTTACTCTTGCTTCCTGAATATCAGCAAGCAGGGTTTCATACTTACTCTGCTTTTCTAAAAATGGGATGTTTTCCTCATAGAATTTTCCCATGAGTTCTCTGTGTTCTTTAATCTGTTCAGGAGTGGGTTGGGGGTCAGATGCTTTGGTTTCTTCCATGTTGGTTTAAGGTTTAAATTTCTGATGCTAAGATACATCAAAAGTTTAACCCTACAAAGTTTACTTGAAGATAATTGAGAAGATGATAGATAATCTCTTGATACAGAGATTAATAAAGTTAGGACTTCTTTCTAAACCTGGAAGTCTTCTTGAGAAAGTGATCTTTGGGTTCGGACAAGTTGAGTAGATAGGGGAGGGTGTTATTCATGTTCAAGTTTCTTCCAGATCAGATCAATCTCCTTACGGTGCTGGTTATGCTGTTCCATCAAAATAATAATCTGTCTGTCCCTCTCGGCAAATTCATCTGAAAGTTTCTTGAAGGCATCTCGCAGACTGTTTATTGCTACAAGAGCAGAACTCTCTTTTAGGTCAGCAATATTCTTGTCTTTGCCGTTTACATATCGTAATACAGCCCAGATGAATGTAGCAAGGCCAATTACCCCAGCAACGGCCTCCCATGTGATTGTAACTGTGAATAGTAGCATAGTTATGGTTTTATAAATGACCGGCGTATCTTATCTTCGTCTGTTAGTATTTGGGCTGTTATAATTACTTAGTAGTTGCAAATGCTACTGTGATAGATGTAAGCCCTTCTGGATTTATTGTTCCAGAAAATTAAACTTGTACATCAATAGTCATACTTCCTGCAGTTACAGTATAAGCAATTGCAGCAAGAGTAGCACCAGGATTTGTAACCTCAAAGGGATAAGAAGTATTTGGATTTCTCGCAACTCCTAATATAGTGCCAGCAAAAGTTGCATCGGTAGTAAATATTACTGCTTTTTTCCCGGCTGTCACAGGAGAACCAGTACTATCTGTTGCAATAGAAGCAGTAGGGGTTTCTGTACCTGATGCAAATGCCGGCAAAGGCACGTCTGTTGCTAATGATACTCTTATAACATTTGCTGCATCTACCCCTGTTCCTCCTGCAACACCTACTTGTCCTACAATAAGATTCACCTTTGCCCGGTCACTTTCATCCCAATCATCTAATACACTAAGAGAAATGTTTGCTGTGCTTAACTTGTCAATAACCCCTCCTACTCCATTTATGCCTGCATCAATAGCAGTAACCTCTGTTAGAATAGAAACTGTATTACCATCAAGAGAAGCAAGAAAGAAATTTGTACCCCCAACCCCGGTTATTCCAGAGAGGATAGCCGCAGAGTCAGACTCGATATTATTGAGGGAAGTATCTATTGTGGTGAGTAAGGCATTGGATGCAGCAATCAGGGCCTCCAGGGTATCGGTGTTAAGATTGATCTGGTCTGCATCAATCTCGATATTATCTACACTAATATCTATATTCTGAAGGGCAGTTAAGACCTGTAAGAGAGTAGCTTCTGTGGCACTTCCTCCCCCAGAGGTTCCTATAGCAGCCAGAAGTTTAAGTACCCTGATCTTGAAACTGACACTATCTCCTTTGCCCCCGTAGGTATTCTTTTCTAGTCCCATGATAAATAGATTTTACATACAATATAGCAAATATAAGTCTTTTCTGCAAACTTTCTTATAATTTCCTAGAAACTTGGATATTTCTATTAAATTGGATCTCCTCAAGGTTTAATTTGAGACCTGTACATTTCTATTTCTTTTAGATCATTCTCCTCATTTACCAAGATTGAATTATCTAAACTAACCTTATTTGCTGTAAGAGAAGCAATAGAATCCCGATGCTGTTGTTTCTTCTTTATGTAATCTTCTTCCAGAAAAAGAATACCTGTTTCATACTGTTGTACTTGAGAACTGATCTCTTTACTCATTTTTATTCCCTCTAATTTCCTATCCTGAATCCTCTTTTCTATTTGAGTAATCTTAATTTCCAACTCTTCCTTTGTAAAATCAATGATTTCAATAATAACAGAGTCTTCCTTCTCCGCTTTTGCCAGTAATTTCCCTCCTGTCTTAATACTGAACTCATAGTTGGCATGTCCTCGGGCAGCATGGATAGCAGATTCTCCCTGTTCCCGAATGGAGGATTTTACCCCTTGCTCGTCTTCAATCCACACATCAACATTCAGGTCAATAATAGAAAGGTTGTGAATAGTTATTTTTTGCATTTTATCCTCGGCAACTGCTTGGATTACTTCTGTTACTTCTGTTCCAATAAATGTTTTCATAGTTTTTTTGGTTTATTATGTTATTGTATTCCCAGTGTTACCACTCCAGTAGATGTTGCTGTGCCGGAACCTGTCCAGTTTGACCCAGCTCCTGTAGCGTACACATTTGCTGTACTGCTATTGGCTGGTAGATTGAGATACCCTACGGATGCACTTGTTGTGCCATTATTAACAGAAAACCCTGCAGCTTCATTCTGACCGCCTCCAAATGATACTCCTATTTGTGCTATTGTGTAGGATTTACTGACGGAATTTGATGTCCCCGAGATATACCAAAAATAAATAACAGTTTTCCCCATTACATGATACCGGAGTATCTTTGTGGTAAAAGAACTCCACCCGGATATAGTCGATGTTGCGCTATAATCGGTCCATGTGGTTACATCTGAAAGATCTGTTGTTGCAGGTTGTGCCCATGCCGGGTTGTTGCTTGCCCCGGAGTTCTTTATAAACCGGGATGTTCCCGTATCTTTAGCCAGAGCAGCTGCAGTATCTACTCCACTGAAGTAGGGAACATCACCCTGAACCCAAGATACTCCTGCTATTGAAGATAGTGAGGGATCATAAGCCTGTACATCTGTTCCTATTACAAGACCAAGATTAGTTCTGGCATCTGATACATTAGTAAGATCTGAGAGATTAGATGCCTTAACAAGTTTGGAAGATAGATCTGTTGCTAAGTTGTTGAGTTGGATTTTATCTGAGGCATTTAAAAGACCTGCTTCTGTGATAGAAGCTTCTGGAACAGTGGCACTTGTGCCAGTAGAACTGGTTATATCTAAAGTAGTAGCTGTTCTATTTGATATACCCAGGTTAGTAGCAAGAGGAGCTGGGGTAAAATTAAGAGCAACTTCTAAAGTATGATCATTTCTTGCTATTGCTACCTCAAGAGTTATATTAGGATCGGGGATAGTTGATAGAACTCCGTAAGCTGTAGCATAGTAAATAGAATTTGTGGTAAAAGGATTAGTAGCTGAGATATGCTGTCCCATTCTTATCACAATACAGTTTTTACCATTACAAGCAAGAACCTTGGATACTCCTATTGCCCGGGAACTGTTACTAGTATTGGATGGATTGAATAGATACACTCTTCCATTTATAAGAGAGACTACTCTTCCTGCTGGGATATTCTCTCCAGCTATATGATTTGAAACAACCCCGGAACTAGAATAAGAAAAAGGTATTTGTCCAGGTGGCTCCACAGAAGATCTGGGAGCATCTAATGTAGTATCCTCAACAAAGGCCTCAGCACCTTGTCTAATCTTTTTAGTAGTACCGTCTGGTTGACCTTCATGTAAAAACTCATCAGGGGTGATGTATCTAGTCCCAACCAGAGCCTGATTAGACTGGTTAAGATAGAGAAGTGCTGAGAAAGTTACCCTAGTATATATGAATGTAGCCATGGAAGATCAAAGTTAGAAATAAATAGGGAATTACCTATTATCCCCAGGGGTCCGGAACCCAATGAGAGTATCTTTCCTCTTCTTCTCATAAAGCTTGTCCAGTTCCTTTTCCAGTTTCTGGATCCTAACCTGGACATCCCGGGGCTTACCCTTACTTTTTCTTAGACTCATTGTTTTGAAGTTTAAAGAAATCTTGTCTTAAAGTCTCGGACTCTGCCATACCAGCAATATGTTCAGGGAGCTCTGCCGGGGATATGGGCCTTATATGTACCGTGTTCACATCCCAGTCTCTGGAAGGGTCTTGGTAGATGGGATTAAAATCTACTTTGCACCAGGAAGACATGGTACCAAAAGCTTCCAGGAACTTCTTTACTAATTTATCTCTCACATCCGCTGAGTGAACATGATCAATCTTGATGATAGGTTGGTTGTCCTGATCAACATCAATAGATATTCTGCTTTTCATAGTTTGGATAGATTAATACCATGGCTTAATTGCTCGATGGTCAAGTCAAATCTACAAACTATTCCTTATATATCAAACTCCTCAGGTAAAGAAAAGACCTCTCCTTGGCATCAAACTCTGAGGAACAGTTCTGGATAGTTAAAGTACTAGGCTGACCGGTAGAGAGGATAATACCAACAGACCAGGACCCGTCTGAGTTATCCCTGGCAGTAGAAAGAGTAATAAACTCAGAAAGGGTCATATCAGTCATAAAAGACAAATATAGCGATTCTTAGGCTTTTCTAAAATAAAATCCTCTGTGACTCCGGACCTTAAAGTTCTTTGCAAGAGCCTCATATACTCTTCTAGGAAGAAGCTTTAGAGAGTTTATACAATTCTCAATACTCGGGAAGGTTTGTTCCTGTCCAGTTTCTACATTCTGAGCTATTATAGGAATTCTTTTTATATTATACTCAGATACAGGCTTGTATATCTTCTTTAATCTTGGGAGAGGGTTTGATTTTACTCTCTTCTTTGAACTTTTGTGATAGTTTATATAATCAAAATCTGGAATGTATTCTTCACTTCTTATAAAAAGATACCCTTTATAACTTCTTTTTAGATACTTTTTAGAAGAAGAAATCCAGTAATCCAAAACTCTTCCAACACGTTTGGGAGGGATTCCCAAATCCTTTTCTATATCCAGACGAGTTCTTCTTTGTAAAACCCCGGTTTTGATCTCTATACAAACTATAACTTTCTGTATCTGAGCTTTGGCTTTTACAATTCTCTTAACATAAACTTTAGGAGAATCCGGGATCACTGCATTATAACCATGAGCCCGGTCCAAAGACTTATAAAACCTTATCCAGTAGCTTTCTTTATCTACAAACTCCTCTTGGGAACACAGCTCCACTATAGAAAAATCAAAGAGGTTCTCTCTATACTTCTTCCAGGAAGACTGAAGATGAGTATTATGGTGAAGTCCTTCTTTTAGTATCTTCCTATGATTAAGCCACCGTTTCTTTATGCTCACAGAAGATCCTACATAAACCTTCCTATTCAGAAGATTTCTTATCAGGTATATCCCAGAAATTTTTTTATACCCCATCTTCTAAAGGTAAGGGGTATAAACCTTATATCAAAATTCTAGGGGAGGTTTTATCTGAAGTAGAGAATGTCACTACTCCCCACCCGCAAACCCCCCGCTCTCTCCCCCAACCGGCCCTACCCCCTGCCTTCTCTGGATCAGGATCTTATCTATTAGGTCCTTGAGGAAAAAAGTTCATGGCACAGAACAAGTCTTCTCTCTGGGAAGAGACTTAGATTTGTTGTGCTCCTTCTCATGCTTTCCCAGAATGTGAATCTCAACCCTGAACTAAAATCAAAAGTTATCATGAATAACAGAGAGTATGAGCTCTATGCCTACTATTACGGCCTGAGCTAAAGTGTATCCCCGGGAATAGGGCTTATCCCTTCACCCAAGAAGCAGCTTATAAGGACACCCGATGCGGGTGAGAGGGATGAGGTCCTCTTAGCTACGTCCTCCTCATGCTGCTTTTCGAGTAACAGTCTAGTAACCAATAACCTGCAACTATATGATAACACTATGTCTCATCCAGGTCCTAAGGACCGAAGGTACGAAGCACACTAGGCCTCTTCTTCCTGTCACTGTCATTGCTGATGTTCTCTTGATTGCTGCTTGTTGGATAAGCACCGGGTTCTAAACCTGGTGCTTTACCTCCAAACAGAATAATGTTCTGTTTCCTCCCGAGAGCTTTCTCATTACGTTCTGTGAAAGCAACCCTAAACCAAATTAAAGTTTAACCTAAACCAACTAACCATGATAGCAGCATGCATTATTGAAGGCATTCTTCACAAAGTGAAGATCTTCAGGTACAGTAACATGAGAAAGAGAGTGGCCCGGATCCACAATCTTAAAGGTATACCTATATCAGTATTGAAAGAGACTGAGCAGGATAATACCTTCTTTGATGATATCAACTCAAGGTTCTATAAACTGAACCCGGTTGCAGGTGTACTGGTGAGCATTTAGCTCATCAGTACTTATTTACTAACCCTTAACACTTAATAAGATGATAGAGAGACTATTACAATTACCAGGCTGGGGACATAGAACCAGTCAAGGATCATACTACTCTATTAAGTATAGGGTTAGTATACATGCTCATGCGGGAGTAAACTTACTTAAAGGAAGATATCCGGAGATGATGATCCACTTCACAACCAATGGACATATTATCTTCGGTGGCACCTTTAACCAAATGAGTCAATTCTTCTATGATGCAGAAAGACTAGTTAGAAACCATAAAAAACCAAAGCTATGATAATAGGAATAATAAGGTTCTCAGATAGTTATAACATGGTGAACATCTTGCCATCAGTGGCTTTTGCCAGAGGCTGGATCCAGGGAATGAAAGAGAAACAACCTGAGATCCTCATCAATGATGGACTTACCATAGTAGGCACTGAGATTGTCCAGGTTCTCGTAGAGACCGGAATAGACAGAGTATCAGAGAATTAGCTAGGATCTATCCTAGCTTTTCTCTTTTGAGCCCAGTATCTCCATATGCAACCCTGAACAGGAAGTGCATGTGCAAAATGCATATGTAGTTTAACTCAAAATTGTAAGTCATGTTAAAAGGAACAATGCGCAGCTCCTACAAGAAAAGGAGCCCAAGTGGCAATGTAAATGACGTGTTTGTCTATGCAGTGTCCGGCTCAGAATCAGAGATTGCTGAGTACAAGAAAGATCAGGGAGAGAATCTCCGGGAAGATGACAAGGGTCAGCCTTTATTCTTCGCCACCCGTTTTGCTGGCAAATCAGCAGGAATTGTGAAGACTTCTGCAGGTCGGTACATTGCAGACATGAGTGAAATCAATGCTCAGGCCAACCTTGCTGCACAGTACGGTGGTAACCTGGGACAGGCCATTGCCAATGCAGCAGCTGCAAAGCTGTTCAGTGGAGGTGTTCCTGCATCAGTGCCGGTGGAAGCACCTGCAGATCTGGCCAAGTCGTAAGACCCTGGATCATAAGGAATAAGGGGAGGGGAAAACCTCTCCCTTTTCCTCTTCCTGGTATCTCATTGGCAACCCTCCACACACAATGCGCTCCCACACAAGGCTACCCTGCATTGTGAGTTGGGGTAAGAGTAAAAATGTTGGAGTAGATATGTCACTGGTACACCTACCGGTTTTAACTTGATAACCAAGAAGATATGAATGCATTTTCAGATGAGTACATAGACCTGGGCCCTATCTTTGGTATAGGATATGGACCAGGGGATATGGTAGATATACAGATAAGAGATAGCCAGATACATTATGGTGAAGAACTCCAGGGTATTATATACTATATAAGAGAGTCTTATTTGATACTCTATGATATTCCTCCTAACCTTGGAGGTAGCAGAAGAATAGATATAGAGAATATAAGGAGTATAACCCGGATAGATCCATGACAACATTTGGTAATGATCCCATTGAGGATAGACCGGTCTTCGGGATGGAGTATGAACTTCGTACCCAGGTACAAGTAACCACAGTAGACAAGATAGTCCGGGGAAGTGTATATAGATGTTATGGTAAGGACATATCTTTACTTGTAAAACTACAGGATAGACCGGAAGTAAAGGAGGCCTGGTTATTTACTAATTATGAATTACTTAAGATCAGGAGATTATAACCATGAAATCAGAAGATATAGATACTAAACCTGTATTTGGTATAGGAATAGACCCGGGAGAAGAGGTTGAGATCAAAGTAATAACCGGATTATATAAAGGAAGAGTAAATCACTTATATAATAAGGATATAGTGGTGGATATATATAAGTATTATACTACCACAGTAGCTTATCCAGCATACTTCACCTACTCAGAACTGGTATATATAAGGAGAACTAGTAAGAAGATAGAGTGAGTCTGGGTGTTTTACCGGGAAATTCCTTCATTTTGGGGGAAAAGAAGGTGAGAATATGAGGGCAGACCCTCCCTCTCCCCCTTCCTCTAACTCCTCAAAACCCCCAAAACCACTCAAATCATGGGTTTTGGGCGCAGTATATAGCACACCTTCTTATTACTAACTTCTTTAATACTCTATACCTATAATACAATTACTTATTAAGTATAGATCTCTTAGGTCTCAGATAGTGGGAGATCCGGGGTCTGAACAAACCGGGGATGAGGTAATGTGGAATGATGGGATAAGAGCAGCTATGGAGAACTTGCTTAAGGATGTGGATCCGGACATTGCTCAAATGATTAGATTGGGTCATTTATAACTAACCTCTTAAACTCTACTACTTATGATTATAAGAGAGCACCTTTACAAGGAGTATAAGATCCAGGTTACTTCCGGGGCCCAGCCCCAGTACAAGATCTTTCATGTTACTCAAACTGGTAAACATATCCTGCTCAGGCATATGAGTGGTTCCCGGGGATCTCAGAAAAGATATAACCATCATGGTAGTGTCCTGGTTACCCCATACAAGGATCCATGGACTGCTTATGAGAAGGCAGTAGCATATATAGATGAGTTCCAGGGCAAACTCCAGGAAAGTCTTCAAAAGAAACTAAACAAACTTACTAAATCATGAAAAACTCTAAGCAAGTAACCGGTTACCGGATAATGGAACATCCTAATGGGATATTCTCTCTTCTGTTCAATACAAAAGACCGGTGGGTATTCTTCCACAAGTTTAATGATGAAACTTATCAAATTGGAGGTTCTGCAGAAGGCAAGGATGATGAAGAAGATCAAAAATATATACAGGAAATACCTGAAGGACTCATACCGGATGAGAGCTTCTTAACTCTCACTACCCAGTCTAAAGACTGTATATCCTTCTATTTTGTACCTGTCAAAATGATACTGGAAGGAAAGGTTATCCATGCCTCCGGAGAACTCAAATAACCAAGAAACTATGTATACAACTTTCAAAGCTTTATTAGGTGAACAGTATTCTGAGTGCTTCCTGGAAACAGGAAGACTCCGGGTACCTCAGAAAAGTGAGTGCTCTGCTCATAGACTAAAAGAGGAGAAGGTATTATACGGTGGGAATTGGTACAAATGTATAAGGTCCTCGGCTAATAGAATCTCTCTGGAGACTGATACCCGAGGTTCTTTTGAGATAGTCCGGACTGAATGTAAGATTAAAGACTTTTCTTTCAGTATTACAACCTGGATAAACCGGCTTTCTACTAAATTAGGTAAGAAAGTGACTTATACAATATCCCAGGGATGCCAACTTCATGGTAACCAGGACTATAAGATTTATATAGATGAAAAACTCGAGTATCTAATCCCCCAAAACTATTGAACATGAAAGACTTAAATTATTGGAGAAAGGTTATTTCATCTACCCAGGTTCCTTTTGATCATGAGATAAAAGAAAAACTTGACAAGAGTAACACTGCATTTATAAATCATCTGGTTCAGAGTGGGTTAGAAAGATCCCTTGTAGTAGCTAAACTAATAGGAGGGACAGATTCTCGGACTCTGAATATTGATGAGAGGATGTATATAGTTAGTTACATACTAGATCTTGAAAACTTCACTAATACCTAACTACTATGAAGATAATATTCAAAGTTATAAAACTGGACTCTTCCTCGGATGTTGCTACCTTTGAGGTAGACTGGCCTTTTCCACAGATTCCAAGTAAGGAAGATGAGGTATGGGCTTGTGATATAACCAAGTATATTACTAAATCCTTTCAACCGGGAGATAAGACCGGAAGTTCTGGAAAAGAATGGACAGAAGGGTTCTGGATTATAAAGAGAATTTCCTGGAGAGAATATCCAGGGCATGGTCTTTGTCCACACATCTGGGCAACAAATCATTAAGATATATGACTGAAAAGGGACTGCAAGACCAAAAGACGATATGGTCTTTTCTATTGAAAAAGCGTCATTACCTGGGCAAAAAGCAGGCATATGCCCTCAGTCATCTTTTATTTCCTCCACTGGGTATGTAGCCGGCAGTGGATCAGGCCCGATGTCAGTGGTTTCAAAAGAACCCTGATGCTTGAAGGAATACCGGCAGCTTTTTATGTAGATACCCAACAATCTAAAAGACTCAACTATTTATTAGCACAGTAGTGCTCTCTAGCTGGAGAGCTGGGTGTAAACAACCTTGATTGTTGGGAATGTACAAAATCTTCTGTGTCTTCTGCTGTAGGGCAGCAATGCAAAAAGACTTAAAACACCCGTTAAAGCCTTAAGTCTTAGGGTTAACCATAGGCAACCAGAAGTGGTGGAATGATAAATACCGGTTGAGATACCGGGTTCCCATTCTAAACTACTGCAGCAGAAGCACAGAAGATTATTATAAGAGCTTGCTCTGAGATAAAGAATCTATTGGTGATAAACAGAAATATCTGTGGTAACATGGATAGTTGTACTCACACTTATATGAGTTTTCCAGGTTTGGCCTGGGTAGATAACCTAATCAGAGTTTTTAACTTAAATTATTAAGTATGAAAGAAATCAAAGAGACATGCTACAAAGGCACCAGGATCCTTCTAGGTAATAAAAAGAGAGAGATGATCCAAAGAATGGTTGCTCTCTTAATCGGAGATGGATTTACTGAGATCTCAGTTCCTATTATACAACACCAAGGAACCTTTTCTGGTAAAGTAGGAGAAGAGAACAATAACCTTATGTACAACTTTAAAGACCGGGGAGACCGGGGCTTGTGCCTAGCACCTGAATATACTGCAGTAATACAGAAATTAGCAGGTACTTACTTTAAGGACCAGAAGAATGTGAAGTTGTTTTATGTCCAGGAGTGTTTTAGAGGTGAAAAACCCCAGGCTGGGAGATATAGACAATTTACACAATTAGGAGTTGAGATACTTAACCCTACAGATTTGTATGATGCAATACATGTAGCTGCAATGAGACTACTTGATACAAGCTTCCAGTTAGATCTATTCAAGATAAACTATGAGGTAACCCGAGGCTTGGACTATTACAAGGAAGGTAAGGGCTTTGAGATCATCTGTGATTCTCTAGGGTCCTCCAAACAAGTATGTGGTGGAGGACAATATGATGGAGGGATTGGATTTGCTTTAGGAATTGACAGATTATTACCTTTACTATTCTAAAAAACTAAGAACATGAAACATTTATTTATTCCACACAGGCTGGCTCTTTTAGTTAAGAAAAAGGGTTTTGATAAACCTTGTATAGCAGAGTATGTAAATGGCCATCTTCTTAATAATAAACAGGAATGTGTTGAATATGAGGATACTGATAGTGAATGGAGGACTTATACTAATTCAAGTACAAACTGGATAAGAGATACACATAGAACTGTAATTTCTGCTCCCTTTTACCAACAGGTTCTTGACTGGTTAGAAACCAAAGGGATCTATATTGAACTTATAATAGATGGATGGGGAGAAAATACTAGTGTAAATACTCCTTGTTATCGTGCTTTCATCTGGCAAGTAGGAAAACCAAAACCTGGGCCTGCAGATGATCTGGGAGCCGGTGACCGATATGCAATACTCAATATTGCAATAGAACATGCTTTGAATCTTCTGTAAGTCTAACTCTAAAAACCAACTCACTATGAAAATCCCTTATGTCTTTTTATCCACATGTGTTATGCTTGTTATTATACTAAGTTACTTGACAGGATATGAGCATAGAGAGTGGAATTCCAATGGTAAGATCTACAACCAGGTAACCGATTCAACCTATATAATAGATCTACCAGAAGAGTTTCCTGAGATCAGTAAGAATTCCAAGAACCCTGATCTGATGGTTGCTCACATGTCAGGTGATACTTTATATTTGAGGTTTAAACTAAAGAACCAAGACTATGGCAAAATTACCCACCCGGTAGAGATACTCAAGAGAAAGAATTTATCTGCCCGGCAAATAGCTAATGCAGTAGACAGACTTTACTCAAGGGCTCAGAATAGAGACATCCGAACTTTGATTGCAAAAGCAATCAGGAATTCTTTGGAGCCCCGAATTAAGAAGATGCTGTCTCAAAGATGGAGAAGGAACCACTAGAGGAAAGATCTATATTCGGAATAGATGCTGAAAGAGGAGAACTCATAAACTTTCGTATCAAAGGACATGGATACTGTGAGGCAACCTTTCAATATTATCATGAAAAAGATATGTATCTACATACAGCAAGTCCTCTTATAAGTTGTTCTGCTACTATAGTTTCTGATTTTGAAGTTTGGAGAAGATGAAAAAGGAACCTCTGGACAAAGATCCTGTATTTGGAATTGATATTCAGATAGCTGAGAAAGTTGCTTTTACTTATCTTTATCACGATCAGAGATTTGTTTCAGGACAGATAAATGGTTTCAACAAGACACAAAAGTACTTGTACATTTTTGTGACAGATCATAGTTTTGTTAGAGATCAAAAAAGACTGATGGTGTTTGATATAGACCATATAACCAACTTTAAAATACTAAGATCATGAACCAACCAACTAAGTACTACATAGCCCCAAATGGGAAGATGTACAAAGATTGTAAGTTTGGAACCCGGTACTGTTCTGTCCAATTACTTGGAGTAGAATCCGTGTATTTATATCCCAGTGCTCTTAAAGGACAGAGTCCGGAAGAAACCATAGTACAAGGCAATCTGAGACTTGATATGGTAGGTTCTTATGGATGAGGATTTCTGGGGTAAAAAGAAACATGCTGAGGTCCTGGAAGATCGTCCGGTATTTGGAATAGACTGGGAACCTCCAAGATATGTACAGTTTTGTTATAATGACCAGGTTGTTTCGGGTCAACTGGACAAGAATACTTCTTTCTATATAGGCCTGGATACATCAGATGAAGGGATAACTGTATACATAAAGAGACACATAACCCAATTTAAAATTATCAGACCATGAAACTATACATAAGCTTTGGACAAATCCATACTCATTCTGTAAATGGCAAAACCTTTGATAAAGACTGTATTGCTTCTATTCAGTGTAAGGACTATGAGGAAGGAAGAAAACTCGCATTTGAGTATTTTGGAGGGCAGTTTGGTACTGATTACTCAGAAGAAAGAGTAGAAGCTTCCCTTCATTACTTTCCCAGAGGTATAATTCCTGTAAATCATTAAATTACAAATACCAAGGTCATGAAAACAATAACCGGAGGACTCCCTGCAAAGATCATATTCTTGGACATAGATGGAGTAGTCAATATTCCTCCCTACAATATGTTTGATGTCTTGTGTATGGAAAGGTTAAAATATATAATCCAGCAGACCGGTGCCAAGATTGTGGTATCATCCTCCTGGCGGTGCAGTGACTCCACTCTTATGAAAGAGCAGTTTGACAAACACGGTTTCCCTCAGGATCTTTGGGATGAGATTATAGGAATCACAGTCCATGGGTATACAGAGACTAAGAAAGGAAGCTCTTTACCTATTCCCCGGGGAGTTGAGATAAAACACTGGATAGATAGACATTTGGTCTACCCTTGGCATGCTAATCCGGAATTAGATCATCTTTATAAGGAATTTAAAGAAGATCAATCATTCAAGAAGATGTTCTCAAATAAACTAGGAAAGGACTTTGTTTATATTATTTTGGATGATGATGCAGATATGCTCTTAGAGCAGGCTCCTTGGTTTATAAAAACCAGTAGTGAGACAGGACTCACAGATAATGATATGAAGAGTGCTATAGATAAACTAAATCTCATTTAAAAACCCATAAGACATGAACAGAAAAGAAACACTAAAACGTATGGATGCTCTGGATGCAGAAGCTCTAGCACTCAGAAAGATAATTGAGAAGGATGATAAAGGAATGGATAGTCTCATCTCTTATAAAAGTGCAGTTAAGATCCTGAAAGAGAAACCAAAAGTTTCACCTTCACCTGATGAGGAGATCAGAGCTATTATAAAAGCTGCCAACTATCTGGATAATGGTTACAGGATCTGGAAGGCAGATTTTACTGATAATACTCCCAAGTATTATCCTTGGTTTAGAAAAACTGCCTCTGGCTGGGTACTGTATGCTGTGTATTGCGATCGTGACGGTTCTTGCCGTCCGGGTGGCTGCTACTTTAAAGAGGAGAGTACTGCCAGATTAATAACAGAGAGGTTCTTATCCATCAGTTACACAAGATGGCTTAATAGTTAAAAAATATTGGCAGTATCCTCATTGTTGAGAGGTCATCCAGGAAGCACCAGTCCTGACCTGGCTGCCAAAACTTATTTATGATACCAGGATACTAAGGCCTGCTGTCTGTGGAAGTCAGACTATCATAAGGAAATTGCTCTTCCCATCTTGTCTTAGGTAAGGGGTTCAACATAGACTGTTGGGCGTACCAAGGGTCCAGGGCTAACCGGAAATCCTGGTCAGAAGGATAAAGGGTTCATTACCAAATGCCTCTGCCGGTGAAGATTTACTTCTGATCCGCAACTGCATTTGGGAAGAGTATATTTACTTATTTAAAAAACTGGTAGTATGGAAGAATCAATTAAGTCTCGGGTACTTATGGATATAGAACAAACCCCTGGGTACAAGTACCAACCTGGATTTATAGGGGTAAGATCAGTAACTGAAGGGAAAGTATTCAATCAGTACTTCCCTTTGGCCCCGGGAGAGTATCCTGCTTGTAAGATACATGGAGCTATCCTTCTTGTAGCAAAGAGACAGGATGGAGGTATTTGGAGATGCCGGGAGATAGGATGTGAGGAAGGATGTTTCTGTCCAAAACAAGATGAGATATGATCCCATATAATAAGCTAATACCAGGAAAAGTGTATTATCAGATACCTTATGTTGATCTTGGTAATGGTAAGAAAGGATATATAAGTAGATTCATCCCACCAGATAAAGATACTTTTTTACGTATAACTCTTTCAGGTCGGTTTACTGATTTTACTACAAAAGGATCAAGTTCTCCAAATCAGGTAACTACCATAAGACTTGCTACCCCGGGAGAAATTGAAAGACTGGAAATATGTGAAAGAGCTGGGAGATTTATTGATCCAGTAGAGTCATTAGAAAGGTACACAATATAAAGAAATTACAGATGCCTATGCAGAAGATCCGGGACCAGTGTGAGTCTGGTTGAAGAGTTTAAACCACTCCCGGAACTTTATCTTTTATTTACTAAAAACAAAGAACTATGTCAATATTCAAGAAAGGAGATCGTATTGTTAGGGTTCATCAGGGTCATGTTAATCCTTCAAAAGGAATGTTTATAGGAGTTACTTATATTGTGAGATTCGACCAAATATCAGCTAGTGATGTAATAGTAGAAGATCTTACAGGGATTCCTATTATAAATACAGGAAGAGCTAATGGCAGCTGGGAAGCATCTTACTTTGAGCTAGAATCTAAGTATAATTGTTTGGAAACCTACAAAATATTCTAAACCATGAGACTATTCAAAAAAGGAGATGTAATAAAAAGACACAAAGGACCGGATAGGTCGGATAGAGGTATGCTTAGGGGAAATATATATGGAGTTCTTTATGATCAGGAGGACATAGGTAATGTGAGGATATGTGTACTAGGAACAAGAGAAGAAGTGGGCAGCAGTATGGGATGGGACCCTGATAATTTTATCCTGGTTCAGGAAACACAAGAAATTCATATGGAAACCTATAAAATCTTTTAATCATGATAAATGCAAAAGACTGTATCAAAGGAGAGTTTTATAGGATAAATCATGAAACAGATCCCACTTATACAATCACTCGATTTTCTGGTTCTCATGATGGTCGTAACAGATTTGAAGACTCATACTGCCTAAGCAATATGAGAGGTGGAGAGGACTTTTGTTTTGAGAAAAGTACCCCTTACTATGGGGAAAGAAAAATCACCTTGGCTTCTGTTTCAGAGAAGTACTGGTTAGAGCTCTGTATAAGAGCTAATAAGTTAGTACCAAGACCTGATAGTCAAGACATCTCTTCCCCATTAGAAAACTATCAAATCTTTTAGACTATGAACCAACAGGAATTATTAGATGAGGCCAGAAGAAGGTTTCCAGAAGGAACCAGATTTAGACCAGTTCAGGTTAGTGGAAAATTATCAGCCTCAGTATACACATCTAAGAGAGAGCCTAGGATCTATATAGATAGGGACGGTGAAGTTTGGGTTATTGATACTGCAAATCTTTATAGTAATCGCAATAGGGTTTGGGCTGAAGTATGTCATAAAGATAAAGTAGAAACTTACAAAATCTTTTAAGTCATGGATGAAAAGCAATTACTTGAAGAAGCCCGAAGGAGATATCCTGCTGGGACTAAATATTTCCCAGTTCATCTTGGTCCTGCCAGAGATAGGATATGTACAGTATATGATCCAGAAAGGTTTTATTTGACTGATTCTGCTATTCAGGAAAGCAGTGGTGATATGACAAAGAATGGACATGACTTCTCAGAGATAATTTATTACAAAGAACAATGGGCGGTGATTTCTGAAGTTGCTCAACTACCAAAACTTGAATTATATCAAATATTCTAGGATCATGACTAAAGAAGAACTTATAAGGGAAGCACATGCAAGAGGATACAATACAGGAGTTTTTGTAATCTCTACTTTTAATCCCAGGCAGTATTTTGGTAAGATTATAGATAGTACCAGATGCCAAGGTTCAGGTAATACCAGTGAACTCTGGTTTAGAATAAATACAGGATGTAATGCCAGGATCTATAATAATGGAGAATGGGCAAAGATAATCCCTGATGTGGAATCATACAAAATATTCTAATTATGACTGAAGAAGAGATAATAAAAGAAGCTCAGAGAAGATACCCAAAAGGTACCAAACATTATTATATGAATGGACATGGGAGGGTACTTGATGTAAGTCCTCATAATATTACTACAACATCTAGAGATGTACGAGTTCTAGATAAGAACCCTCTTCGTATAGATGCTGGTGCAGGATATATCTATAGTGGTGGGAAATGGGCACCTCTTCTTGAAGAATCACCAAAACTAGAAACATACACAATTTTCTAAATCAATAACTAAAACCAATAATAATCATGCAAGAGAAAAAAGAAGAAACAGGAGTACAGACTGTAACAAGTGTTGTATCAGGAATTGAGATTGTCAATCAGAAGATTGAGGCACTTAAGCATATTCAGGACAAGGTATACAGGACCTCAGGTAAACTGGATGGGTTTTCCAACAGTATTGAGACTGAGACAAATGTGATGGAGCTCATAAAGATGTTCTCATCAGTACTTGCCCGGAAGAAAGCTTATGATGAATCTCAGCAGATCCTTGAACTTACAACAGTGCCTGAGTTCAAGATAAATGGATTCTCTCTGGATGACTACAAACAGGATATCCAGCTCAGGATTGCCATTATTGAGAACAAAGAAAGACTTGAGGAGCTTACTGCCATCAAGAAGGAGTACACAGAATTGATGGACAAAGATGACCGGATGGCTCTTCTTACCCAGAAACTGGCAAAGCTCAAATAAGAAACACCTCTAAGGAATGTCCCTCCTATACACAAAGATAACTTCAAGTGTGTAGCGGGACGGCCCTGGAGGATTATGAAATCATCTCTAGCCTTCTAAAGGGGCGGCTTGTAATGTAAGGAGAGTAATTGCAACGAAAGAAGCAAAGGCGGCATGTTGAAACACACTGCGTCGACTATGCCTACAAGTAGATTTGATAGCATTGGTAAAAGGAGACTAGGACTACAAGAATGTAAAGTCTTATTAATACTGCTAGTAGTAGTGTACGCAGCTTCATTCATACCAATGTAAAAACCATAGATGATGATAACTTTGAGAATTTTAAGGTTCTTCCTTCCCTTATTTCATCCTCTCAAATACAGATGGATAAGATACTGGTGGGGAGAACAATCCTCAAAAGCTTGGGGAGATCTGAATAACAAACTTAAAACTAAGAAGATATGAGAAGAAAACTGATTATAGGATTCATAACATTACTCTGTGTAGTATATGTAGCAGCATTATCAATAAGACTGGATACAAAAGGGTATCAGTCCAGTTCACTCTATCTGATTGAAGCTTATGATAACCAGACTCAGAATGTGTATACTGCAGATAGTATTATCTTTCAGTCAGAGAGATGTGTGGATTTTGTCAATATGCTTGGACTCCGGCAGAAAGTCTGTGCTGAGAACATTACTGTGACTACTTTTCCAGCAAAATGAATTATCACCAAGTAAGAATATTTGATGATGTTGAACCATTGGAATTAGTAGATGTATTTGGTTGTGATCTTGAATGGGGAGAGTTAATCACATTTAGTGAGACCTTTGCTGGTAGAAGTCGTTATGATCCTTGGGTAGGATTGTTACATGAAGTAAAAACTTCCTCTTTGCTGGTAAGTACAAAAGAAGGAAGTGCCTTGTCCGGAGGGCTCTATGAATTTAGTAAGATTCGAATAAGAAACTTAAAAAGAGAGAGTGAATAAGCTCCAAGATCCTATTGAAAACAGACCAGTATTTGAGCTGGATTTTGAAAAAGGAGAGGTCATAGAGTTTATCTACCTAAGCCATGCCGGCAGAACTTCTCATAGAGGGAACTTTCTGAGAGTTGAGTTTGGTATAATAGAGATAGATCCTCATGATTTTCCTAGTATGAAACATTTTGCTAAAACACGGATCACAAAACTAAGGAGGGTATATGGAAGAGGTACTTGAACCTCTAGAAAGAAAGCCAGTATTTGGAGCAGAAGCGGAACCCGGAGACTTTGTGAAGTTTGTTCATGTGGGAAATGGTGTCAGTCTCGTAACAGGGAGGATTCATCATATTTATAAAAAGGGACTTGAAACAACTGTAGTAATTACAGATATGAGAACACATAACAGAAGAGTCTACAGGTCAAGAAATATAGGTGTATATCATATAGGTAAATCTTGGGTCTATGGAAAAAGAGAGTCTTGATTATAAACCAGTATTTGGTGTGGATATTGAGGATAGAGAAAAAGTTATTGTTTTTAAATCTGGAGATAACTCTTTGGGAGAGAATCCTCCCTTTGTGGGGATCTTCATGTCAATAAAACTGGGGTCTGATCAGTTCTTTTATTTCAAAGATCCGCTCAACATAATTCGTATAGAAGACTGTTTATCAATAAGAAGACTATGAATCTTACAGAAAGAGTAGATAAGAACCATGTAACTCTAAAGAATAATCCTTATATATTCCCAGACCCTATAGAGGACTTCCCTCTATTTGGAATAGATATTTTTAAGCATGCCAGGGTATCCTTTGACTATATTACTAAGAGGTGGAAACATGCACCCGGGGATTATATAGATGAGGTAGAACATATACAAGGTCTGTTTATGTCAGAGGTATCAGATTTCTATATAAATGTGATGTCTTTTAATGGAAGTAAACCCAACATGTCCAAGATCTATGTTACTCAGAACATAATTAATTTCAAAATACATGACTGAGGAACCACTTAATAGCCATGCAATATTTGGATGGGATGTACAAAAAGGAGATCAGGTGATAATTACTGTATCTGGTATGGTAATAGGATTTCCCAGAACTGGGTATGTATATAAACTTTCAAATGAACTACTTTATCTTTCCCCTTCATTGTCTTTTACTACATATGAGACAATTAGATTCAAACAAGTAACTGAACCCAAAATGATAAAAAGATATGATCAAAACCTATGATCCTATTGAGGATAGGTGTGTGTTTGGTTGGGATATTGCAGAAGGAGACAAGATAAATTTCTGGGTAGAAGAGAATATGGGTAAAAGAGAGAAATTTATCACAACACACGGTCCTTATCAAACTTATCTAAGAGCCATGCTTATTACCAAACATAAAATCAATGTACATTATATGAGAGAAAGTCCTCATACTTTTGAATTTGCACTTCAGAGTATAATAAAACCTCAGATACTGAAAAGGATATGAGTTATTCCCAACAAGAAATAGTAGTCTGGCAAGGAGTAATCACTCTATATGGAGTTATATCTCATCTTGCCAGTACAGAAGACATAAAACCTGCAACACCCAAGGATGTAGAAATCTATAAAAAAAGAAGAGATGGAAAATAAGATCATTTTAATAGACCACGGAGATGGTTCAGACATCCTCTCCAAGTTAAAAGCTGCTGGGATGGATACAACTTCTGTGATCCTAGTAAAACCCGAGGACATGAAGTCTTTTCTACCAAATATATCAGTAGAACCTCCAAAACCTTTTGTAATACAGAAACTCGAATCTCTGGTAGAACCTTATGTTTCTCCAGAAGGAGGGCGGGCTAAAAGGAGGAAAAGAAGGGAACAAGAAAGAAAGAACTGAGATAACTTTCTTACTAGGCAGAGTTTCCAGACAAGGGGAGGAGGACCAGGAATGATCCTGGTCTCCCCAAATCCCCTATTACCAACATATAAATAAAAGACAATGAAAAAAATCAAAATTGAAAAAGGAGTACCTATTTGCAGAAGAAAAGGATCCAGGAAATACCCATTTGACAAGATGGTTGTGGGAGATTCTTTTAAGATCCCTTATGACAGACTTAGTCATATGTCAATATATTCTGCTATACAGAGTTTTAAAAAGTACACAGATAAAGGACAGAAATGGAAGTTCATGATAAGAAGTTCCAAATCAGAGAATTGGATAAGAGTTTGGAGGGTACAATGAAGAAGAAGATTCTCACTTATCTCTTAGGAGCCTTTCTCTTAGTTTTAGGAGGTTTCTCCTTATACAAAATAATAGATCTTCTATATGAAAAGATCGGGGCAAAGGATGTTCCTGCTAAATCATCTGAGACTTATACAAATCATGGACACTATGAGTAATTCACTTAAGAAAGAAAAAGTATCCGAGGATCCTTTTATTCAGGAGCATGAAGAGTATCTGGAAAAAGTATCAGAATCCGGGGTACCTCATTGGATCTATGATCAGTATTATTCAGGACTGTTAAAACATGGAACACCGGAAGATCTCGAGATTGACTTTTGATAGACCAGTTAAACTAAATCAGAATATATCTATAGGGAGTCGTGTCTATAAAGTCTCTATAGGAGGAAAAGGTGGTCTTTTTATGGCTGCTACTGATCATAGTACCTCCCTTGTTATTTTTAAAAAGCTTGGATTTGTGGGAACAGTTGAGATAAGAGAGAAGATCTCAAAAATATATGGATATTCTACTGATATAGGATTCTGGCCTGAGACAAACTATGAGGACTTCCAAGCTCTTACTAGATTAGTATTCTTCTTAAAACTTGAATATGGATAAACTCATAGCTTGTAAGAACTGTAGGTTTTGGGAGGTCCTTCTTTACACAAACCCGGCATCATTCTGTAGTAAATTATCAGGTGTAAGTACAGGACCCCGAGTGGGTATTTTGAGACCGGGGGAGTATCCTGATCAGAAAAAACCTTTTAATTCAGGAAATGCTGTCTATACAACAAAGGATTTTGGGTGTATTCATCACAAATTGAGAGATTAAGAAATTTATTATATTTGTAACTCTAAAAACCAATAAAACCATGGCACAACAACCAATGAGATCAAGTGCAGGACTGATGGCAGCAGCAATGATGATGTTTGCAGGAGGTAATCAGAAGAGAATGAGAAAGATGAGTGATGAGGATCTGGAGCAGATGATTGAGCAGGAAAAGACCCGGATTTATAATGCTCAAAGACACACCAGAATGAGTAATGGACTCATGGAGTTCACAATTGGTGATAAAACAGTCTGGGCTTTAAATGAAGAGAATGCCAGAAGGAAAGCACTGGGGATCAAAACTAAGAAGAAAACTATCCCAAAAAGGGAATATATCTACAGAAGGGGAGAAACCCCTATTATCAAAGTTATTTGAAGAATTTGGATTATTGATATCAGGAAAGCTGTCTCAGGACCCACTTAGTTGTGAAAAATCAACAAGGACAATAGTAGAGGAGGGATCATCGCTCTGGAGCTTGCAAGCCTATCAATAGTCCAATCTTATGAACATGGTCCAGGCATAGAAGTCTGGCCCTGGGGACCAACCAGGGATAAATCCATGGCAGTTAAGAGTGCTGCCGGGAAAGGGAGAGAGTGGGAATACCCTCCACATAATGGTGTGGGTGTATAAGTCTCTTCAATCAAGAGTCCGGTATTAGGATTCATCAACTCAGTGGGGGCAGTACCCACCATGTTCACCAAGGGGAAGTTGCAGAGAGGGAATAGATAAAGGAGATATCCGGAACTATTCAAATGCTAAACCTGGCAGTCTAGACTAGACCAGGAAGTGGACGTGGGTTCGATTCCCATCTTCCCCGCACAATGAGAGTCATCTATTTATTATCATGGTATGAGGAAAAGGATGAAAGAAGAAGAGAGGAACTAACAACCTGTCTTCAGAATGTAATAAATCATCCTCAAATTGACCTGGTTCATGTATTTACTAACTGTGAGCTTCCTGTTAAGTCAGAGAAGCTCGTGGTTGAATATATGGAAGGCCGGATAAGGTACAGGGATATGTTCAGTGTAGGTAATCACATCTCCAAGGATGGAGATATAGTGATTATAGCTAACACAGACTTATATCCATCAGAAGGTGCAATAGAAAAGATTAAGGGTATAACAGATAGTCAGTGCTATGCATTATCCCGGTGGGATATTATGTCTAGTAGATCAAGTAAGCATTATGTAAGAAAAGACTCTCAGGACGTGTGGATATTCAGGTCTCCAATTAAGGAAATACCTGGTTTCTATGGTATTGGGGTTCCCGGATGTGATAATCGGATAGCACAGGAAATAAAAGAACAAGGGTATCAGATACTCAATCCTTCCAAGGATGTGATATTTCATCATCTTCATCTATCCAAGGTAAGAAACTATAAATCCGGAATAGATACAGTACCGGGCCCTTATCATTTTGTAGAACCCTGTACCTTAAGTTCTCTAAACACTACTCAGACTGTAACTAGCTCAGTAACAAAGAAATCTATGAAGATACTACATGTAGGATTTGATCAGGCTCCTTTGGAGAAAGTATTTGCTAAGATAGCAACTAAGTATAAATTTATTAAATGGACAGATTATCAGGGAAAGGTTCCTGAACTAAGAAAACTGATGATTGCTTCACAACAAGCAGATCAGTACAATCTTGTCTTTATGCATGTTCAGACTGCTAATATTGTGGATCCCGGGACTATCATTACAATGAGATCTTTGTGTCCTAATACTCAGTTTGTTAACTGGTCCGGAGATGTCAGGTTCCCGCAGCAAAAGTGGTATGCAGAACTTGGTAAACATGTAGATCTTACTTGTTTTTCTAATGAGACTGATGTAGAAAGGATAAAAAGACTAGGAGTAAAATCTCAGTATTTACAAATAGGATTTGATAATGAGATCTTTATAGCAGGTGAACCTAAAAAGACCTGGCCTGAGATAGTATTTCTGGGTAATAACTATAATACTCAGTTTCCTCTATCAGTAGCTAGAACTGAGATGGTTAAGCTCCTGGCCACTAAATATGGTGAGAAATTCGGGGTATATGGAGGTAATTGGTCATCTCTTGCAGCAGGTAACCTGATGAATGATATTCAGGGAGAAGCAGACTGTTATAGAGGATGTAAAATTGCTATTAACTTCTCCCACTTTAACTATGAGAGGTATTCTTCTGATAGAATCTTTAGAATTATGGGATCCGGAGCATTCTGTCTGAGCCACTATTATCCAGGCCTAGAGAAGGATTTCAGACCAGGATGGGAGTTGGACACCTGGGTGGATACAGATGAGCTCTGTGAGAAGATAGACTACTATCTGGGCCAGGATAAGCTCAGGAAGGACATAGCCATAACCGGGTGTAATCTGGTACATAGTAAACATACCTGGGAAAGCAGGATCAAGGAACTACTAAAAATCCTGGCTATATGAAAGATGATTCCTGGATAAACAAGATCGGATCTTCCCCTAAGATTAAGAAGTGGAGCCAGGCCGGAGAAGAGGGTTATATTGACTTCATTCTGAGTCATATAGGTTATGGGGATAAATTCCTTGTTGATATAGGAGCCAGTGATGGAAAAAGTAACTCTAATACTAGGTACTTCAGGATGGAGAAAGGATACAATAGTATTCTTATAGATGGAAAGAACTTTGGTAACCCAGAGATTAAGAATCTCTGGGTTACTAGAGACAATATTATAGAGACTCTCAGGTCCTATTCTTGTCCTAAGAAGTTCTCTTTCTTGTCATTGGATCTGGATGGTAATGATTATTATATTCTAAAAGAGGTAATAACTGAGTATCAACCAGATCTGGTAGTTTGTGAAATAAATGGGACTATTCCTATTGAGTTTAGTAAGACTATAAGATACAATCCCGATCATAAGTATTCTGGAGATGACTTCTATGGATTCAGTTTCAGTGCCGGGGTCAAACTTGCCGAGATGACCGGTTACAAGGTCATATTTCAGAATGATGCCCTGAACCTGTATATGCTCAGGAAAGACCTTTTGGTTGATCCAAATGCAGAGATTAAAGTAGACTTTCAACATTATCCTTATCATGCTCATAGACCTGATGCTGATTGGGAAGAAATATAAAAACTATGACAAAAGCCCTTCCTTTTAATGGAGATAGTTTTCTCCAAGATGAATTCCTGAACCTCAGGGATAAATACAAGATTAAAGAAGTAGTTGAAACTGGAACCTATCATGGAGTTACTACTGAGTGGTTGGCTCAGAACTTTGAAAAGGTAGTAACTATAGAGTCCAATCCGGAATACCTGAAAATAGCCCGGGCTACTCTGAAAGAGTTCTCTCATGTACAAACAGTAGAAGGGGATTCTTCTAAGGATTTGGGGAAAGTACTTGCTTCTCTTTCCAAGAGAGCATGTCTTATATTCCTGGATGCTCATTGGTATAAAAACCCGGTACTCAAGGAGTTAGAACAGATAGCTTGGGCAGAAATCAAGCCTATAATTGCTATTCATGACTTCAAGTCCCCTAATGATCTTACTTTAGGATATGATACTTATCCGGATCAGAAAATAGTCTATGAGTGGTCCTGGATTAAGAATCACATAGATAATATCTATGGACAAGACAATTACTATCATTATTTTAATCACCAGGCAACTGGGGCCCGCAGGGGTTGTGTTTTTATAATGCCCCGAGACTGATGTTTACTAAAGATGAGGCTATAGAACAAATACTTAGTGACAAGATTGTATCCCTGGAATTTGCAGACTTCTTTCTGGGAGAAATGTTAGGGTATGGTTGTAGTAGACGGGTCTTTGAGAATCCCTTTGATAAAACTACAGTGATTAAGATTGATGTGAGTAACTGGAATGCCAATGTTATGGAACACCAGGTCTGGACCCGGGTATCTGAAGTAAAGAGTATCAATAAGTGGTTTGCCCCGGTGACCTTGATGTCTAAGTGTGGTAGAATACTTCTAATGAAGAAATGTAAACCTTTGATATATCCGTACCCAGCTAAACTACCTGAGTTCCTGACAGATATAAAATACGATAACTTTGGTATGTATAATGGGCATGTAGTCTGTTATGACTATGCAGGAAATCTCCTTATGGAAAAGGGGATGAGTCTGAAGATGAGAAAAGTAAAATGGAGGTAACTTATGAGCAAACTTGTACCAAAGAATAGAGAAGAGGCTTTTGCTTACCAATTTCAGGGGGATGTAAAGATGCTTCTGGCATTGAGCAAATTTAGGAAAAAAGAATTCAAAAGACGGTTGGATCTGTTGAAGATTCATATATCTACTTATGAAAAAATGAGCAAAACATGATCAAAGCAATACCTTGTTACTGGCATAAGTCCCCTAACTTTGGGGATCACCTGACAGCTTATTTAGTAAAACAAATAACAGGTCTTGATGCTGTCTGGTCTAACCAGGAGTATGAACCTAAGTATATGATAACGGGAAGTCTTCTCAATGATCCTATGATTCAATCATGTATTGTGTGGGGTGCCGGGATAGCTTATTCTGACACTCTTATAAAGAAACCTTTAGATATAAAGGCTGTAAGAGGACCTATAAGTAGAGAGATAATCATGAGATTTGGTCATGACTGTCCTGAGGTTTATGGAGATCCTTGCCTTTTACTACCCAGGTTTTATTCTGGGCAAGTAGGAGGAAAGAAGTATAAACTCGGGATAATCCCTCATATGATTGATTATGCACAGACTAAGATGAAATACTGGGACATGAAAGAAGTCCAGGTAATTGATCTGACTTTGGGTATAGAACATGTAGTAAACCGGGTCCAGGAATGTGAGCAGTTAATCAGTTCTTCACTTCATGGAATTATAGTAGCTCATACCTATGAGAAACCTTGTATGTGGGTTAAGTTCTCAGAAGGAGTACTTGGGGATGGGACCAAATTCAGGGATTATCTAAGAAGCGTGGGCCATGAGATTTATGAGCCCTTGGATATGAAACATGATATAAGAACTCTGGATAATATCCTGGGTAAGATACCACAAAATACTACCCTGAATATTGATCTGGAAGCCCTATGGAAAGCATGTCCCCTGAAAGAATAAGAGAGTATTTTAACACAGTATACTATGAGTGTGGGTATAGAGCAGTAAGTATCGGTGTAAAGTTCTCAGGATATAGACTAACAAGAGGGTCTTGGTATAAAAGAAATGGCAAAGCAGCTCTTTATAAGCTTTTGACAGAAAAGTTCGGTAAGGGTACTGGACAGGGAACGAATACTTCAAGATCTGAAGGGAGATGGATTATAGATCAATCTATAAATACAGGCTTTAGGTCAACTATATGTACAGAACTTTTCCTAGAGAAACTTCCTAAGATAGACAACCCTGTCCTAGATATGATTCTTTTTACTAAGATACTGCGACAAGTCCGAGCTTGTACAACTAGTGAAGATATCATTTTTCACTGTACATTATTGGAACCTTACAAAGACAGATTGTTCTCAAAAGCAGACCTGGTTACTATTATCCAGGAGTGTATGGATAAGGGGTTTGATGAACAAAGTATCTGGAAAGTATATTTTCCTGATAAAGTTGTAGGGATTCCTGATCTATTTAACTGGTTAGTAATAACTCCTATATCTGTTCAGAATGTTATAATTAATCTTCTTGATAAACTCATTGAATTTGACTAAATTGTGTAACTCTAAAAACTAAGACTATGAAAAAACTATTGTTTTGTTTTATCTTGCTGGGAATGTTCTCATGTAAGAAGGAGAATCCGGCTCCTGCAACACCTCCGGTAACTACTGCTCCCACACTTACTAAAATGGAGCAGGATGCTCTTGGTAAGTGGTTCTTCAAACGAAGAGAGTGGAGAATGGGGACACCAGACACTCTCTTTTCTGTGGATAACAACACAGATAGAGATAAGTGTCTTATGGATTTCACATCCAATGTATTCAGCAGTACTAATTTGACCATGAAGTATTACTGTATTCAGGGATTAAGTTGTACTCCTGTAACAGGATCTACCTGGGCTATTTATAAGGACACCTCTATGTATATTACTAATGCAGAATACAAGATAAAATACTTGACTAAGGATTCTATGGTACTGGATCAGTGGGGAGCATCCGGATCAGCTTCTTTCTACCGGTATATACTGGTAAGATAACTCATAATCACAAAACTCAAGACCATACTGGAGAGATCTGGTATGGTCTTCTAATTAGCAGGTTTATGGAAAAAAGAATACTTGTAAATACCGTTGGAGAGAACTGGGACCTTCTTAGTAAGATAAAGGAGTTTGCTCCCGATGTTCAGAGATGGATGGTCTTTTCTAAGAAGTTTACTGGGATGACTTATAAAGAGATCTATGAAAATGACGAGAAGATCTGTTTTTCCAGTAAAGAAGTAGTAGTAGGATTTGGTACAGCCTTTTACAGACGGGACAAAGTCCGATCTGGTATGTCTTATGACAAAAAGACAAGGAAGGTCAAAACCTGGTTTGGAAAAACAGGTAAGAATATACATGCTATCTGTGAACTTTTCAAATATACAGGTAATGAATGGGTCTGCATACTTCCTCATTCTATTACACAAGTAATCACAGATACTACCTTAGGATTGATCCTAAGCAAAAAGATTACTAACCCTACCCAGCTTATAAGGAGGTGGGTATCTACAAGTCTTAAGATAAAAGGACTTTCTCCAAAGTATTTCTATAAGTTAGCTCAGGAGGCTCCAAATACAACTCTTGCTTATTACAGCAGATTTCTCAAACAAGCAAAGAACCCAGCAGCTTACTTGAAGCATATAGTGGAAGAGGGAGAACCTGAGGGTAGTCAATACAAAGATATCCTAGACCAAGCAATGATGCTTGGGGAAAAGGTAGATCACAGGTGGAGCAAGAAGAGATTGGAAGAAGAACATCAGAGAATGACCAGAAAACTCATGGAATATGAGGTAATGAGTATTCCAGATACAGATTTTGGTTATGGTAAAATACCAGAACTACCTGAAGGCTTCTGTTTGATAACCAGTGATCGGGAATTATTCAGAGAAGGGAAGGAGATGAGTCATTGTGTTTATACTAACTACAGAAACAGAATTAAGGACTTATCTTATTTTGTTATTAGTTATACTCCTTCTCCTATCCATGACTATAGTAAAAGGTTCACTATTGGTATAAGAAAAGCTATTTTTGGGGAAGGTACTAATGAGTTTGTTATAGATCAGATCTGTGGACTGAGAAATGCTTCTTGTCCTGCAGATATAAGGGAGATAATTGAGTCTATAGTATCTGAAAAGAGTCTTCAGTTGTTCTTCAAAAGGATCACCACAAATCTTCAGATTTATGCTGCTGATCTTATAAAGGGAGAAAACTCTATAACAGTAGCTGCTTAATAATATGTGTTACAGGATAGGGGCGGGATTCAGTGCCCCAAAAACAAGGTTCAGGATTGCAACTAGAAAAGGTGAAAGAGAGATGACCTGGGGTTTATTTGGAGGAGATACTTATAACTCTCGTCTGGAAAATCTTAAGTCTACTTGGAAGAAGATTGAGCAGAACCGGGGGATTCTAAGTATAGAGTCCTTCTGGGAAGGAGGAGCAGAGTTTAGAAGGTATAGTGGTATAAACTTTCAGATAGGAGTAATTTTTAACTCTGAAGGAGAGTTTAGTATTGTTACTGTGGATGCAAATCCAACAGTAAGACCTTATCATCACAGGATGCCTTTATGTTTATCTAATAGTGACGAGATATCTTTTATAGAAGGTCTCGGTACTTTTAGTCAGGTAGACCCTGTACTCTGTTATCTTTCAAGAAAACTAGTTGCCTAAAACCTTAAAGGGACGTGTAGTACCTAGGAGAAGTTCATGTTAGTTATGTGGCATTCACACTCCCAGGTCTATACAGTGGACAGGATCTTTATAGGATCTGTGGAACTTGAAGGGTTCTATATTGCCTGTCCATTTAAAACTCATTAAATCAATCAACTATGTACAAAGGTAAGAAGAATATTTATATTTGTAATGAGGGTCACAAAACAGTAACTGTGGACAGAGATAAAGGGACAACGGCCTTTCTAATAGCTTGTCCTGAATGTCCTCCACCTAAAACTGCCAGGTCTTCTATGTACAGGGTAGATCAATCCTTAGAGCCTACCCACGAATGGTATAATCCCACAGAAGAAGACTTGAGGGACCTAAAATCTGATATGGCTCTTGAGATATTTACTAATATCAAAGCTTATGTAGAGCGGGGAGGATTATTATTCAGACCTATCAGAAAGGAGAAAATAAATGAGTGAAGCACCAAAATTTGGACCCAAGAGATCAGATCATCCTTCTATTGGACAGGAATGCCCTGCTTGTAAGGAACCTTTTAAAGAAGGGGATTATACTACTTTAGTAGCTCTGGGTCCGGGAAATGACCTAGATGATCAGAATAAGTGTAGAGCCGGTAAACCTTATAATGCAGTGGCAATAGAGGTCCATTACTCCTGTGTTACCGGAATACAGGTCCAAGAAATTTCTTAACATCTAAACCTAATCAAATTATGAACAGATCAGAACTTTATTACCATTCAGTAGATGTACTCCTGGATGCATACAATGATAAAAAACTCAAACATGGAGATTGCACTGCTTGTGCTGTAGGGAATCTTGTGGGGGATGGGATGAAAAAACTTGGCAAATCTTATACTATGGATGATCTGGAAAGAATGGGAAGTCGGATTACTCTGAGAACTTGGACCAGATTATTTGTAACCAGCAGACCTGGACACTCAAGACAGTTCATTTCTAAAATTCCAGAAAAGATCCTGGGAAAAGATTCTGTTATCAGGACTCATGTGGAATGTACGGGTTACCACTGGAAAGAACTTGCTAGGATAGAAAAGGCTTTTGAATCTATTTCTAAAAAGACAGTTAGGTCTGAGAATGAAACTCTTATGCAATTTGAGGGACTTTGCAAAGTACTGGATGTACTTAAAGAGATCCACCAGGTCGATCAGGAAGTATCCTCTGTAAGTTCCGAAAGACTTCAGAAGATATACAAGAACAAACACGAAAGGGTTTGTCCATATGAGTAGCCAAAACTGTCCTGTCTGTGGATCCAAAGTCAAAGTAGTAGGTGATGAAACTAAGCATTATGAACCTATAACAAATTCCAAGGAATGTCAGGACTTTGCTTTATGGATTGCTAAGTATGGTATATATAAAATACCCGATAAACCTGATATGTGGTGGTTTAATCAACAGGATGGAAAGAGTCCTGAGAAGACTACTGAGGATCTCTATAATTTGTACCTAGTATCTACTTTGTAGACCTTATTGAAAAAGATCTGAAATAACTCTAAATTTGTTACTCAACTTGAACTCAAAACTTTAACTCACACATGGAAAAGCTATTTACAGTACTATTACTGGTCATATCCTCTTTTGTGTATTCTCAGAATTATCAGGGAGGTATGATCAGGACTAAATCCGGGACTCATGATTCTCATATACAGGTTGCTGTGTTTGAGAACAAGATCAGTATTAATGCAGACCGGTATAAGATTCTAAGAGACCTTGGAGAAAACAAGTACTACTGTATTAATGACTCAACCTCTTTTACTATTACTATAGGTAAATCTATAGGGGTAGGAAGTGAGGTTTATGCTCAGATGATAACTGTTGCCCCGGAAGATTCTCCTGGACAAATAATGTATTATTATGTCAACAGACAGGTTTTGCCCAAAGTTGATTAGGTCCTAAGAAGAAGAAATGAGAAACAAATTGGTGGAAATCCGCAATAGGGTTTGTATCATGGGAGCTGACCTGACCCGGGAGCGGAACTATGGCCCATGATACTTAACCATTTATTCAAGATACATGCTGGAGGATAATAAGAAGATACAAGTCAGTATAACAGTAAAAGAGCTAAGAGATTCCCTAAGAGGTATGATTAATCATCCTTATAGAAATCTCATAGTAGATGTGATATTAAATCATCTTTCTAAAAGTGAGAATGGATATGGTCTGGAGCAGTTCTATAAGGCATTACAAGGTCTAGCTCCAGTCTCTGCATACAAAATAGGTGATGAGGTCTTGGTTGATGTAAAACACCTCAACAGTTACAGCATAGATAATGCTAAGACTGAGTCTGCAGGTCTATTTGTTAAGGGACACTGTCTCAAAACTGAAATTATAGCAATAGATCTTTATAAGAAGCATAAGCTGGAAGTTCAGTACACATATAAAGATTCTAAGGATCAAGACTGTCAATATGAGTATCCAGTACATGAAAAAGAGGTCCAACCTTTGGAAGATGTACTTCCAGAGATGAAGGAAGAGGAAGCTTAAGATTAATGATGGAACCATTAATCAGGAGAGGATGGAAAGGGGGAAATTGGTCCCTCTTTCCTAATCTCCAAATTTATTTTGTTTAAATCATGAAGGTTTACTAACTTTGGGGTCTGTTTGTATAATACCCTCATTTAGTGATAGTAAGTATAGGAAACGGCAGAGTGGTCCATATGTCCGTGGAGGAATATCTTGATCTTGATGATCAGGATTATCAATACCTCCTCTCTATTAATGCCGGTGAAGTAATACAATATCCCTGGTATGGTTCAGCCCTGGGAAAGAAAGAAAGGTCTATAAGACTTAGTAATGAACTAGATATCTCTCCAGAGGAGGATACTCTACAAAAACCCAAATTAGAGGAGATTGATCAATCTACTCTTGAAATTCCAGAAGAAGATATAGACAGCACTGAATCCTAGTAAGAAGGTGCTTTCACTATATAGGTCATCCAGATCCCGGACCGGGTTTGGAGTGATCTTTACAACTCATGGTCCTTATTTAACTCAAAAATCAACTCAAAATGAACACAAAAGTGAAAGTGGTTGCATCACCCGATGGAAAAGTCGTGGTAGCTTCCAAAAACAATCCTGAGTATGGCTCAGTGAGAGTAGAACAAACCCGTGCTATGATTGATGAAGCAGGCTTTTTGCGCAGGCAGAAAGTAAGTGCTTTCATCCCGGGTACAGTTGCTGACCTGGAAGGAATGAAATGGGCAAATGGCCAGGAGATTGATGGTAAGATTATCATCAAAGAATCTCTGGAAGCCCTCAATCCTAAAAATCCTGAGAGGGATTATAAAGTGGCTGGTGAAACCAAGATTGTTTGTTGTGTAGGTGGGGATCCTATCTACCGCAAGCAGATGTTCACCTTGGATCCTGATGCTTAAGATGAGCTTGTTGCTCATACCAATGGTGAGGCCATCAAGGCTGCTTACCTGGAGCTTCAGAAAGCCGGACTGGAAAAGAAGTAGTCCAGATCATCTATAACAGAGGAGGGGTCATACAGGCCTCTCCTCTTTTTTTCTCTCCTAGTATTCATCCAAAAATCTGTATATTTATGGTTCCAATCATTGATCAGTTGTCTGAGAAATCCCTGCAGTATCTCGGCAAACTAGAAAAACTTCAGCAGGAGGGTTCTGAGTATAAAGGACGCAGATACAGTGCATTATCTATGACCAAGTACCAGAAGTTTCTGTACCAGAGAGCACTATATGGTCTGGATATATTCCAGCCAAATGAGTTAAAGGAGATGCATAGGGAGAAAAAACAGAGGATTTTGAAAGTCCACAAAAAGGCTAAGATCCTGGTTAATATCCTTAAGCAGGAAAAAGTGAATAAAATAGTAGGTGGATTTGCAGATCAGATGTTTCCTAAGAGTATCCTGGGATCAGAACTGTTCTCAGAATCTGAGCTGATTGATCCTGATTATCCTATTGAGTTAAGTCTTAAGGACTTGAAAATTGATAAAAGGGTAGTAGTTGACAAGTTTATCCAGGAAGGGATACTCCCTCCTAATTTTTATGAACTAATAACTGATCCTCATGGGCTACCACAACTTAAACAACGAAGAGATAGTATACCTATACATGTGTAATAGAATTACCATGTTAAAGTACCAGAGGTGTATAGAGAATAAAGGCTTTCATGTGAATGCTAATATTCCTTTACCAGGACTTGGGGATGTGAAGATCTTCAAACCGGTAGAACCTGATGCCATAGAAGAACTGAAGAAGTCAGAATTTTATAGGTGTGCTCGTGAGGTCAATAGTAAGTTAGAACCTATTGTGACCCTGATAAAAGAAAGTGAGGTAGAAATGTATGATCATCTTGACCAAATGTTTAAAGGAGTGGAGGCACTAGCATGAAATATGACTTTATAGTGAGTGATTATGTTACTCTTGTACTTACTCCAGAAAATCCTATGGAAGAGGAACTTCTCAAAACTTTATCCAGACAGGATAATGATATAGTGGAGTTCCGGAGTAGTATGAGCATTCTTAACAAAACAGTTAAAAATGGCCTGGCTCTTACAAGGAGGGGTATGATAAGAAAACAAGAGGGTGAACCAGAAATCCCTGAAGTAAATGATACAGAAAAAAAAGATCTGTAGTAATTGTAAAAGGAAAAGACCAATTTGGAAAAGAATTGAGGGGAAGGGGTTCTGTAGATACTGTGCTGGAGTTGCCAACACTAGTCAGTCCAAGTTTAAACCAACAAGGAAACAGAAACCCATCTCCCCTCGATCTTCTAAGAGGAAGGTTCAAGACAAAGAATACTCAAAACTCAGGAAAGAGTTCTTGGAAAAGAATCCTTTCTGTCAAGCAAGACTTTCTAAGTGTCAGACAAGAGCTAGTCAGGTCCATCATAAAAAAGGTAGGGGGAAGTACTATCTTGATGTGTCTACCTGGTTATCTTCCTGTGCTAACTGTCATCATATGATTGAGACGATGCCCTCAATGGCAAAAGCCCTGGGATTTTCAGAATCCAGACTTGCATGAAGTATAGAAGTCAGGAAGAACTTGTAGAAGGTTTTGTAGCAGGAGATATTCAAGGAGAAACTTATAGTAGAAGTATGTTTTTTGAGAAAAATGCAATTTATTCTTATGGATATCATTTCCCTATAGCAAAGAGAGTACTTAAACAAGATGGGTCTATACTCTATCTTTTTACAAGTCAGGGATATTCTAATAGTACAGCAAAACACAAGTCTATTGTAAGTAAAGGATTAATGTATAAGCAAGTTTTATACTGTGAGTTTATTCCCTCAGTAGCAGAATTTGATCTTTATGCATTATATAAGAATTTAGTACTAAGTATTGAAAAAGCAAAGAAAATAACAAGTAAGAAAGTAAGAACAAGACATACAGCTCTTTGTAGAAGAGACGATCTGTACCATGTGTATCATAATATGGAGAGGCTTACCCAAGTATTTTTTCCGGAGGAATCAATCGGTTTTGCAACAGGAATGATCTATTTACATGATATATGTTTACCGAGATGAAGAAAACCACAGAAATAAAAACAATTCAGGGAATAAAGGAACTGATTGAGTCTAAAGATGTTCAGTCAAGATACTTAGCTGCTTGTTTTTTGAGAGGTAATTCTCTTCATATAGAAGAGAGAATGGCAAGGAGTCTTCTTGGTAAGATTCCTATTATGGAAAGGATCAAATCAATATCCGATGCTTATGATGAGACCGGGGTTATAGAGTCAGATATCTTGCCTTTTTTAAACCCCAAGAACAAGTATCAGATATCACAAAATGGACAGGCCAAACTTCAGTATGGGATTCTAGCCCTTAATGAAGGATGGATACCAAATTTCCTGGACAAAAATCAGAAGAAGTACTTTCCCTGGTTTGAGAAAACCTCTTCTGGTTGGCGGGTGAGTTCTTGTGCTGGTTGGGCTGATGGTAGTGCTGACGTGGGCTTCGGTCTTCACTATAAATCTGAGGAGCTTGCTCTATTTGGAGGAAACATCTTCCTTCCACAATATATAGAGTGGCTTCCTGAGTAGGTCATATTATTAATTCTCAGCTAGTTAGCGAGTGAATTCTTATACTAATTGGAATGATGATAATGCTAACATGAGCTTCAGTCTCCACTTCTTTATGTGTAGTATGATCTTACCTCTAGGTAAAAGACAAACATTAGTAACAAGAGCTTTGGTACCAAAATCTTTGGGAAGAAGATCTTAAGTGAAGTGAATCTATGAAAAGAGTTGGAAATCTTTACTCAAAAATATGTACTATAGCTAATCTCAAGTTAGCAGATTCCAAAGCTAGACTGGGAAAGTCCAGACAGTATGGAGTGATTCTCCATGACAAGAATAAGGAAGACAATATCATAAATCTTTATCATGTTCTGAATAAGAGAGAGTACAAGACCTCTCTTTATACGGTTTATACAATTTCCGAGCCTAAGAAAAGAGAGATTTATAGACTTCCTTATTATCCTGATCGGATAGTTCATCATGGAATAATGAATATTCTAAAGCCTATATTCCTGTCCATTTTTACAGCAGATACCTACAGTTGTATAGAAGGTAGGGGTATACATGGGGTTTGGAGAACTTTAAGAAAATCTCTTTTGGATGTCCAGGGAACAACTTACTGTCTAAAACTTGATATAAAGAAGTTCTATCCTTCTATAGATCATGATATTCTGAAAGTTCTTCTTAGGAAAAAGTTCAAAGATCCCAGGCTCTTATTACTTCTAGATGAGATAATTAACAGTGCTCCGGGTATACCAATCGGAAATTATCTTTCACAATACTTGGCCAATTTCTATCTTACTTACTTTGACCATTGGATTAAGAGTAGTTCAGGGGGGGGTAAAATACTATTTTAGGTATTGTGATGATATAGTTATCCTGGGATCAAACAAGAAGGAGTTACATGATCTTTTGGTAAAAATTAAGCAGTATTTATGGAATAATCTAAAACTTCTGGTTAATTTCAATCATCAGGTATTCCCGGTTAGTTCCAGAGGAATAGATTTTGTGGGGTACAAGTTTTATCATACACATATTCTTCTCAGAAAAGGAATAAAGAAGAGGTTTATAAAGATGGTAAAGTACAGAAAGAACAGAGCATCTCTTAATTCCTACAATGGATGGCTTAAGTATTGTGATAGTAAGAATCTAAGAAAAAAGTATTCAGTATGAAGACAAATCAGAACTATAATTCTTTAAAAGAAATGGTTACAAGTAAAGATCCGCAGTCTATGTATCTTGCTGCTACTATTCTTCGTGGGACTAGTCATTGTCTTAATAAGAGATCTGCAAAGTCTCTTCTGAGCAAGATTGATCTTGTTAGTAGGATAAAAGACTACCAGGATATTTGTGAAGAAGGTGGATTTGAAGAACTTACTTTAGAACACTTCTCTTTTTTACCTGAGGATCAGAGAAAGAGACAGTTTGCATTACATAGAATTAACAATATATCCACTATTCTAAATGGTGAGTGGATTGCTGACTTCAATAATGGTGATCAGAAGAAGTATTATCCTTGGTTTAAGAAGACTACCTCTGGCTGGGTGCTGAATGTTGGGATTTCCTTCACTCGTGCCGTTTCTAACCGTCCGGGTGGCTGCTACTTTGAGACTGAAGAAAAGTGTAAATTTGCTGTTTCTACTTTTATGGATGTATGGATAGATTACTTAGATTAAGCTTTTATACTACCTCTAGCTAGGTACTGAATGATGTGAATTACAATCATGACAATTCTAACCATCCAGGTAGCTACTACTTTGTCTACAAATAAGTATAAAGCTTTGGCTCTTGCCAGAAAATGACTGAACAGAGAAGGACCTTAGTAAGGAAACTGGAAAGGACCTTAATACAAAGTACTATGAAAAAAGATAAGAATCAGATTCAGGATGAAAGCAGAAGGTACTCTTAAATATCCTTCTCATGATGACAAGAAAATTCCAGTTACTGTCTATACTCTTCAGTGTAAGGAGGTGTATAAGGCTGAATCTCAGAATGATGCTTCTAGATATTTACTTGGGATGTATAATCTTCCTAGAAAAAGTATTCAATCTATGATTTCCCAAATCATTCTTGGAAAAGGTAGAAGAAAGCAACCAAAATTCAATAACCACCTTATCTATAAATTAGGTTGTCCTTGTAAAGTTTATGTAAAGCCAGTCAAGACTGATGGATATTTGGTAAGTTGTTTTGATAAGGAAAGTATGAATCAGATGTATTTTCCTAGTATGGAGATGGCTGCTAGATACTTGAGATGTTCTGCAACTAGTATTAAAAGAGCTCGAGGATGGAACTATCCTTTTAGGAAAAGGTATATAATTAAGGTAACTTATGAAAACAAGAAACATAGTGCAAGATGAGGCATTAGAAGCAATGTCTAAAGTTGAGAGAGGCACTATAGCTGTGTCAATGCGGGTTGGTAAAACTCTTGTAGGGCTCAGACATATGGACAACCACTACTCAGATACTTTAAGGGTTCTGGTAGTTGCCCCGAAGTTGTCTATATTCCAGAGCTGGAAAGATGATGCTGAGAAGTTTGATCTGGTTCATTTATTGGATCATATCACATTTACCACATATCTTTCCTTGACCAAACAGACTTTGGATTATGATATAGTTTATCTGGATGAGTGTCATAATTTATTGTATAATCATGATGAGTGGTTGTCTAACTTTAAGGGGAAGATTGTAGGATTGACTGGTACTCCTCCAAGGGTTCCTGTATCGGAGAAAGGAAAGATGGTAGATATGTACTGTCCTATTGTCTATAAATACATAGTCAAAGAAGCAGTAGCAGATAAGATCCTAAATGATTACAGGATCATTATACACAACCTTTCATTAGCTACAGATAATACACTCAAAGTAGAAGTCCGGGGGAAATCCTGGTATACCTCAGAGTTAAAATCTTATGAGTATTGGAGTGGTAGACTGGACAATGCCTCTACTGCCAAGGAACAACAGATTATGTCTATTATGAGAATGAAAGCTCTTATGGGATTTCCTAGTAAGGAGGTAATTGCAAAAGAGATATTTTTTAAGTCTGAGAATAAATGCATACTCTTTGCTAATACCCAGGAACAAGCAGACCGGTTATGTCCTTATAGTTATCATAGTAAGAATCCTACTTCTGAGGAGAACCTTCAGAAATTTAAGAGTGGGGAAATAATCAGACTTTCCTGTGTATTACAGTTGAATGAGGGCATTACAATCCCTGAATTAAAGGAAGGGATTCTTCTTCATTCTTATGGGAATAATACCAAAACTGCTCAGAGGATAGGTAGAATGCTTTCTCTGAACCCAAAAGATACAGCAACAGTTCATATCCTCTGTTATAGGGACACAGTTGACACCCGGTGGGTGGCAAGTGCCTTAGAGGACTTTGATGAATCAAAAATCACTTATGTTGAATACTAAAAACCAATAATAATTATGACTAAACTAAGCAAAGAAAACCCCTTCCAGATACTGGAGGACACATCTCTTACAGGACCCAGATCTATGAGTCCTGAGATAATGAACTATCTCAAAGAAAGTCTACTGGCTCTTCCTGTGGATAAATTTAAGAGTGTATTTGTTCCTGGAACACAGATTCCTAATAAACAAACAGTATCTTACTTGGTAAGTAAACTGAAGTCAGAATTCCGGGAGAAGTACAAAACCATGAAATCCTGTGATTATGCTTGTAGGGCAATTCAGGATATGAATAAAAAGTACAAAGGAACAAGTATCTGGAGAATTAACTAAATTTGTAAAATTATGGCTAAGAAAAAAGAGTTTAAGATAGGTAAGGTATACTGGCTTCCTTATAGAGGGCCTATAAAGGTAAGTCATGTTGGGGATGATTCTTATGGAGGAGTGTATCTTGAAGGAGTTATAATGAGAACTTCTCCAGATGGTGGTAAAGCTTCTATACTTAAAGTAAGGGAGAATACTAGTTCTTGCATAGAGGTAGATCCCAGGAAAATGCTTGCTGACTACAACAAAGTATTTGCCAAGGCCTACTTTCCAAAACTCAAGAAAAAGAAGGTTAAATCTAAACCTAGGAAAAATGCAAAGAGAAAAACCAAGACCAGGAAGAGGAGATGATCCTCTCCTGGTTAAGTTCAATCCTCAGTGGCAGGATGAAGAAGAAGTCATTGTTAAAGAAAAGAAAGATAGACAGAAGTCTATTGTTTTAATTAATGATGATTTCAATTCTTTTGATCATGTCATTGAGTGTTTAGTCAAGTACTGTAAACACTCGGTTCATCAAGGGCACCAGTGTGCTCTTATCGTCCACAATAATGGTCGGTGTGATGTTAAGAGAGGGACTTATGACAAGCTCCTACCTATTTGTGAAGCACTCCTTGAGAACGGCCTAACTGCTGAGATTGAGGAAATATAAAGAAGTTTGTGGTGTAGCTCAATTGGTAGAGCACCAGTCAGTTCTGAACCCATTTCTGACTGGAGGTTGCTGGTTCGATGCCAGTCATCACAACTAAAACCAATAATAATTATGCAAGTAACCTATAAACCAATTGAGAAGAACACAGGGGAGTTCCCCAGATTGATGGTAAGTAAGTACGGACAAATTGTACTTGTAACCAAGAGCAATGATAAGAAGGAGGATGGTTCTGCTTCTGCAACATATGTAACAGTATTACACGATAAGAAAAATCCTAGCTCACCGGATATAGGTAAGACCTGGGAATCTGATGTAAGTGGTGAGGACTACAATGCATTACCTAAAGGAACCTCAATAGAACTTGTCAACTAAGGTCTTAATAATTCACAATCCTCTTAGAAAAGATCGCTGGGAGACCCTTGAGAAAGAACTGAAGGAGCAGGGTATAAGTGATTATGCCCTGATGCCTTCAGTACATACTTCTAAGAAACCTGTGGTAAACATCTCCCAGGCACATAAAAACTGTGTTAGATGGGCTAAACAGGAAGGGTGGTCTGAAGTAAACATCTGGGAGGATGATATAAAATTTACATCTGAAGGATCTTACCAGAGATTCCTTAACCTTAAAAAGGATCTACCAGTTGACTGGAATATCTATTTATCGGGAGTATATGAAGGTAAGATATATCCAATCACAGAAGAACTGGCCCAAGTCAGAGAATTCAGTGGACTTCACTGTTATATGGTAAGTCACCGGTTTTATGATACTTTTCTAGGAGCTGATGAGAATACTAACCTGGATAAGTGGATAGGGAGTAAAAGACACGGGAATTATCTTAGTCATCTATGCTATCCTATGGTTGCTATTCAACACGATGGATTCAGTGATAATATCAGAATGAGCACTAATTACAATCACAGATTAATTAACAAGTATAAACTATGGCAAAAAGAATAGAAAGTATCTTTGATATACCATTACACAAAGTATGTAGCAAAGATGATATCAGACCTATCATGACAAAGGTTCATTTCACAGATAAGTATGCTTATGCAACCAATGGTTTTATGGCAGTAAGAATGAAAATGGATGATCTTCCGGTTTGTCTGAACTTTGCATCAGTTCCTTGGTATATTTACCAGGAACTTTATCAGAAAAACAAGAGGGCTTATGTTCCTTTTATTTATACCAAATGTATTATAGGAATAGAAAAGGGGGTTGATTGGAAGTATGAACCAGAGGAGACAGATCTTCCCTCCCAGAAGTTTGTAAACTCTATTGACAAACTTATAAAAGAGAGATTGGTCAAGACAAGAACTAAGATTATTTGGGATAAGAGCATAAGTATTAATCCAAAAGCTCTTCTTGCTTGTCAGGAAGTCCTTGGGTTTGATGATAAGGAAGGTGCTCTTATATGTACTTTTAAGTCAGCAAAAGATAGTGTACTTCTTACTTTTAAGGAGTATTCAGTATCAGAAAGAGTTGCTATAATAATGCCAAGAATCAAAACCTGATGATACTAAGTGGACATATAGAAAGCAGAGATTACAAGAAGGAGGAAATCATTGAGGGTCTCCGGGTTATAAGATTTGATTGGCAGAAGAAAAGTCTCTCAGTAGGTACCCTAACTCATCTGGCTACGTCTGGGAATTGGTATTTCTTAAGAGAAGATACTGTACAGGGGGAAGAGATTATGGAACTGGATAGATTAGCTTATCCGGTCTTTGTTCCTTTTCCAACAGATGGTCCTGAGGTAAAAATAAAGTATCATCAGTGGATGCCCATTATTAGGAATGATGAACTGGATAAGGGAGTTATAGTTGAGGCTAAGATAAGTCCTACCCCTTTTTATTCCGGTCACTCTGCCTTACAGTGTAGACTCTGTAGTAATGATTTTGAGGGATATCCCAAGCAGAAGCTCTGTAAGGAATGCTGTGAGAAACAATCAGTTGCTTTATTAATTCCTAAGAAGAGGTTTCATCTTGCTGCAACTACAAGAAAGGATTTGTATAACAGAAGTGATATGTGTAAACTTGTAGAAGAATTTACCAGAGAAATGGGAATGGACCAAAGTGTCTTTCCTGTCTGGCTTACCAGAAAAGAACAACAAAAAACAGAAGAAGATGAGGAAGGGAAAAGTTAAATTCTTTAACCAGGACAAAAAATACGGGTTCATCACTCCTGATGATGGTGGACCTGATATATTCACTCATGTAAGTGGGTGCATAGATAAGATTAAGATGGATGATAGGGTTCTCTTTGACGAGAAATCTAGTCCGAGAGGGGCTTCTGCTATTGGTGTAATACTGGATCGTGGAGAAGACTCCTAATGGTATAGATTATAGTTGGCATCTTACCAAAAATAATGTGTCTAAATATCAACTCTTCCCTATTTTAGGATGCCACCTCGATAGTGATGTAAGGCATGCAATGAGTTGGATACATAAAGAAAAAGGTATTGTAAGGATATATGTAGAGTGGAAAGAAGCAGATCAAAATACTGAGCCTCAAAAACTTCCAGATAGAGTTATAGTAAAGACTCAACATGGTGAACTTGTAGAACTAAGAAGGAAGATAGAAGAGCTTGAGAAAGAAAAGAAAGTACTAGAGAAAGCTGTTGGAGAGAAGTTTAAGATCCATTTTTCCAAAGAGGAAATGGACCAGTTCAAAAAGGATCAGTATGTAACTTCTCTAAAGAATGAAATCACTAACAAGAATAAGAAAATAGCAAACCTGGAGAAAGATATCCAGAAGTTTAGGAATGAGATAAGTCAGTTAGTGATCAGGCTCAATTCTAACAAAGCCACAACTCAGCAAGATGGGGAAGAAGCAAAAGGATAACATGCTTCATATACTCCTGAAGAAGGAGAATGGTAAACTCACCAATGCTATGAGTGGTGGGGATATCAGGTATACAGACTTTGTCAACTTATTAGAAGAAGGTCAGGTAGTAGATGCCTTCTTTGATGCTAATACTGAGAATAAGACCTTGGCTCAACTGGCCAAGGCCCATAAGTGTGTAAGACTACTAGCCCCAGAGATGGGGTACAGTTTTGAAGATCTTAAACTCGAAATTAAGAAGAAAGCTGGACTCTGTGTCAAGAAAGAACTTGAAGGAGAGATGTATATAATATGCAAATCCCTAAGCAAGTGCAGTGTAGAAGAACTTGGTCTATTTATCCAGGCCTGTATAGAAGCAGGAGATCTGGTCAATATAAACCTTAGGTAGGACTAGCTCCTTCCTCTGGAATTTCTACCTCTTTGACTTTATCCTGGTCTTTAGCAGAGACTTCTAGCTCATTTATGATAGACAGTACTGTCTCCAGGTTATAAGCCTCGGGATGGGTCTTTAAATCGACCTCCTTGTCTTTTATGATTTGCATATGCTTTATGAAGTCTTTTTCTTCATAGTGACTAGCAAGCCATATTAATAAGACTTGGAGTCTTCCATAGAAGTACCCACTGACTTTGATGTCAATGAGTGAATCTGGTTCTATTGCTCTGGTCTTTATCATGGAGCAAATTTAAACTTAAAAAGTGTAATATGAAAGTAAATCTTAAAGATTTAGAGAACTGGTATGACAACCTCAGGGTACAAAGATCAAATCTTCATACTCTCTATGAAAAAAAGGAGTATCGAGTCTTAAATGAGGTTCTTAACTTTCTGGAGAAGACTATTAAGGATCTGGAAATTAGAGAAGAGTGTATTATCGAGATCAAGACTAAGAGAATCCCCAAAAAGAAGGTTAAAAAAGGAAGCCTGGCAGAGATAGGTTATCTCCCCCGGGTAAGGTTTCATACAACTCATCAGATACCATGAGTGTAAATATTCAGGATATAAAGTCCAAGTTGTATGAAAGACTCCGGCCTTCCGGTTGGGCCGACAAGCTCAAGGCATTTCTATTATCAGAAGATATGGATAAGCTCTTGGAATACCTAGCAAAGGAGTCTCGGGAAGGAAGAAGATTTACTCCTCCTCTTAAACTTGTCTTTAGGGCTTTTGAGGAGTGTAAGTACTCGGACCTGAGAGTTATTATGTTACTTCAGGATCCTTATCCTTTCGTCAATTGTGCTGATGGGATAGCTACTTCATGCAGTTTGATGGAGAAAGCTCAACCTTCCTTAAGATTCATGTTTGAGGAGATAGAGAGAACTGTATATAAAGGGGATCCTTATCCTTACAAGGACCAACTGGATCTTAAAAGATGGTCTAATCAAGGAGTACTGATGCTAAACTGTGCCCTGACTACCACGGTAGGTAAGATAGGTCAGCATTATAATATCTGGCAGCCTTTTATGGCATATCTCTTTGATGTCCTCTGTTTTACTAATACCGGTCTGGTATATATATTTATGGGTAAGAAGGCTCAGGAGTGGTCTGAATCCATTCCGGATGTGAACCACAAGATCTTTACAGTGCATCCCGCAGCTGCTGCTCATAATAGACAGGAGAAGTGGGATTCTGGGGATGTATTTCAAAAAGTGAACAATATACTAATTGGTCAAAATGGAACTGGAATAACCTGGTAATCATGACAGAAGAAAGACTAAATAAGATAAATAATCTGGTTAGAGATTCAAGAGCTCTCAATGATCTCAAAGATAAGCTTAATCAGATAAATTTCAGAGCATATCCTTTTGAACTGAAGCAGGGAAGTTCTACTATGGTTAGGATTGATGAATTTGCAGACACATGCCCTATCTATATGGACCGAGAGTTTCAGACAGAACTTAGAGAGATACTGGAAGGTGCCATTGATCAGTGCATTTCCAGGATAAAAAGTAGAGCTAATGTCCTGAGAATGGGGTTTGGAGAACAATAAAACTAAGAACTATGGGAAAGAAATTGCTAAACTGGATTAATTGTTATATCTTCGGATACCATCACTGGACCAGTAAGGTTCAGGAAGGACTTCCTTGTGAGTTTAGTCCAAGACCTGCAGATCATGAATGGACTAAGGAAGAGATAGAAAAAGAGTTCTGGATCTATGCCAGGATGTATTGCAAGCACTGTCGTAAGATGTCTAAACTAAATAAAGTATAAGATGATGGAGACTATACCAATAATAGTACTACTGGCAGCTCATTTTGTGGGAGACTACATATGTCAGACCCCAGAGATGGCTGCTAAGAAGAGCCGGGGGATACTTTGGTTAAGCATTCATTCTGGTATGTATAGTCTTATGCTATCTATGGGCTGGCTTTTTGTAGCTTTGATGGTTATAGCTCATAAACCTGAGGAGTTTAACCTTATGAGATTTATAGCAGTATTACCCTTGACTTATCTAAGTCACTGGATAGTGAAATACTTCTCTTCCCGGCTTATAGCCAAATTTGAGAGAAATCGGGAGCATACCAACTCTTTCATGATTTTAGGGATAGATCAGTTTCTCTGTCAGTCCCTCTTAGTAATAATTTATAAACTATTCATATGAAGAAGATGACCTTTTTCCAGTTCTTCCTGTGGAGGAAGAGCTTTGCAGTAGTTCACAGTTGGTTCCTGATCATCTTTACCCTGGTGGTATTGTTTGATCTGTTCTTTGTATGGGAACTGGTCCCGGAAACTCCATGGGTAGCTTTATTCCTTGTAGGAATCAATGTTGGCAACTTTGTAGGGACCTGGGTGACTTTTAAAAGACTCAGGAGAAAGGGGTCAATATGATCTCTGTAATCCTGGTTTGTCTGGCTGCTATCTGTAATGCTGTCATGGATACCCTGGCCCATCATTTTTATGTGAGTATCTTTAAAGACAAGAACCCCAAGTTCTGGAACCCGGACATAAGTTGGAAAGAGGCTCAGTATGCACCACTTACAAGGTGGAAATTTGATGCATGGCACCTATTCAAGAGTATTATGATCATTCTCCTATGTATTGCTATATGCCTTAGTCCTTCCTGGATAGATTCTTGGTTGGATAAACTGGTATATCTGATTTTGCTAGGGGTAGTGTGGAATGTAGTATTTTCCTGGTTCTACAATACAGTTCTTAAAGCAAAGGCTAGTTCACAATAAAGTAGATAAGTCCGACTGATAGAACTAGTGTGGTACCCAACCATTTTAACTTAGTGAATTTCAATGATTTCTGTGTGTCAGAGAGGGTGAGGGTCAGGTTAGAGATATCCTGGTTCTTGCCCTCAATTATTTTGTCCTTCTGATCTGAGATCAGGTACAGACTCTGTATCTGTTTCTCGTTCAGAAGAATAGTCTGGTTTCTATTGTCTAACTGTTTGGTGGTTATGACAAGTAGGGTATCCGATTCCTGGCACTTGGTTAATTTAATGGCAATCTTTCTAAGTTCAGTAAGTCCGTAACACTTGGTAGTATCAGAAACCTGACAGATTCCGGATAATGGAATCACACTGAAAAACAGAAGCACCAGATATAAACTTGATCTTTTGGACATATATGATTTTGGTTTTAGACTTTTGCTCAGAAAGAGTTTGATTCTCAGATCCCAAACTATCAATTTTTACTTGTAGGGTCTTGATATTCCTGGCCAGAGAATTAATGGAGTCCCGATAAGGTTTCTCATTAAAGAGCTCTGGTGCAGAAATATCAGTCTTTCTCAGGAAGATATCATATGCCACAGTTCCTACCAGAAGGATTAGTAGAATAATTGCAAATGTTGATTTATTCATGGTTGAGGACGGGCTGGTTCTTCTTTTTTTTCAAGATCTAGCTTTTTATCCTTATTATTGAAGTAACTATAAATACCGGCCATGGTTACCATACAAGGAGTGAGAATGGTAAGTACCATCTCAATATTCTGTTCATTAGTATTCTTAATGGTCACATAAGATACAAGCCAGAAAAGACCTACAGATAACCATTTTCTAAGAGAGAAAGATCCTGGGGTGTTCCCCATGGCCCCTAAGAATTTATCAGTAAAGTTCACTGTTTTCTTCCACATGATGAGTAATTTTGAGGCAAGATACAAAAAAAATACTAATATGCAAGATGAGATATCACAGCAAATGAGACAATTTGCTGATAAATTCAAAGAAGAATTTAAAGGCAAATTTGGATACTATCCGGAGGTGTATTATTTAGAGACTATAGGTAGACCTAAAAGGGTCCCCCCTCTTGAGGATATAGAGAATATTATAAATTCTTGTAATCCTTCATATAAACCTCCAGGGATAAGAGAACATGTAAGGGATCAGTGTGTCGTTCTTTATAGACACATCTTCTTCTATTTTGGTAAAAATTATGGATATAGTCAAAATCATATGAGGAGGTACCTGGACAATACTTGGTCTCATTCTACAATAAGTTTAGCAATTAAAGGAATCACTCAGCAGTTGGAAATAAAAGACCCTAATGTTACTAGGATTGTTCAAATAATAACTGAGAAACTTAACTTTAGATTATCTGAGATAAATGAAAAAACTTGAATCTTACAGTCTTTGGAATTTGTTTCAGATGATGTCTGAACAGGGTCTGACCCCTAATAGGGTTTATGTACTTCTTAATATACAGAAGAATACAGCTCTTCCCGGAGTAAACATACACCAGGAAGTAAGAGGGTTAATACTAACAGAGTTCTTGGATTCCGAAGGAAAGATTTCTGAGAAGGGCTTACAAGCTATTTCAGAGATTGAGAGTTTTTTGGACAAAGATCCTTCTATGATTGATCCTTGTGCAGATGCTGCTCTTGTTGCTCTTCAGGTAGAAAAGTACCTGAATATCTGGCCTGACATAAAACTTCCCAGTGGTAAAAGGGCCCGGGTTAATGCAGGCAATCTCAAAGGAGCTTTTGTATGGTTCTTCAGGAATTATAAGTATGACTGGGAAACAGTATTAAAAGCTACTGAAAGATATGTCTTTGAGTATGAGGACAAAAACTGGATGTACTGTAGAAATAGTCAATATTTCTTAAGGAAACAACTTTCAGATAAGTCCTGGGAGAGTGAATTGGCTAATTACTGTGCTATTGTTAAATCAGGGAATAAGAGTGATGACTCATTCAAGTTCCCAGAAAATGTTGTGTAATATGAAGACAATCAATAAAATAATTCTAGCTGCAATTTTGTCAGTTATATGCTGGCAAGTTGTGAACATTCTGGTGATTCCTATAGACTTTCTTCACTATATAATTGTGGAGTTTGTATTGGTAATTTCACATTTATTTTATACCTTGGTCACCCAGAAAAAGGTAAGATTTCTGGGTTGGTTCAGTATATGATAAAACCTATAGAAAAACCCAAAGACAGACCTTGGAAAGATCAGAAGGAAGGATTCACTGCTTCTCTAAGATATATGCAAGGGAGAATGAAAGGAGAGATAAAAAGCCTATCAACTCCCTGGAGCAAATTCAATGATGCAGGTACTGCGGGTATAGAATGGAATTCCACTACTGTAATTGCAGGTAGACCGGGTTCAGGTAAGAGTCTTATCTTAAATCAAATAGTAAGAGAATCTTTTGAATTGAATCCAGGAGAGAATTTTAGGGTCTTGGAATTTCAAATGGAGATGTTGGCAAGAACTTCTGCAATTAGGGAATATGCAAGTAGTCTAGGAAAGTCCTATAAATATCTCTGTAGTGCAGAAGATTCTCCTCTTACCCGGGAGGATCTTGAGTTGTGCTTAAAGTATGCTAAAAAAAGATCAGATTATCCTGTTGATGTTGTTGAGTCCCCTCCTACTGTGAGAGAATTCTATGACATTATAAAGTTGTATATGAAAGATCATGCTGTACTATCTGGAGATGCTACTGTTTATTTGAAAACCCTTATTGCAATAGATCACTCTTTACTTCTAAAAAAGGCCGTTGGTCAGAAGGACAAACAAGATATGCTCTATGAACTTGGAGAAGTAGTAACTGACCTTAAAAGGAAATACCCAATAGCTTTTGTAATACTAAGTCAACTTAATCGTGGGATAGATAGTCCTGACAGAAATGAAGATGGGAAGTATGGCAATTATGTCCTGGAGAGTGATATTTTTGGGGCAGATGCTTTACTACAACATGCAGATATGGTAGTGGGTCTTAACAGACCGGGTAAACAGAAAATAAGATTTTATGGACCGGACCGGTATATCATTGAAGATGATAAAACTTTGGTTATGCACTTCTTAAAGTGCCGGAATGGAGATAATAGAATGAGTTTTTTCAAAGCAGAATTTGACAGGATGAGAATCATAGAAATGAAGACACCACCCAAACAAACAAGAATGAGAACATGACAATGATCCAAACAACAAACAGACCTGAAGAAAGAAAGGTCAAGATTGCTAAGCTTAGGGAACATCAACAACCTTTGTTTGAGGCACTGGGAATGCCAGAGGCTTTATATATACCTAAAATGAGCTACAGACCCAGATCCGGGGCTGAGCACCATATAGGTTTATTTGAGAGTGAGTTAAGAAAAAATGAAGATATCTATACTGAGTTTATAGATAAGGATTACAACTCAGAAGATCCTGCCAGGATCTTGTACAAGCTTAAGCATAATCCTCACTGGGAAGAAGAATTTGAAAAGGTTAAGGATGAGAAGAAAGGATACACCAGATATCTGGTACCTATAGCAGAACTTATCAAAATTGATAGAGGTTCTGTTGTACCCAATCCTGATAATTTTGAGATCCTGGATCCAAATCTGGATGCTCCAATAAGTCAGATGACTATAAGGGACCTGGCAGCAATTCTCACAAGGAAACCTATTTCTTTAAAGGAATGGTTGAATAATCTGGTAAAATGAGTGAGTTAATTCTTCCAACAAAGAAAGTACCGGCTGGTTCAACCAGTCCAAGGAATTTAATTATCTTTTCAAAGCCCAAGACTGGTAAGACAGAACTTGCGGCTGCACTGGATAATGCACTTCTACTGGATCTTGAAGAAGGTTCAGATTTTGTAAGTGCTATAAAACTTAAGGCAAGATCAGTAGCAGATATTAAGATTATAGGTAAGAAGATTAGGGAGGCCTCAAAGCCTTATGATTATATAGTTGTAGATACAATTACTGCTCTGGAGGAAATTGTTACTCCTTATGCAGAAGATATCTACTCAAAGACCCCTATGGGGATGAACTGGTTTAAGAAAGATCCCAATGATCCGGATAAGTATGCTCCGGATAGTGGTAAAGCAAAGTATGGAAGTATCATCAATATGCCGAATGGGGCAGGTTGGATGTGGCAAAGGGAGGCTTTTACCAAGACCTTAGATTATATAAAGACCTGGGCCCCTCGTATTATTCTGATGGGACATGTCAAAGACATCCAACTAGACAAAGCTACCAGTGAGTTTACCTCCCTGGACTTAGATCTAACAGGTAAACTGAAGAGGATTACAACCTCATACTCAGATGCTGTGGGGTATCTATACAGAGTAAAAGATCAGAACTTTATTAGTTTTAAAACCTCGGATGAAGTCTCTTGTGGTGCAAGAGCCCCTCATCTGAGTAATAATGTAATTCTGATATCCGAGAAGAAAGATAACAAACTGACTACTTATTGGGATAAAATTTTCATTGATTAATAAACCTGTAACCACTAGAAGTTTATGCTAAGTACTAAAGACCTCCCACAGGAAGGTGGGGGAATACCAAAATCAATTAAGCCAGGAAATAACACTTGTGAAATCAAGGAAGTAGAACTGGAAAAATATCAGTTTAAAGAAGGAGCCTATCATTTGATTCTATTTCTGGAGACTGCTCCAATAGAAGGATTTGAAGGGTTTTTCATAGACAAAGACAAACCAGAATTAGGAAGGTACAAAGGACAGGTAGGAAAAGTGAGAAGCAATGAGTATGCATACGAAGACAGGGTAACCAAAGGCGGTAGAAAAATGTTTAGGGACAAGGAGATCCTTAAGTTCCTCAGAGATCTTTGTCAGGCAACCGGAGCCATGAAGTGGTTTGATGCCCAGGATAACAAGCACGAGACCATAGAAAGGTTTGTTGCAGCATTTGCCAAAGCAAAACCATTCAAAGGGAAGTCTCTGAATTGGTGTCTTGGAGGAAAAGAGTATGTAGGTAAAAGTGGTTATACAAACTATGATCTTTTCTTGCCGAGATCTGCTGATGGCAAAGTAATGTTCGAACTGGCAGATACTGATCCCAAAGTGAGTAAACTCATGAAATTTGATGAGACTGCTCATAAAAGAAAAAAGAAAGTAGAAAGTGTATCATCTTTTGATGATAAAGAAGAAGAAGGACTCAAGTCTTCTTCATCTGTAGACTCGGATTTCAATCTTGATTAAATCAATAGGGGGAGAAATCCCCCTATTTTACTTTCCTCTATATGATAAGTACTAAAATTGTAACGGGTCTCCACGAAGTTCCCACAGAGTGGATATTTGAAAGGTACTGCAGTCTTTCTGAGAAGCTCTCTGGACAGGATATAAAGATGAAGTCTTTGTTTAATCCCGGGGAAAGCAATCCTTCATTCTGTATATACTGGAATGGAAAAGTAGGAAGGTATATGTTTAATGACTTCTCTACGGGTCACAAGGGAACAGCAGTGGAACTGGTAAGACTCCTATTTGACTTAAGGTCTAAGGACGAAGCTACTACCCGGATAATTGAGGACTATGAAAGGTTCATCCAGGATGGGGAATATCGGTTTCCTGAGATGAGGCTCCAGGGAAGATACCGGGTTATAGACTTTAAGAAAAGAGGTTGGAATGTCTTGGACAAAAGATACTGGACTAAGTATGGTATAACATCTACTATTCTTGAGAAATATAATGTTGTACCCCTGGAATCATATCTTATGAGAAGAGATGGGACCGGGGAAGAGATAAATATCTGCAGACATTATATCTATGGGTATTTTGATAAGGAAGGAACCTTGTATAAGATATATCAACCTACCATCTTACAAAAGAAGTTTCTCAAAGTAAAGAGTTATATCCAGGGAAGTGATCAACTGACCTTTACCTCACCAATCCTGGTAATTTGTGCTTCACTTAAGGATGCTCTTTGTCTGCTCAAGACCGGTTGGAACCTAGAAGTAGTAGCTCCGGATAGTGAGAATACCCTAATACCTCAGGAAAAGATTGAGTATTACAAAGAGGTCTATCCTATAGTGTGCACTCTTCTGGACAATGATAAATCCGGACTTCTTGCAATGAAGAAGTACAAGGAAATTTATGCTCTTCCTTATATCCAACTTAGTATGGAGAAGGACATAGCAGATGCAGTAAAGACCCATGGCATAACCAAAGTCAGAAGAAGACTTGCCGGGGTATTCAAAGAATCCTTAAATTTTGATATGTATGGATAAGACCTTCATAGGTGTAGATATAGGAAAAAAAGGTGGTATTGCAATACAATCTCCACTTAGTACTGTTCTTGTAACCATACCCCTAATAAACAATGAGGTGGATTATCATGCTCTGTACAAGATTTTGTCAGAGTTCAAAGATAAACCATGTCATGTAGTATTTGAGAATCTAAGAGCTATTTTTGGGAGTGCTGCAGGGGCTACTTTTACCTTTGGTCATGTGGCCGGGGCAACTGAGATGGCTGTAATTGCCTGTGGACTTCCTTATACTAAAGTAAATGCTAAAGATTGGCAAAAGGAACTATTCCAAGGTGTTCAAGAAATAAGTAAACCAAGTAAAAGCAAAAAGACTATGATTAAAGACACTAAAGCAATGGCACTTCTTTCAGCAAAGAGACTTTTTCCAGATCTGGACCTGAGAGGGTCCGAGAAATCCAAGAATGCCCATGAAGGTATTGTTGATGCTCTTCTTATGTCCGAATATGCAAGAAGAAAGTTTTCATGAGGGGTAGAGATGAGAATTTAGACTGGGAAGGTCTTATGTTCAAACTTGAGGATCTTGGAGTGAAACAAATAAAAGTAGAATATTCTGGAGAAGGGGACAGTGGACAGATAGATGAAACATTCTTTGAGAATAAAGAGGGAGAGGATCTCATCCAAGAAATCTCTGAGAGTATAGTAGACTTTGTACATGACTACTGTTATGATCATATTCTTAATACTGATATTATTGAAGATTGGATCAATAATGAAGGAGGAAGGGGTACTGTTAAAATACAAGTTCCTTCCGGAGAGTATACTGTTGAGAATAATATCAGGATAGAGCAGTATGAAACTTATAATCATGAAGGAATGCTGAAAGGAGGAGAGAGATAGTGGCTCATCCTTTATTGCATGCAAAATCCTCAGTCAAGAAATGGGGAGGCAAGGAACAAGATTACATTCATCTGCACAATTGGCTAGATGAAACCAAAAGTTGGATATCACATTCTGTGCATAGGATGTTCAGACATCACTCAGAAGGTATATTTGAAATGGAGAGGCTCTTCGGGGCCTCTTTTGTAAATTCAGACGGGAAGACCGTCTATACTCGCTATGTGGGAGAAAGACATGTCCGTGAAGACTGTGACGGATATCTCCCATGTGCAAAGGAATGGGTGGATAACCTTAAAACCCCCAAGAAATGGATGTTAAAAACTCAAAAACTGGAAGATTAATATGGCAACAAAAACAACAACTGAAAAGGTAGTAATTAACTCAAGCAACTTTGATGGGATACTTCAACTTCTCATCTCCTCAAATCAGGAAGACAAAGTAGTAGGTCTTCAGTCGATTGAGAACTGTGATTTTAAGAACTCTATTGGACCAATCCTACTTCTTCACAAAAAGTCTGAGCTTGGTGCTTCCTTATGGAAAGAGAATGCTCCAAACACTCTGAAAAAAGTAGAAGGTCTTGGGATAAAAGGGGATGATAACCCCACCTGGAATAAAATTATAACTATTCTGGGAAAGAATGGATATCCTATTGAACAGGTTGCTTTTATGTTTGATGAGTTTGCTATCAAAGTGAAAGATAATCTCCTGGAATGGGGGTATGATTTTATTGAGAAAGTAGATATAAAAATAACACTGAAAGAAGATGAGAAGCAGAAGTGAATCCCTGGCTAAGGCTAGTAAAACCCTTATGTTGAAAGAGCCCTTTTGGGGGCTTTTTCTCATAGGTTTAAACAAAGTCTGGCATTCCACTTTTCCTACTGCAGGAGTAAGTAAGAATGGTATAAACTACCAGCTTACTATCGGAGAGGGCTTCTGGGATAGACTTCTGGATCCATGGAAAACCGGAATTCTCAAGCACGAGCTTTTGCATATATGCTTCTTTCATATAGAAATGGGTATGAGTGGTAAGTATCCTGAGAAAGAAGTCTATGCTATAGCAATTGATATCTGTGTGAATCAGTACATAGAAGATCTGTATCTTCCTGCAAAAGATGTGACCAAAGAGCAGTTTGATGCTAAGTGGAATCCTATTGTAGAAGGCCTAAAAGTAAAGTTCTTATCTAAACAGATAACCCGGGAAGATTATATGAATGCCTGCAAGGATATTCCTCCAAGAGGAGTATACATTGAAGATTTCAAAGATCTTAACCTGGAATTAAAAAGAGGAGCTGATTACTACTATGACAAGTTATTAAAAGAGGCTAAGTCAAAGAAACAGTCTCCGGGTCATTCTAATCTTAGAGATCTTATAAAAGATCTGAAAGATGGAGTACCTGGTCCTTGTGATCATGATTGGAGTGAGTTTGAAGGACTGGATGATGCAACAAAGAGGTTACTTAAGTCTCAACTTGACTACCAGTTAAAAGCTGTTGCTGAGCAGGTAGAGAAGAGCAGGGGGACTGTTCCTGGAGAGATGAGTGATTATATTAAAGCTCTTCAAAATCCGGAGCCTCCTAAATTTGACTGGAGAGGGTATCTTAGGCGTTTTGCAGGAGGATCTACCCGGGTTTATACAAAGAAGCTCAGGAGAAAGTTCAACAAGAGGTTTGAGGATAACCCGGGCCTTAAGATCAAGCCTAAGAAGCATATTCTGGTTGCCGTGGACACGTCCGGATCAGTCTCTAATGATGAACTGGTAGAGTTCTTTAAAGAGATAGATCATATCCATAGAACTGGTGCTGAAGTCACAGTGGCTCAGACAGATGCTGCAATAAGTGATATTAGTCTTTATAGAAGAGATCAGGATATCAAAATTGTAGGAAGAGGGGGTACCGACTTCTCTCCTCTCTGTCAGTATTACAACGAGCAGAGAAGAAAGTATACCTGTTGTATATTTCTTACAGATGGTGAAGCACCTGCTCCAGAAAAGCCCTTAGGAAGAATTCTTTGGGTTCTCTCAACAAAGTCCAAGGATCATAAGCACCTTCCAGGCCATACCATTAAACTTAATTAATAACCACTTTACTAAACTATGAGTCAAGTAACACTTAACATCAAGGAGCTCAAGGAGCTAATAAAGTATAATGTAGAGAACAATAGGTTCTTGCAAGAAAGAGGAAAGAAGCCCATAACTTTTGAGGTTGAGGGTACGGCAGGTCTTGGAAAGACTTCGTGCATAAAACAAATAGCTCAGGAAATGAACCTTAATTTCCAGAAGCTCTCTCTAAGTCAATTGGAGGAGCTGGGAGACTTGTGTGGTTTTCCTATCAGGCAGTTCCAGATGTGTAAAGAAGCAGGTATAGTATCTGAAAAGAAAGAAGTAAAGAGTGTTCCTATTAAACCCGCAGCCAAAACTGTTGCCCGGCTCATTGATGGAAAGCTTGTCCAGGTTCCTGTTGTACAACAAGAGGTACCAAAAGAAGAGACTGCTGTTGCAAAAGTAGAAGTAATAGAAGCATCTTCTGATTGTATTTGGGTTGATGAACATGCTCTTGGAGAGTACATTAAACTCGGATACACCTTTACTGGTAATAAAAGAATGGACTACTGTCCCCCTCCTTGGGTTGCAGACAAAGGAGAAGGATATATCTTCCTTATTGATGACTATACCCGGGCCGATGTCCGTATGATTCAAGCATGTATGGACATCATTGACCAGCAAGAGTATGTATCCTGGAAGTTACCTAAAGACTGGCATATAATCCTTTCATCCAATCCTGACTCAGGAAACTACTTGGTCAACAGCATGGATATTGCTCAAAAGACCCGGTATACAAGACTGAATCTGGTCTTTGATATAAAATGTTGGGCAGAGTGGGCAGAAAGAGAAGGGATTGATGGTAGGTGTATTAACTTTCTGTTACTACACCCGGAATTGGTTAAAGAAGAAGTAAATCCCAGAAGTATTACCAACTTCTTCAATTCTATCTTTTCTATACAAGATTTCCAGAAGGACTTGTCCAGGATCTCTCAATTAGGAGAAGGTTCTGTTGGTCAGGAGTTTACCCAGATGTTTACCTTGTTTATTAATAATAAGTTAGACAAATTGGTGAAGCCTGAGGATATTCTTTTACATGAGAATGAAACTTATATTATAGGAGAACTCAGGTCATGTATAGGTACCAAAACTGAGTACAGGGCAGACATAGCATCGATCCTGGCAACCAGGGTTATGAACTACTCTTTGACTTATGCAGAGAAGAACTCAATCAGTGATGCAGTGAGTAAGAGAGTTGTAAGACTGGTAACAGACCCTGATATCTTTACTGATGATCTGAACTATCATATGATTAAAACTCTGCTTAATGGAAATAAGCAAAAATGGCAAAAATTGATGACCGATAAAAAGGTGGTAGAGATGGCAGTAAAATGACAGAAGTTAAAGAAGGGAGAGAGGAGACTCTCTCCCCTTACCTTGACCTTGTACCTAAGTATTTTATACAAGGATCAGGTAAGGATAAAAAGATAAATACAGTTTACCAGACAAATAAAGAAGGGTATATAACCATAGAGAAATCTCTTCATGGAGATGGTACCCGAAAGATAGTAAGTGGTGATAAAGTATTCATACTTCCGGGAAGTCAGTTTATAGAAAGAGACTATAGAGAGCAACTTAAAAAACTAGGTGCATCCAGAGTAACTGATATTGAGAAGGCAACTCTTATAATAAGTAATGGAAGTATCTTACATAGGTGTACTGAGCCAAGGATGACCTGTCTGGCCTTTACTCTTGTGGGTAGCTACAGATCCGGGGATATTGAATTAATTAAAAGAAGTTACCAGTTTGAGATCAAAGGAACCGCCCGAGACTATCTGCTGTCACAAGAAGGAGCTAAGATAGCAAGAATAGATTCCTCAGGACGGCTGTGGAACCACACCAGAGTAGGTAACTATTTGAGTGATACTGTATGGGGAGTACGTCCCCTGGGACTTAAAGTACTTGAGAGAGTGCTTATTCATAAAGTACCTATAGTTCTGGATAGAGCAGTGATGGAAAACAATATCTTGTCAACTGTCCTGGATGAGAACTCCTATGAATCTGTAAGAGCTATGTTTAAAAGCAAAAGTGAAGCAGATCATCTGGTAGCTAAACATATCCTCTGGCAGTGCGATGTTAGAAAGTCTATGTATTATATATGGAAACTATCTACGGAACATGGTATTCCAGGAATAATTACTTATTCAGTAAGAGACAAGATAGGAAAGGCTTTTTTAAGAAAAGTAGATATCTGGCAGCTCTCGAAATTAGATGAGGAAAACTTTGCAGAATATCTATGTGATGAGAAACTTCTCACTACTGAGCTCTTCTCTAAGCTCTCTGGTGAAATAATAGAGGAGATCAAAGAGAGATCCGAGAACAAGTTCTATAATGTGAAACTAACAATAAACCAAAAGTTTGCTCAATATGTTAAAACTGAGTGATTTTCAAAGAGTCTATGTTGTTGATGATATTGATCAGGAGGAGAAGACTGTAGAAGGTGGGATTAAACTTCTCTATACGGGTAAGAAACAAGAATTTAAGTTTAAGTCAGGATATACACCAAAAGAAGGAGATAAAATTCACTTCTTGCCTGATTGTACTGTACCCAGATTTAAGATAAAAGATTACTGTGAAAAGTACAAAGTTAGTGTAGTAAGAGATCCTGACAAGGCTAATGCTATCTTTGGGATAGATAAGTACCTGGAAGGGTTTATACAAAACTCCTATGAGTATCAAGTACCAGTGGACATATACAATCAGTTTATTTCCAAATTCTTTGGAGAAGGTACTATTAATCATATGAAACATAGGGGAGTAATTAAACAACTTGACTCCTCCTTTATACTTACAGGTTCCACAGATAGTTGTATAATAGATGAGACCTTAAGTATTGAGATGGAACAGACCTATGATCTTTACGAGTTCTTTAAACAAGAGAAAGGAACCTTGGAGAAGTTCCTTGAGTATCTGGATCCTGAAGGTAGATACTTTCATCAAAATGATATTCTCAAGTCTATCAACACAAATGTTATGACCAGGGAGATGTATGATGAAATTAAGACTATGCTAAGTAGTGATGATAAAGATAATCATGTGATAGCTCTGGAAATCATGACTAATTCTGATTATGAGAAGTCTTGTATCTGGCTACTTCTACTATTCAAGGAATATGGCAATCCTATATATGACTGTAATACCCGGCACCATGTGAATTTTAAGGCTCTCATAGAGTTTTTGGATATTAAAGGAGAAATTCACAGGATTAATTCAGATAGGATTATTTCTATACTAAGAAAGAAGAAGCTTCTGACCAAAGAGGTTCTGAGAACTGTTATGGGTATAGTAGCAGAGGAAATTCAGAATGATATTAGAGAAAATAGCTTTAGAGTCAAGTCAGTAGTTCCAACAAGTGAGGTGCTTTCAGATGTGGTTGACCGGGAGGATGAAGAGCTAGAGCATATTCTTGAAGAAAGGATTCCAGAACCAGAAGAGGAGGAACACGATGAATGATAACATAGTGGCCCTGGAAGAAGAGTTCTATTCCAAGCCTTTTTATTTTAGCTACTCATCATTGAGTAGGCTTAATTATGCCCCAAACCTATTTTATAAGGATTACATCCTTAGGAAAAAGGAGGAGTCTACAGAATCCCACCTTGTTGAAGGTAAAGTGATTCACTGTAAGCTCCTGGATGATAAGAGTTTTGATAAGCAGTTTATAATAATGCAGGGATCGGTACCAAGTGAAAATACAAAGAAGGTAATTGATTCAGTTTATTTCAAATATAAGCAGGAGTTAGAAATAATAGGTTCTCAGAGAGATAGTCTGGCAGGATATGAGCCAGAGATCCTTGAGATGCTCCTACAAATGAACCTGCACCAATCACTTAAGACAGATAAACAAAGACTTGATAAGATAATAACCCAGGATTCAGAGGTATACTTTGATTTCTTGAAGAAAAGTGAAAGGAAGATTATCCTGGATGCTGAAATAATGGAGAGGTGTGAGGAGTCTGTATCTGTAGTTAAAGAAAATGAAGCAGTTGTGGATCTTCTTAAATTAGACAGTGAGTCAACTAAAAGTCTTATCATAATCAATGAGAGTCTCTCTCAAATGGATCTTACTGATTATCCATTTGGACTAAAAGGGATTATAGATAACTGTGTTATAGATCATGAGAATAAGACTATTAAGATAAATGATCTGAAGAAGACTGGTAAGTCTTTGGTAGATTTCCCAGAATCTGTGGAGTATTTTAACTACTGTATACAATCTGTGGTTTATATGATGCTGGCAAAGTACTGTACAGGAAACCCGGATGATTATAAAGTAGAGTTCAGATTTGTAGTAATAGACAAGTATAATCAAGTCTATCCTTTCCTGGTAAGTCCTGAGACAGTAACTAAGTGGGAGCTCCGATTGACTCATCTATTAGAAGCAGCAAAATACCATTATGAGTCCAGAAATTATAAACTTCCTTATAGATTTATCAAGGAAGGAGTATATTTGTAAGTATGATTAAGTCCTTATATTCGGATTATTTTCAGAAGTCTGGAGTGTTTTTGTTCCCTATAATTGGAACAAAAAGAGGAGGGAGTAATTCTCCCATCCAAATCTTTACCTGTTGGGAAGGTAAGATAAAGCAAGAAGATAGAAAGTTAGTATGTCTTTATCATCTAAGAAAAGACCAAGAGTTCATTAACTTTGAGAAAACCAAACTCCTGGGAAACAGACTCTTTCATGATTTCAAGATGACAGAGGATAACAAAGGAGTCTATATTTTTGATCTTAAAGAGTACGGTAGTGACTGGGATAAGTTTATGAGGGGTCGGTACTCAAAACTATCTCCTGAGTTAAAGAAGAAGATTAAAGAGTTCTACCTAAAAAGTAGGAATGATTATGTTTATGTGGAGAGCTTCCTTCACCCTGACAGGTATTTTGACATATACTCAAATTTACTGGGGGTGCAGAAGAAAGTCTTACAGGAAGTAGGAGAATTGTGTGGTAAGCCCGATATGGAGAAAGAAACATTAAAAATTGAGATAAGGAATTTGGAAATTAAGGATAATGCAGTAAATTTGTGAGAACCAAAAACCAACATCTCTATGAGTAAACTTGAGGGGGCTACAATGCTCCTTATTAATTCAGTCTGGAACGAGAAAAAGACATTTAAGATGATTCCGGTAACCTTAGATTGCCCCTATGTAGAAGGATTCTATGACCCGGAGAGCAAAGTATTCGTGATCATTGGAAAGACAATGAAGACTACTATGCACATGATCCCAAAACTTAATGATGAGGGAAAACCTGTAATCATAAAAGGAGGCAAGTCAGTAAAACAAGAGAGAAAAGCAATTGAGACTTTTACTGAGTACTACATTGAAAATAAAGAGGATATTAAGACTGTTGTGGAATTAATGGCCTTTAATGCTTCTGAGTTTGATTATCTATCTCACCTTACAGAGGTGCAGGTAGTTCAGACACTGGAAGCAGTGAAGTCCTAAAGACAGTAATAACATATACAAGGACCTGGGAGGAAACTCCCGGGTCTTTTTATCTTAAGACCATGCTAGACACAAATTTCGTGTATGATATTGAGACTATGGTAAATACCTCAGTCTTCTGCTTTGAGGACTATAAGTCAAATGAGAGAAAAGAGTTTGTAGTATGCCACTTAAGAAATGATTTTAATGCTCTGGTGGAGTTCCTTATGGATCTTAAAAAGAGCAGGAGATGGCTTGTTGCCTTTAATGGACTAGCATTTGACTCCCAGATACTACAGTTTATAATAAAGGATCATAAGAGACTTCAGGAATTACCTCCAGAAAGGATAGCAGCTGAGGTATATGATAAAGCTCAGACTATTATCATGGTGCAGAATGATATCAGGAGTTTTCCTGAGTTCTCAGAAAGACATCTATCTATAAGGCATATTGATGTATTTAAACTAAATCACTGGGATAATGCGGCTAAGAGAAGCTCCCTGAAATGGATCCAGTATTCAATGGACTGGGAGAATATTCAGGAGATGCCCATTCCTCACTATAAACCTATAACCTCCTGGCAAGACCTGGATACTGTTGTAGATTATTGTTGGAATGATGTAAGCTCTACCAAGAGGATAATGGAGAAAAGCAAGGATCAGATAAAACTAAGAAGAGATCTGAGTAAAGAATACAATATTAATCTATATAGTGCATCTGAGCCTAAGATATCCCGGGAGCTGTTCCTACTCTTTTTAAGTGAGAAGACCGGAACTAACAAGTGGGATCTGAGAGCATTAAGGACAATAAGAGAAAGTATAAAAATATCTGATATACTTCTTCCTGCAATAAACTTCTCTGAACCCTTATTTCAAGGAGTTCTTGATGAGTTTAAAAAAGTGGTAATTACCCCTCTTCAGACAAAAGGAGGATTTAAGTATTCTGTAAAACATAAGGGAGTAAAGATAGACTTTGGCCTGGGAGGAATTCATGGTGCTAGATCTGAGGGGGTATATGAAGCTAAGGAAGGTACTACAATCATGACCTCGGATGTTACTAGTTTCTATCCTAATCTTGCCATAAAGAACAAGTGGGCCCCGGCTCATTTGCCTGTAAAAGATTTCTGTGATCTGTATGAATGGTTCTTTGAGGAAAGAAAGAAGATTCCAAAGAAAGACCCCAGGAACTATGTGTATAAGATCATTCTCAACTCAACTTTTGGACTTAGTATAGATGAGAACTCATTTCTCTATGATCCTCAATTTGGGATGCAAATAACTGTAAATGGTCAGATGCTTCTTTGTATGCTTTATGTGATGGTATCTACAAGAATACCAGAGTCTACTCTACTGATACTTAATACAGATGGTTTGGAAATAATGATCCCTGAAGAGAAGAAAGAAGCTTACATGGAAATATGTAAAGAGTGGGAGGATCTAACTAAACTAGGACTTGAACATGATGAGTATAGTAAGATAGTCCTTCGGGATGTAAATAACTATCTGGCAATTTATAAAGGTACTGCAAAGACCAAGTGTAAGGGAATGTTTGAATTTGAGGATCTTCCTCTACATAAGAATAAGAGTCATCTTATAGTATCCAAAGGTCTCTATGAGTTCTTTGTTAATGGTACCTCTCCGGAGGACTATCTCAAGACTAATAGAAATATCTATGATTACTGTGCAGGTGTAAGAATCAAAGGAGACTGGAAATTCCAGCAAACCTGTGTAATAGATGGTCAGGTGGTCTATGAGGATCTTCAGAGTACTCTAAGGTATTATGTATCAAATAAAGGATGTAAGATCATCAAAGCCTGTAAAACAGATACCAGGCAGATTCAACTGGAAAGTGGCAAATGGCTACAGACTGTATTTAATAAGTATGAAAGTAAGAACTGGGAAAACTATGATATTAATGAAGACTATTACCTGGAGGCTATCTATAATGAGATAGAGAATATAATGCCTCCTGTAAGTAATCAATTAACTCTCTTTTGATGAAAGAATTTAATATATCTCTTATCAAAGAACAAGGTTGGAAGGAAATTAATAATTCTGGAACTTTATTCAGATTTGGTGATGAATATACCGGAAGATATATCATGGATCTGTATCCTAATGATAGAATAGAAATAAGAGACATGGTTGAAAGGAGTATCTGGAGTACTAACTTCTATTGTGGAAAGTGTAGTTCAGAACTAGAATTCAGAATAATAATGAACTTACTTAGTATAAAATAATATGGCATCAAGAGCACAAACAGCAACAAAAGAATTTATTAAGACCTGCACTCTACCTGAGGGCAGTGAAACCTATACTGTCATCCCTCACGGTTTTGTGATTGACAGAACCATAGAGCAACTTGCAACTGCAGGATTTGCTATTGAAAGAGAACTTTACAGATGTGCAAAAGCAGGAGATCTGGCCCAAGGGGTATATCATTTAAAGTATGACGGAGATCCTGAGATGGGTATGATGTTTGCCTGGTCTAATTCTTATGATAAGAGCAGAAGATTCAAGTGTGCAATTGGAGGCTATGTATTTTGCTGCATGAATGGGGTAATATCAGGAACAATGGGGTCCTGGGCCCGTAGACATGTAGGAGAAGCAGATAAAGACACCATTAAAGTAATAGAACACCAGATAATGAATGCCGAGGACTATTACAAACAACTAGTATCAGACAAGGCAAACATGAAGGAAGTAATTGTGAATAAGAGACTGAGAGCTGAACTTATGGGCAGGATCTACTTCGAGCATGGATATCTCAACAGTGAACAGGTTAACATAGTAAAGAACCAGTTTAATACCCCGGAGTATGATTATAATGCAGATAAGGACTCTCTGTGGACTATGTATAATCATATAACTTATTCCCTAAGAAAAGCTCATCCAAGTTATTGGTTAGATCAACAAAGATTAATCCACCATTTTCTATGTGATAGTTTTAGTATAGAAACTGCCACAGGATTAACTCCGGAACAACCTGCAAATTCTGAAGGAGAACCTATTGCAAATCCCAATCAAGTAAGTATATTTGATGTCCCAGGAGTAGATCCAGAACAAGTAACAGATGACCAACTTTCAAACACTGAACAGCAAATATAAAGACTATAGAAGAAGGGCCGGTCTTATAGGTTGGCTCTTCCATATATATCTTGTGGTATTATCTATGTTATATAAAGACAAGAGCTGGTATGGTAGAAGAAAAGGATTCTTACATGTCCCTGAGAATCAGGGAACATAAATTATTAGAAATACACCATGATGAGAACTACTGGAGTCCTCGGGAATGGGAGAATGTGGGCACGATGGCTATCTTCCATAATAGGTATGATTTTGGAGATACTGTACCCTTTTCCTTCCAGGATTTCCAGAACTGGCAAGAGATGGAGAAGCACATCCAGAAAGAATTCAAAGCTGTAGCTATCCTTCCTATCTATATGTATGATCACAGTGGTCAGAGCATAAGGACTACTCCATTTGGAGATAGATGGGACTCCGGTCAGATCGGATTTATATATGCAGAGAAAGATCATGTAAAAGAATGCTATGATACTCTGAAGATTACAAAGCAGGTTGTGAAAAAAGTCATGACTACCTTAGAGAATGAAGTAAGAATAATGAATGACTACATCACCGGAAATGTATTTAGGTATGAGTTTTTTAAAGTTTTCTCAGATCTTGATTATGAAAGAGATAATACTAAAGTCTGGCTTGGTTCCTGTGGAGGATTTTATGGAAATGACTTTTGGGACAATGGTTTAATGGATCAGGCTAATATTAAAAAAGAAGATGTATTAGATTATGACCAGGTTGCAGCTTAGAAAACTAAAAGAGGGAGTCCAGGTTCTTCTTGAATCCGGCAATAGTGCCAAGGTACTAGGAACCGGATACAAACTACTTGGGTCAAAGGAACCTATAGTCCTCCTTCTGGAGGAGGGTCTTCCTTATAAGGACTGTACTTATTATAAAGCCCACCAAATAAAACATATACAAGATGAAACTCAAACTTGATACTATCAATAAAATCATTGAGATAGAAGAACAGGTAAGTCTGAAAGACTTTCTCATAACTCTAAATCAGATACTTCCTGATGATAAGTGGAAGGAATATACATTAAGAATGTCACCTACATTTACTACTTGGATTAATCCCATACATATACCTGTAGGAGTTCCTTGGAATCCTAATCATCAACCTTTTCAGCCTTATTATGTTGATCCTGTTCCCGGAGGTAACCCTACTTGGCAAGTTACTAGTGCCGGTACTACGGATCATGGTGTATATAATCTTGAGGTAGGTACTGGTAATTGATATTATCCGGTCTGCGGGAGGAAACTCTTAAGAGATAGGTTAACACCTAACTAGTCCGGATGGGTGGATAGACAGACATGAAACCCCCCGAAGTAGGACAGGGTAATTGCGCGAGCAAAGCATGAGCCTATAAATGCACCTTTTCAAGGTAGGGTATAACCTGATTATGGTGGTGAATTCCACATGACTGTGATATAGCTCAACTGGTTAGAGCAAGGTGTTAAACCCAGTATGCAGGTTCGATTCTTGTTATCACAGCTAATCTACAAGAAATGAAGATAGAAGTAATACTGAGTGAGGATAATATCATAGAGTTCCAGGAAGCTCTTGTGAAACCTACTTATAGGAATGAGGTTACTAATGATATGATAAAGTGTAGTCACAAGTATCATCCTGTAAGATATACCGGTAGAAAGAATGGACACGGAGTACCTACTTGGTATTGTGTCCTGTGTGGTCACAAGGTAATAAGCATGTAACTTAAACTTAATAAATTATATGAGAACAACAGTAGATCTGATTACCCGGGTAGCAGTCATTGACTGGGAAGAGAAATACAAATTTGATGACAAGGATATTAAGAGAGCAGAATATCTTTCCTCTGTAGATGTTACTGCAGAAGGATCTGAAGAGCTGGGAGCTCTCAAAGAGAAGTCAGCCAAAGCAACTCTGAATCTCAACCTCATAACTTTTATGTCAGACAAAGTACAGTCTAACACAATGAGTGGGGCCGAGTGGTTGAGGATAGCTGGAACAATAGGAGGTCTTCAGGAACAGCTTAAAGGTAAGACTAAGTTACTCAAAGAGGTTCTTACTGTACCCGAGCCAAAACCTCTTGCTGTAGTTGAAACTAAGGAGAAGCCTGATGAAGAACCTAGAAAGTCTGATTAGTTGTAAAACCTGTAAGTTTTGGAGGAAGAATGTTGATCCCTCCGAGTTCTCATGGACTATATCAGAGCAGTTGCCTGTTGCTCCTACAACTCTCCCAAGTATTACCAAGAGTTGGGATATAAGCATATCAAGTTGTACCAATCCAGAAAGTCCTACTGGATTTGCCTCAAGCACTATTATGACAAAAAAAGACTACGGGTGTGTACTCTATAAACCTTATGACAATGACACAAAGTGAAATAGACAAAAGAAAGAAAGCAATAGCCCTGTTTGATGGGTGGGTAGAGAGTGACCGGCCTCATCCATATGAACCAGGACTAGGAAACATATTTAAGAAGGAAGGAACTATATACAGATCCTGGATTGCCAGGTTTAAGTATGATTCTTCCTGGAATGAACTAATGCCGATAGTAGAGAAAATTGAGTCTATCCCTGAGAGTTCAAATATTGTGATAAGTGGGTCTACTGCCTCAATGAAGGAGGATCCTGAAATTGGAATATGGGAATCTAAAAAGAAGGCAGTATTCATAAGAGTATCTGACTTCTGTATTAAATTCTGTGAAACTAACAACATGAACCTATGAGTAAATATCCTTATCCGGAACATGCAAAACTTGAGAAGATAACTAGTAAATCCCAGAGCATAGGAGAGTTTCTCGAGTGGTGCAATACAAAAGGTATGTCTTTACATGAATATCCTGAGGATCATCCTCATGCAGTTCAAACAAGAAGGTCTACACAGGATCTTCTGGCAGAATTCTTTGAAATAGATCTTAAGAAACTAGAAAAAGAGAAAAAGAAAATGATAGAATCTCTAAGAAAATGAGTCTGTATAACGGAAAAGAGATAGAGTTAACCACTGTATCCACAAAATTCAAGACTCTGATCTGTGGACATTGTGGGATGCCTTTCCTTATACCTTCTGAGAGATATGATGCCCTGGTAGCCAGGAATGGAAGTTTTTATTGTCCTAATGGACATTCTAGAACCTTTATAGGAGAGACTGAAGAAACTAAACTAAAGAAACAGTTTGCAAAGGAGAAAGCAGAACTCGAAGGGAAAGCAAGAAATCTTCATTATAAACTAATTGAGACAGAGAAAAATAGGGTAAAATTATATAATCAACTAAGAGCTTCTGCTAAGAAAAAGTGTCCTCATTGTCCGGGGTCATATATTCACCTAACAGGACATATACAAAGACAACATGGCAAAAAAGAAAACCCAAAGTAAGAGTTTTGTAAGAAGGCCTCTCTATCAATCTCTGATGGAAAGGTATAAGAAACTCTCTGCTGATATGAAAATTATTACTCAGGAGGGGTTTAGTGTAGAAAAGATAGACCTGGTTATAAAATATCGGGAACAATACAAGAGGGGAGATCAATTTCTTAGGGAGATGATCAATCAGTTAAAACTTAACAGTGCTGTCAAAAAGAAGAAATGATAGAGGAAAACTTAGCTTGGGTATCAGATAAGACTATAGAGAACTATGTCAAATTCAAGAATGAGAACAGTAAACCTTTTGGACCCATTATAATGCAAGTAATCCATCTTAAGTTTCAAAGGAAAATGCTTCTTGATGCTGAGAAGTATCTCTGGGCCGGAAGCCCTACTACTTTATCTTCGACTTCATAGTCTCAAAGTTCTTAATAGCCAGAACAGGATCCACAGAAGTTCCTGTCATTCCCAACATCTTACCTACGTGGTTCCATAGCTTGGCAGATTCTTCTTTCTGCCAAGTATATGGACCTACATCCCTTTTATAGTAAGCACTTTCATCCCCTAAGGAGATTTGCCACAGGTCTTGTGCTATAGTAGCCCAGGCATCAACTGTAGGTCCAAAAGCTATAGAAGTAACATTCTTGTACTGCATATAATCATCTAATCCCATACCTGGCCAAGGAATAAAAGACGAGTTCTCATCCCGGGTCTTCATCATGGTGTAAAGGGCTTGGTTAGACAACCATCCTGCAAGTTCAAAGTTCTCAGATCCTAAAGGTCCGGACTTGGCTCTTAACTTCTCATATCTCTCCTTGTCATCATCATCATATCCAAAGAGCAATCCTCCTAACATGGTAAGTAAGGTAATCTGCATCATTTCTGCAGTAAGTTTCCTGAAAGCTATCTTCTCACCGGCACTCATATACTTCACATGCTGTCCTAAGGTCCTGATAGTCTTAATCATGGACAGTCCCGCCTCTGTATAAAATCCCCTCTGCACATCAGTCATTCCCCAATTATATCTTTCTACTCCAAAGCGTGACATCACCATGGAAACAAAGTACTTTCTAAGGAAAGTAACAAATCTCCACAGCAGGTACCGGTTCCCATCGGCCTGGTCAAACTTAGCATATGTACCATATAGCTGATTGGCCCTCTCCTGCATCCTCCTTTTCCACATCTTAAAATTCTCCCCGTCTGTATCCCAGGACTTATCTATCCCCTCTTTTAACTTTATCTGACCCTCCTGCATTTCCCAAGCATCTGCATATTCTAGTTTTTTAGTAGTGCCGTCTGGAAGTACCTGATCCACAAATACATTATGCATCATACCAAAGAATAACTGTAGCTGGGACCCCATCTGACCAAATTCTCTGGGAGACATCATCCAGCTTAGACTGGCAGTGTCTCTGAGAACAGTCCTTGAAGAAGATCTTCCAAAGTCAGTCTCAAACCTTCCTTGCACCGCATCAAATATATCTATCATCTGGGATAATAGACTCTTGGGGCCTCTTTTGTATATCTCAGAGCTCACAGACATCATAGCCTGGGTTGCTGTTGTGGATCCCTTAGCAAGACTCACCGGGTTCACATATTGCCCTCCGGCGGTCTCTATAATGTTTTGGAATACCCCACCAAAGGTATTGACAACAGCAGAAGGTATCTTTAATGCCAGGAAGCTCATAGAGGCCCCTTTCATAAGAAAGTTAGCAAACTTGTTTAATTCAGAGGATGCCTGGAAGTCCCCGGCAACCTGCTGACCTAAGAACTCCCTATCGTACAAGGAGTTAAATTGCTGAGCCATTATGTTCTTCTTACCTTTTAGAGGTAGGTGCTTCATTTCACCCCTCTTCACAAAACTAAACCTACTTACTTTAGTAAGATCCTTTATGGCATGATCCGGGTTGTTTAAGGTTTGTTTTATGGCCTGGGCTATAGGATCTATCTCCAGGAGCTTCTTCTGTCTCTCTGCAGAGTAAAGATACCGGTGCATGCCAAATAATACATCTAAAGAGGTCTGGTCTATATCCATGTTATATAAACCGGTTATAGGGATCCTTTGGATCTCCTCCCCAAAGACATCAGCCCTGACTAGTGTAAATTGTTGATCCGGCTCAAAATTAAGTCCCTGATCATAGTCATCCTTGGATTTAGCAAAACTATCTCTTATTCCTTTTACCCAGGTCTTTAAGGCATTACCGGTCTTAGCAGCCCCTCCCGATTGGAGGTACTCAAGGTTATCCTTCCGGTACCTAGGTAGGTCAAGCCAGAGTCTGCTGTTAGAAGGAGAGTTCTCCTGAAACTCAAGGTGATGTTTGGTTATAACCTTTAGAAGTTTAAATAACTTAGGGTTATCTCTCTGAAGTTTAAAATACTCTTCATTAACATACCTGCTATCCGGGGCATCCTGAACTACAGTTTTTGGTAACCACTTCCCTCTATTATCAATAGTCTCCCCTACAATCCTTTTAGTTCTATACTGAGATTTTACAGTTCTGTACTGAAACCTCCTTGTTGGTTCCCCTTGGATAATCATAGGATTACCTGTTGTAGGATCTATCTTCTTTAAAGTAGTAGTCTTTATATACTTAGGATCCCGGGGTTTTATAACATTCCATACATAAACCCTTTCCCAGACCTCTTTCTTGGTCCTGGTCTCCTTATCAAATGTCTCTTTTCTTACATGGTTTGCTTCAAACCAGGTCCGGAACTTATCATCCTTACTAAGCAACGGCCTTATAACCTCAGATTTAAGTAGGTTATCTGCAGATACCTTATCTACAGTAGCTTGCTCCAGTTCCCTCATCCAGTAATTTACCCTATCCAAATAATAATCAGTAGGTTCCTTTACCTGTAGTTCCTTGAGCTCAGCATAGAGTTTAAACAGTTCTATCTTTTCAAACTGATCCAGGCCCTGAATAATCTTCTTGGAGCTTAAGTCATTAAAGTCTTCTTGCTCCTGCTCAGTGAGCCATAGGTTTTGTCTGCGTTTATCAAAGTAGAAATTTAACCGGTCCATTTCCTCAACTGTCAACCCAGACATTCCAGCAAATTTTGCTTGGGCATCTACTATGTCTTGTTGTATCCTCTTTATCCGGGCAATTCTCTTATCTCCCATATCACTAGCAACAGGCTGTCCTTCACTATCTCTGTACCCTGCAGTAGTATCTAAGATCTCTTCCCATCCGGAAGATATATCAATCTGAGACTGAAGCTTCTGGTCTAGCTTAGCAGTGATCTCCTTTATCTTTGCAAACTTATCTGCACGTTCTTCATACCAGGCTTGGTCATAAACCACCCGGGTATTTTTCTTTATCCAGTCTTGTACATTCTGATTAAAGTCAGCAGTTCCCCGGGCAGTTCCTGCTGCCTCAAGTTGTTCTTCAAAAGTATCCAGAGCCTTCTCAAAAGCACCCTCTTTTGGTTTCCATTCATAAAACTTAGAGGATTCCTGTCTGTAAGACTTAAGTAACCGGGCCTTCTCAAGGTCTCTTCCGGTTTTTTGGTTCCCGTCTATATCAGTCAGAGAAGATAACTGAAGGTAGTCTCTCCAGAGCTCATTAACCTCATCAAATCCGGTGTATTGTTCTATCTCTGGAATACTGGTATTTGTTCTCTCTCTTATCTTGGCAAGTACAATACTTGCTTCATGAAAGGCTTCTACTCCCAAAGGAGTCTTCTTATACTTATCCTCCATCTGATAAAGTTCAGAGGAGTAAGGTTGATGAAAATATCTCTTTAGACTACTTAGTTTTTCTAAAGCAGTAGATACTGCCTCCGGATCCTGACTCTCTTTAGCCTCTTCCAGGTCTTGTTCTGCAACAGATAAGTCATATCTGTAATCTTTCCATTGATTAAGAAATGCCCATACCTCTTTCTTTTCAAGTTCTCCCTTATCATTTCTTATGGCAACGGTATCTTTAAAAAGGACCTGGCTCCAGAAATTCTCAAGTCTATCTGGATTATATCCTGCATCCTCAAGCAAAGGTCTTAATTCAGACATGAACTTATTAGACTTCTTTTGCACAGAAGTCTCAAAGTCTGTATAGGAATCCTTGAGAAATGTTGCAAAGGTTCCTACTATGGGACTTGTGGATAAAGTAAAGCTTTCAGCAATACCATTAAGCCATTTGGTCTTTTGCTCCCAACTAGTCTCTCCGGACTTACCAGTAAGTATATCTTCTAATTTCTGTCTGCTTAAGTGGAATTTCTTATAAAACTCCTCATTCTCCTGGACCTCAGACTTCGGAGCATTCTTCTTTTCTAGCTCTTTCTTTCTTCTCTGGTATCTTTCCTCAACCTGATTGTTCATCTGCTCTACTGCTTTCTCAAAGAAGCCTCCAGAAAACCTTGTGTAGAGTTCTGAAGATGTAGCTTTGGCCTGTCCTAATACTCCATCTATATTATTTATAAGGTTGGATAGCTCTGAGGTAGCTGGTATTGCAGCTTTTCTCATATCCTCCTTCATTTCATTTATGAATTTTCCCCAGGAGTCAAGTAACTTATTATAGTAAATAACATCTCCTATAGTTTCTTTTGAAGGATCCCCAGATTCCCGGGCTATTCTTGAAAGGTCTTCAAAAACTCTTACTGAGAAGTCTTTAAGTCCTATTATACTACCTACCAGAGCAGTGGCTTGTTGCTGTTTATAGTCAAACATTCTCCTTCTAAGATCAAAAGCTTCCTGATTGAATACCTCAACATCTTGAAAAGCAGAAAGTTGATCTTTGATATCTCTGAGTATTCCTGATTTGTACTCTCCTGCCAGAATCTCCCTGATCTTTGAAAAGGCTTTGGGATTGTTCATGACCCATCTCATCTGACTACTTGCTATCTCGTAAGCAGTATTTAGAGTTTTCATAGTCTTATTACTATCCTGGAGAGCCTTGAGATCTTTCATGTATTTCTCTGCAGACTCTTTGAACTCAGCAATATCCTGATTAGTTACAGCCTGGGTATCTATCACAAAGTCTTTACTGGTAAGCATTTGGGATAATTCCTCAAGGGTAGTAGTTGGGGATAGATCGGATACTTTGACAGATTTACCAAACAACTTTCTTAAGATCTGCTTAATTGAGTAGAGAAGATTCTGTACAAACTTCTTAAAACCCTGAGAAGTAGTTTGATCCAGCATATTTTTTGTGGCAGAATCTTCCAGGCCATGTACTATGACTTCTTCTTTGAACCGGTCAGATTCTATATCGAGATTAGGATACAAGACTTTAACTTTGTCTATAGTATCCAATCCCTCCTGAGATTGGGTAAGCTGGATATAAAGAGACTCAAATAGTGGTTTGTTATCCAGAGATATAGCTTTAATGAAGGGATGAGAAAACTCATGTACTACAATCTCCGGGGTGATCTTATCCTTAACAAGATATACCTTTCCAGAGAAGAAGAACCCGGCCTGTCCTCTATAGGGAGTTTCTGTCTTGGCTAGTAACTTATCTGCCTGGGTAGAGTCTAGTATCTCATATGCTATACTAAGCTGAGAAGCAAACCTATCTGCAATTTTACTTGCTATCTCCAGGGCCCTATCCTGTTTAAGAGAGGAATAATCCATACTTATATAATATGGGGTAGGATCCGGCCATGTTCTGTTTATATCATTTATAACATCCATAGTACCAGCAAGTTCTATGGTCAGAGATTTTTCTAACGGTTTTACAGGAACTAATCCAAGAGGCTTGGCTAGGTTCTTTTCTGTGGTCCATCTAAGAAAATTCTTATCCTCAAATAAGGTTGTATCGGCCATTCTTATAAGATCCAAGGTACCCATCTGTCTATTAACAAGTCCTAGGTCATTCTTAATAGCCAGGTTGAGCCAAAGGGTAGATATAGCATTATCCTTGCTCTCTTCCAGATACATCTGGTAAGCAGCCTCTAGAGGACTAGGATACTCTCCTTTGTTTCTTATCCAGGTTTTCCATGTCTCATTCTCTCCTATAGTTGAGACTAAGGAGGTCCATGCTGGAGAAGATTTATTTGGACAAGCTATCATGCACAATTCCGGATTGATTCTTCTACTTCCTGCTGAGAAATTCCTTGTTGGGACTCTACTATTTCTCTCAGAGAGGTTTCATCTAATGAAGTAGGATTGATGTATCCAAACTCTTCATATAACCTCTTTGACAAATATAAGAAGATTTCCCTATCTAAACCCTTGAGTTTAGTACCAAAACCTCCACTACTAAATGCTATAGTCTTTCCTGCTTTCCTTGCTTCAATTGCTGGCTGCAGATCTTCCTCTATCATACTCTTTATCTTCTCCACCTGCTCAGAGGTCTTGGCCCCCCAATCTCCATTAAATGTCTGGAATGAGCTTCTTATCCCCACGGCATTATCTGCCATCTTCATATCCCCTTCATTACCTGCTCTGTGAAGATTCTTCTCAACTGCAGTAAAAGTATCCTTATGTACAAAAATTATATCGGGATAAGAATTTAGAAGTCTCATCAGCTCATCCCTTTTGACATAACCATCAAAAGTTACAGTATTAGGATCAGAGGTTCTGTTGAAATCTACCAGGATATCCCGGTTAAGTATATCAGTAGCAATCTTAGAAGAGGCTCTGTTCACAACATAGTTCTTAAACCGGGATCTCATCCTGCGGTTATACTTCTGGTTGTTGTTTAAGAAATACTCATAAAATATGTCCAGCATCCAAGGATTTTCTTGGATGAAGTACTTCCCTGATTCCTTTTTGATATAAGGACCTGTTCCTTCTCTACCTGCTCTATGAGCAGAAGGATCTTTATCTAAAAGTTTCTTCAGATTGGGATCTAGAGATTTAATATCCTCAGGTCCCATTTCTTTCCAGCTGAGATAGTTATCAGTAAAATCTTGTGTAGGTTTTTCCATAATCTTTGCAAAAGGTTCAGGAGAAACTATACTTGTAAATGAGAATTCATTCTTACTAAGACCTGACTGCAAATAGGCATAGAAAGGAAGTTTTATGAAGAACTCACTTATGAACCGGTTCTCCTGAGGATCTTCTACTTTCTTGATAGATATATCAGAAAGATTATTAAGATTCTCATGATAATTGTCTTTTTTAAGAGTATCCAGGTCTCTGTCTTTTAGGACAAGGTTGTACATCTTCAGATTGAGATCCGTGGATACACCCATATTTGCTATGAGACTATAGTCTTTTTCCAGGCTGGGATTTCTATTGACTATGGAAAGAAACTGTCCTCCTATACTATTTACAGGATCAGAGAATAAGGTCTTTAAGTTAAATATATTCTGTAAGGCCTTATCTCTAAGAGTCTCCTCATAAGTAATCTTCTTAACTCTCCTCTCAAAGCTTTCCTGGTTTTCCCCTTCCAGTTTAGGAATCTGCTGATTTAGTAAATTGGCTCTTTTGAACTCAAGAGTTTTTCTATAGTCAGAAAAAGGTATTGTACTTCTTAAGTATTCTCTCTCTACCACAAAATGGAAGAACTCATTTTTGTTCTTAACCCCCTGCCAGGTAAAAGTAGTAGGATCTAGAGTAGCTAGTCCTCTGCTGTTATAGTTATTCTTTTCCTTATTGGACTTGGTATATAACCCTGACTCCCAGTCTTTCTCTAACTGAGTTTTATCTATATACATAACATCCTCTTTAACAAAAGCTCCAAAATCTAACTTGTCTATAAGTTTGATAGGGACTTCTGTTGTAGCATCGAAACCTTTGTAAGTCTTAAAATGACTTAGGTTAAATCCTTTGATCTGATTCTGGAAGACAAAAGAGACCAGATCATTTTTAAATGTCCTGACAAATTCTTCCTGGTCATCAAAGGTGTCCTCCACATCTGCTTGACTTCTATTAAGCTTATCCTTGAGAAAAGTATTTACTATGTCATTGTTTCTGAATTTGAATAACTTGCCTAAAAGTTTTACCTGGAAGTCCTGTACAAAGAAACTTCCTATGACAGACTCATCCATTATTTTATCTACTAACTCAGGAGCTAGTCGGGAGTTCTCTCTAAGAGAATTTATCCGTACTGTTCTCATAATGGCATCAAAGAGACTTGTGGATCTTTTGGTATCCACATTTGTGGCAAACTTGAGCTCCTGTATCCCCTTCATCATTTCCTCAATTTCAATATAGTGCAGAAATGCCTTAACAGCATCTTCTGATGATCTGTCTTGGGTAGTAACTATCTTCTCTATAGTCTCTGGTTTTATAGTTTCCTCTCCTGTCTTATTCACAATTTCCTTGTATAAATCAAGTACTGTAAATTCTTTACCCAGCAGTTCTGTTGTGATAGCTTCCCGGGCCCTGACACGGAAGAAGTTGTAATTTATCTTTCCCTGATAATCTCTCGGTACTCTTCCGAGAGGCTCTGCAAAGGTGGACTTCATCAACCTTTGTTGTTTTACATACTCAAGAACCAAAGGTTGAGAAACAAACCATGCAGCTTCTTTAACCGGTACTCCTGTTTTGAGAAGGAAGAGAAACACTGGCATAATTTCATTGTTTCCCTGAATATTAGATACCCAGGTGTCCTTCACAATATCAACCAGACCATTCATGATCTGGGAGATGATATCAGATACTCTGTGCTCTCCGTTTGCATCATACAGACTGGAAAGTGATATACCAGTCTTCTCTACTCCTGTATTGTCAGTATATATCTGAGAATTATGATTTAATAGGATCTTGATCCTCCTGGGTTGCTTCTTACCTTTTCTAGTAGTATATGTATAACCTTCCTGTAAGTATGCTCCTATTTGATCAAATATAGAATCATAGGTGTTTTCTACTGCAGCTATCCCCAAAGCCTTTCCAGCTATATTACTAGTTTCATGAACATAAAGATTGTACCCGGCCTCAAATATCCTGGTGGGGCTAAATCTCTTACTTGTGGTATCAGAGATCCTCATATTGGGATTGTACTTACTTACATGAGGTTCTAGATTCTCAGAAATTGGTTTGGCTATGTCTGTGTTATTAGGTCGAATCAAAGAGACAAAGTTCTGAGGTAATTCTAGAATAGTTCTTATATCCTCAATAACTGCATTTTCTACAGTGCTCATGAACTTAGTCTTCTGTTCATTGAGATATCTTAGTTGATCTTTATACGGAGTAAGTTGTTCCCGGACCTGTTGTCTTAAGTCAGAGTACTTTTTATACAAGGTTTCATTCTTGCCTGCAGAACTTTCCAGTTCTTCCCTAATTGAATCGATATCTTCTCTGAGACTTTTTATAGCAAGAAAATCCTCATGTACACTTTCATCAATATCTTTTAACTTTCTGAGTCCTGAATTGACCTGGTTAAGAGCTCTTAGTAACTCAATATCCCCCATGCCTGTTGCTCCTACTAATTCTTTAGGTACTCTGGTATATCCTTCTATCTGGGTTAAGTTCTCCCGGATGTTATCTAGTAATTGAGCTCTTCTATCTGTAGCTACTTCCATAGCAATAAGAAGTTCTCTCATCTTATCTGTCTCCAGAGATTTTCCTGCTTTGAAAGCTACTTTAGCCTCATCAAATCTTTTACCCAGGTTGTTATAAGCAGTATCTTTCTCAGATTCTACTTCCCGGATCCTCTTCTCTATTGCTTCTATGGAATCAAAGTCCTTACTAAGATAACTTCCATTCTTACTAATAGCAGGCATGAAGATAGTAAGCTTATCAATATCAAAGTCAGCACCAGCTTTAGCAACTATCTCAGAAGGAGGAACTATAACGGAACCTGCTGAGGTAGGTAGAAACTCATATACCTCCATAAATTCCATGGAGTTGAGTCCTTGAACTGGAATCCGGGCCCCTACCATAGTAACCATCTTCCTATTCTTATCTTTATTCAACCACTCTTCATCACGGATAGTCTCATTTAATCTTCTTAATTGTTCTTCAGGAGAACCTGTTCCTATTCTGTTTCCGTCTTTATGCCTGAGTTTCAAAAGATTTCCAAAGTCTCCTTGCAGGGCAATCTTAACTTTCATAGCAAGAGTCTTCTCAGAATAATCTGGATTTTCTTCTTTGAGAGGTTTCCTATAACTGGGGAGATCATTTGTACCATACTTGTCTAAATCATCCTGACTAGGATTCTTGAAATGTCTTTCAATGAGAGCTTTCTTCTCAAACATAGAAGTGGATACCTGAACCAGAGCTTCTCCTCTTATTTTTTGTCTGACAAGTCTATTAGCAATCAGAGCAGTAAGAATCTTTTCTATTTGTTCAGAACTTGGATGCAAGGACAGATCAAATGCAATATCCCCAGTTTCTTCGTTGTAGTCCAGGAACTCAAGCTCATGATCAGAAAAGTCACGGGCCGATAAAGTAGTCCTGGCAATCTCCAGGAGATTTCTCATGGGTCCGGAGATATTACCATCCTCATCCTCTTGCCATCCAGCTTCTCTAAGAAGTTCTTGCTTCTTGAGTTCTGTAAGCAGATCTATATTTTTTATATACCTATCTGCTATTTCTCCTGCTTCTTTATTAACAGGGCTACCTCCTTCAAATAATCCGGATATGATCAGTTTCCTGAGCTGAGTAGAGAAAGTAGCATTACCCTTGTACTCATCTGCTATATCCACCTGATCTTTGAGATAGTCAAGATAGATAGTATTCTTTGTAAAAGGCACTTCCTCATTAAGTCTACGGTTTCCTTCAGAGTCTATAGTATAATAAGCATCAGGTCTTCCGTCAGAAGTAACAGATCCAACCTTAGATCCTGACTCAAAAAGAGTATAATCTACTTCTTCCCTCATCATTTTATCATGCATCTTCTCAAGCTCAGTACCTTTTATAACTGTAGGTATCAGAGGAAATAATGAGAACTTATGCATAGCTGTTATAGGAAGACCGTTTTCTTTGATCTGGTTAGCCAAAGGGCCATAGTATTGAGCTTTGTAGACAGGGAAGAAAGATGTGATATCCTCATATACTTCTCTACCTGCAATGATATCCTGGTAGAGTTTCTCATGCCTGTCGCTCCATTTGTTCTCCAGTTTTCTAAGTATTCTATATGCATCAAATCCTACCCAACCCTGACCATCTCCTTCTTTCATTTTAGTATAGGGTTCTATGGCACTTTGTACTCTTTCTTCTACTATCTTCTTCCTTTCCTTGTCAGATAACTTGGACTTAGAATATCTTTTGGTAAAATAGTCTCTTAGAGCTTTCTCATACTGAGGAAGATATATAGACTGTATCTCCATATCCTGGAGTACTGAAGTATTCATAGTACCATCATACCGAGAAACAGGAAGATTCTTGGATTTGGTATAAGGTCTTGACCAATAGTTATTTATAAAGTCCTGGGCACCTTGGTCTGTTCTAAATACATATCCTGTGGAAGCAGCTCCTGAATTTCTTTTAACAAACTCTTTCTTGTCATGATTATACTGGGCAGAGTCTCCATAGATAAGTATAGTTGACTCGAAATTATGCATCCACTGGTTATAAGTAAAGGCCCTTAGTGCAGCCTTCTGCATATCTCCTGGAGGAAGATTAGGTCTTTTAGAAGAAATCTTCTTTATAATCTCAGGATGAATATACCGGTTCTCATTCATGATTTCCTCATTGAGAGAAACCTGCTTATCAAAGTAGTTCTTTACCTGTTCTCTTATCTTAATCTTTAGAGCATTATACTTGTCCTTTTGAATCTCTACTACAAACTCTCCAGTTTTTATCAAGGTATATAATTTCTGTTTAACATCCTGAGACAAGATATCATCAAATGCAGTAAGCACTTCTCCTGCTATCAGGGATTCTCCCTTATCATCTTTTCCTTCAACAGGTCTGTTATATCCCTTGGCTTTTTTGTATATATCCTTGTTGGTCCGGACTTCATGTACTCTACTGAGTTCTGCTCCCAGGTATTTCATTAGAATATCAAAAGCCTGCCCAAAACCACTATAGTCATCACTTCCAGATCTTGAGACAAATGTGTCAATATCAACATAAAGGTTTGAATCTTTCTTAGTAGGATCTGTTATAATCTTGTCTACCACAAGATCGTAAGAGGTACTTTTAGATGCATGTTTTATTACCTCACTTCTTCCGTGAAGCAATAGCATATGAAAGTCTTCCAGGAACTTAGTTGTCCTATCTGACTTACTAGTCTTTACTCCAATCTCTGGATATAAAGAATTGACTAGAAGTTGTGTACCAGAAAGGTTCTCAAGTTTCAGAGTGACGACCTTGCTACCTTCCTCAAGGTTGCTCTTTCTTCTCTGTCCATATCTAGAATCAGTTTCAGGAACATCCAGAATAAATATGGAATTCAAAAGTACAGATGACTTGACAAAAGGATTTCTCCGGGAGTCCAGATAACTCATCTTGGGGATATCCCTCATGTCCTGATATTTGGTTCCTCTATTTACTCCCTCAACCATCTTGGTCATGCTGTTGTTAAGAGAGTGTTCATATTCCCTATTATTTTCAGGGTTTATTGAACTGAAATTTGAGAACTCATCTGATACTCTGGAGTGAAAAGATAGTATCTTTTTTACCCGTCCGGAGCTGTTAGATTCTATACCTATCTTTGGATGAGATGATTCCAAAAAGTCTATGGGATCACTAATCACCACCTTTGCTTCTTCTGCAGCTACGAGAGCCTTGAGTAACCAATTCACACCAAAATCCTCATACTTATCTGATACCAGAACTCTTATGTCAGGCTTGTCATCTAAGTAAAATCCTATTGCTCTTAAAAAATCAAAAGTCTTGTCTTTAGGGACCTTTCCCTTTTCTGAGAAAGTAGATATAATCTTGGGCAAATCCAGATAATTTACCTTAGTCAGATCCTTCTTAATGTAAGGATTTTGAGTAGGATCATCAACCCGGAACTTGTTTTTCCAATTGGATTTTACCCTGTAGAAATCTGCAGATACTTCCCCTCCCCTCATATCATACTTGATCTCTGTTACTTCTCCTCCTACTTTAGTTTCTACTCGGTCTATTACTAACTGTACAAGAGATATCCTGGGTTTGTTAAAGTCCTGCCAGAAACCGGTCCAAAGATCAAACTCTGCATTATCCCCTTCTCCTGAAGGTATGTTTGCATAATCCTTGTATGGAGTACCGAGCTTGTCTAAGATCTGAGCAAACTCGGGGTGAATGTTCTTATACTCATTTAACCTTCTGAATATCTCCATGGGTTCATAACTTCCTGCAAGAGTTCTTACAAGACTATTCCAGACTTTATCAAAATCAGCAAGTTCTGGAATACCTACTTTGTTTAGTACAGATTTGCCATCCCGGATTTTGTGTACACTTCTTATCAGATATAGAGTCTGTCCCTGTGCAAGTTGCTTGAGAGAAAGCTCATTACCTGATCTATCTCCTACTCTTAAGGTTCCTTTAATTGCTTCCTCACTGTTAGAAGGATCTTCTCCAATATCATATAACTTTTCTGATACTCCCAGATACCTGCTTTTCTGTCTTTGATAAGCAACTAGTCCCTCTGTCTCTTTACCAGCAAGAACCTGGTCAATATTCCCATAATTGTCAATACCAAATCCCAGAATCCGGGCCTTACTTAAATACTGTTCTTTAACAAAAGGATTCTCTTCCTCCTCTGCCTTTATAACCCAATCATTATAATACTGAGTAAGTCTGGCCTTTACATAAGCATAAGCATTCCTGAGATTTTCTCTGTCTGTAAAGAGAGTAGTAGTAAATCTATGGGTGGTATCCCTGAAATTCTTTTTGTTTACTGCCTCAGATAATAGTGAATCAACACTTTCCACAAGAGTACGGGAATCTTCTAAGGAGAGAGTATCTTCAGGATTAGTTAATGACTGAAGTCCTTTGTTAAGTCTTCCAAACTGGACATTGTCTATAGAAGATCTGTACTCGTTGAGATTTCCCAGGTAGAGCTTATCATAAAGATCTTTGATCTTTGAGACAGTCTCCATCTGACTCATTGCCTCTGTCATAGTGACCCCAAAAAAGAGTTCTCTTAAGAAATTGAGAATTCTTCTAAATATAGAATTCCTATGAGGCCTTCCTCCCAGAATACTTTTACCTTTAGAAATAACATACTTTCTAAAGTCCTCTGCTATGTGTTCTTCTAATTGAAGATCACTGGCAAGTGAAAAAGGAATATTGGTACCTGAGTAAGTTTTGAAGGATCCTGAAAGCTTACGGGCTTCCTTATAAAGATCCCTCTTCTGCTGCCGGCTTAGAAATAACTGACTAAACCCGTGCCAGGCTTCATGATAAAGATCAGTATAATTGGATCCCTCAAATAGAGTAATTCCATCAACAGTCCATTGAGCAAAAGCATCTGAGTTCACTATATTGAACATCTCAGTAAATGGGACATGCTTGCTTAAAGGACTTGTCTCATACCAGGTTTTAGCATCTAGTATCTGCTGTTTACTGGCATCATTAGGAATAGCCTTGAGTTTCTTAAGGGCATCCAAGAATTGATCGGGATCCCCTGTCTCCTTCTTGTCTAAAGGACTTCCTCTAAGGATCTTATCTATCTCACTTCCCGGTTCTACTCTTCTGTATTGGACTTCTGTATTAAGTGGCGATGTAACCTCTTCAGGAGACTTATCCCCTCTAATTTTACCCAATTCAGAATCAGGCACAGAAAAAGTAAGATAAGCATTAAGCTCAGATATATCTCCATTGGAATTAACCTGAGCATATATACTAGTCGTATCCCTAAGAAACTGAGCATAGCTCTTAATCTGCCTTGTGGCATTATCTCCTGAGATTTCATAGTCTATATATTGACCTGTTTTCAGGTGGTCACCGTTAATATTCATTCTGACAGGTCTTTTGCCTGTCTTTGTGGATACTGCAGTCATTAAAGCCTGAACTATCCTATTTTTAGCATTCTCTACCTCTACAGGAGTCTTCAAGGTAGATAACTCAATTCTCTCTCCTGCAAGAGATATAACTAAGGTATTAGCACGATCATCTGCTTCTATGAATATAGGTTGACTGGGATCGGGTTTCTTCTTGAAATACAGAAACTGCTTAGCATAAGAAGCTCTGTCACTAGGAAACATGGGAGTTCCTTCTACCTCGAGAGATTTTGTAAGGACATCGGCTATCTTCTCGGCAATATCTGAAGTCATCTCTGGCCGGTCTACCCTGATTGTTCTATCTACATTGTTTAGTTTGATTACAGAATACCCTGCATTCTCACCTTGATCTCTTTCAAATCTTATTCCCAAGATCTCCTGATCTGAAACATTGGTTGCAGATAAAGGAGTAAGTACTTCATTATTGAAATAGCCAAAACTTCCTCCAGTAATGTTGGTAGTGATATTGTTTAAAGGATCTGACTTTATGTACTGCGATATCTCATATAGAAGCCTGAACTGCTCCTGTCTTTGTCTGTGTAGTTCTTTTCTTCTAATATTGGCTTCCTTCTCAGTATAAGGAGGAACTCCATTGTCTCTTCTTTGTGTATCTTCTTTTCTTAAAAGATCTTCTATAGAAACAACTTCACCAAAATCCAGGATGAATTCTTTCTTCTCAAGTTTCGGAATCCTCATATAGGTATAAGCAACCTTACCCTTATCCTGAGAGGTGATTTCAAAGTTATCATCAAAGTATACAAGGTTTCCTATTCCATCAGTTATAGCAAGTGCTATACTATGATCCATTCCGTATCTTTCAATAGCAGCCCTTCTTTTGGGATCTCTGAATTCAGGATATACAGAATCCTCAGGTATTCTTGTGGAAGAGATTACTGACACATAGAGATTGGGTTTTTTCCCATCCCGGGTATCCCGAAGGATCTTTCTTGTCACATCATAATGCCATTTCTTCTCGGGATCCGGAACATCTTTGAGAGCTCTTCTTTCTGCAGGATCTCTTTCAAAATCTATGAAGTATCCCTCCTGACCCCAAGTTGCAAGAGGACTAAGAGGCATTGCCTGAAAAGTAATATCTCTCTTATCCAGAGTATCCTTAGGAATAGGTGTTCCTGTTAATTCACTATCAGTTTTTACTGATACTTGTATATCTTTGACAGCTTGTTCTGATATACCCAAGTACTCGGTTACAGTTTCCAAATCCTCAAACTGAGACTCAAGATCAACAATCTCTGAAAAGGTAGGAGCAACAAGCTTGGCTATAGAAGCTCTCTGTCCCACAGACATTCTTATGTTCTGAGGAAGTAAGGATACATAGGTAAGAGCAAGAGTGTTGTCCTTCGTGTGTCCTTGGACAAGGTCATATATAGACCGGGCATAAAGCCTGAAGTTAAACTCTTTGCTCTTATCTACTGTATCAAGAAGATCCTTGAATACCTTAGCAAATAATTGCTCCTGCTGTTTTCTATCTAGGGTACAGTTCATTTACAACCTAATCCTTTAATGAACTCATCATTAATCTCTTTCTTGTCCTTCTTCTCTGTCTTATCTGCCAGATCCTTTATAGCACCGGTATCTGATGTGAAATCGAGATTGTCTGTTTTGGTCTCTGAGGCAAGTACCTTCTCCTGCGGTGTGACCTCAGGTTTCTGTAAGTTTTCTTCCATATAAGGTGTCCATTTGGATTCCACAAATTTAGGAATATCTTCCCTATTAATGGTAGTAATTTCTGTTTTTGGTGCATTGAGTTTTCTGATAGTTATTGTGTTTTCTGAAACCTGTTCTATTTTATGAAGCCTGTCTTTAAAGTCTGGTTTGGTAGGATCCTTTGTAAGGATTATATCTCCCTCTTTAAGGTTATCCAGGTTCTGATCTAATTCATTCCTCTTAGACTCAAGAAGTTCTGAGACTAAAGATGTAGGAATTGTAGATAACTGATCTCCTGCATGAAGTTGTAAGAGGATCTCTCTTACTCTTTCTAACTCTTGCTCAGTCTTTGTGTCCTGGATCATCTTCCTGACCTGTTCTGCATTCATACCTGATAGAGGAGCCTTCTTCTCAAAGACATCTGGTTCAGATATAGGTGGTTCTATGATCTCTTCTTCAGCAGCTCCTTTTACTCTTTTCTTGGGTATTACCTTCTCTATCTCAGGTATATATTCTAAAGGGATTATGGTAGGGGTCTTGTCTATGATATCTTCGACAAAAGACCCTTCAGGAACAATAACAAATTCTTTTCCCTCTAACTCAAACCTGGCAGTTTCTTTTGCAACAATTCTCTTAGCTGCTGCCAGAGCTTCTTCTGGACTATCTCCCCTTTTCTCAAACTCCTTAGCAATCCTTTCTGGGTCCTTTGTAAGATATATCTGATCAGCCATGTCATATGCCCAGAAGTTACTGGTAAGTACGATCTTGCCCTTTTCCTTAGCTTGCAGTAACAGATCCCGGACCTGATTTTTCAAACTCTCCTGTATCTCAGCAGACTGGGTTGATAAGTAATTTGCAAAGTTTATTCCGGACTTTTGAGCAGACTCGGTGGGTATTTTATTTTCTAAGAGAAAGTTGTACAAAACTTTATCTGCATCAACATATTGCCTGGGGAACTTCTCGGCCAGGGTGGTCTTGCCCAAACCTGGTGAAGCATATACTATAGATCCTTTCTCAGGTTTAGTTACATCAAAACTAGGAATTTTTAGTTCCTGGATGTTTCCATCTGTATCATACTTTATCTCAAAAGGTACTACACCAAGGCCTTTTACATCAATGCCGTAATTATTGAATAGAATATTTCCATAAGCAGAAAGTTGTAACTGGTGTTTTATCTTATTGGATTTGAAGTTCTTCAGATCCTCATAAGCCTCCCATTTATCCTTCCTGGAAGTCTTGATATCAAAGACATAAACATTACCCTCTCTATCTGCAGCAAGCATATCTACCTCTCCTGCTATCTGAAGATTAGGATCATAAATTACAATGTTCTCTGCCATGATTGCCAGACCTCTCTTATCAAACTCTTTTTCAAGAAGTTTCAGATTAGTAAGTAAATCTACAAAAGCCCCTTCAGTCATCCCTTCAGACTTAGTCTTTATAGATCCGGTCTGGAAGAATTCTCTAACTGCAGCATCTACAGTGTTTCCCGCAATTCTAGAATCATCATAAGAAAGTTCATTCAGAAGTTTTACAAGGTTCTCACTTGAACTATCCTTCTCAAGAGCTTTTTGTAATAGATCATACTTCCTGGGATTGAACTGCTTCAGGTTTAGAGCCTTAAATTGATCTATGAAAGTCTGAAGAGATTGACCAGTTCCTATTGTTTGATTATACACATCCAGTCCGGATTGTACTCCGGGATACATGAAATCAGCCTTACCTGTGATCTCCTTTTCTAAAGGATCGATAACTGTAGTGACTCTCTTGTAAGGGGTGCCGTTGACAATATAGAATTTCTCATCCTCACTCCTTCCCTGAACCTGGGTCTGAGCAATCTTGATTCGTTCTATAGTATCAATAAGTTTGTCCTTTGATGTAGGTTTTGGAGCCAGGGATCTTCTGTAGTCAATATACTCCTGTAAGTTTCTAATGTCTACTTCACGGATCTCTACCTGTTGCTCCGGCTCTTTCTTGTCTTTTGCTCTGTTTTGTCTATCCTGAATCTTATCAAGAAGTTTGTCTAGCTGATCAATAGACATCTCTCCCACCTGTTGAGAGGATAGTTGCATTAGTTTAATTACGGGAGGAAGTATTCTCTTGGATCCTTCCAGGGCCTGCATCTTGTATTTTAACCGGTAAGCATTGATTATTTCCCGAACTTTAGGATTTATTAACATCCAGTTCTGTCTCATTCCTGGTATAATAAAATCCTCTATAGGACCAAGTTCTTTTTGTTTTTCCAGATGTCTTGCAAAGACAGGTTCTAGTTGTAATCTAACTTCTTCCGGGAGTTCCTCCCAGGGAGTCTTTGTGGTTACATCCTGAGGTTCTGCCAAGATAAGTTCTGGCTTTTCCTCTACTTCCGTAGGAACAGCTTCTGTAGGAGCTGTAGCTACCTCATGTTCAACCAAGATCCTGGCAGCTTCTGAGTACTCAGGAGATCCTTGATATACAGGTACTTTATTAGCTATGTCATAGAATACATCAGGTATTGATCCGTCCTTAAGATAAGCATCCAGATCCTCAGGAGTCATAACAAGACCTCTCTCATAGAGACGGTTGAGAAGCGCATTTGTTTCTCTATCCTTATTCATCCTATCCTGCCCCTGCTTGATGAGCTCTCCTCTGTTGTCATACTCCTGCCTCATGAAGGCATGAGTTCTTCTGAGATGTTCGGTAAATCCTTCAGGACTGTGTAATAAATTAACTGCCTGGGCTAGATTTTTCCCGTCTTGCTTCAAAGAGTAATAGTCCTTAATCTTTATAAAAGAATTATCTACAGCCTCATTAAAACTGTGAGAGTCGGTAGAAGAAGCAAGATGACCAACATACTCCTTATAAGACTTATGTAGGTTTGTAAGAGCTTCTTCCTGGATCTTTGCAATCTCTTCTGTATCTTCTTCTGTCAGATCTGTTCTGGAAGCAAGTTCTCTTATTGCCAGGGACTCCTGATAGGTTCTTACCTTTTCTGCGTAATCCTCAAGAAATGAAAGTTTTTCTTTCTTGTCAGTACCGGTCTTCTTTCCTTGAGGTGTTGTGGCTTCCTTATATGTCTTAACCTCAGCTTTTAAAAGACCAATCTCATTGGCCAAGTTAGTGGGATCCAGTAAAACTGAAAAATCATTACTGGTTGCTTTACTTATTGCTTTATCTGTGGTAAAATCTTTAAGTAAACCATCCATTCTCTCAACAGATCTATTGAAGGAATAAGGCATAAATACAGCATCAGTAAGAGTTCTTTGCCAAGCTCTTTCTGAGAGTTCCTCATTGGTTCTATCCGGAGTATTTAATGCAAACTTTCCTGGATTGTAAGGACTTGGGAAATTATCCTTTACCAGATCGTAATTCTTCTTAATAGCTTCTGCCCGGGTGATAATCTTGTCCACATCGGCCAGGGTCTGATTTCCGTCTGTACCATATGCCTCAGATATAGTTTTGGGATCCATTTGTTTAATAGACTTGAGCCTATCAAGAAAAATATCATAACTCCCGGTCTGAATTGCTGTTACAATATGACTATAGGTAGACTCATCCTTTAGATCTTGGTAAATCTTCTGATCTCCTTGTCTTTCAGCTTCTCCCATCTTATCTGATAAAGAAGTCTGAGCAGAAAGATTTACAAGTTCTGGAGCAAAGAACTTGAGAGGGCTTTTGTATAACTCATTAAGATCCTGTACTTTCTTATCGGTATAGGTCTTCTTAGAGTCTCTGTAAGCTTGATACTCTGAAGGTTTAAATATCTTGTTATAAGAAGTAGTTGCCCAAGCAGGAATGCCTCCAGCAACCTGCATAAGACCTCCCATAAGAAATCCTCCCATGAAAGTCTCAAACCCTTGTGCTGTAAATTGTTTTGCTGTATTAGTAAGAACAGAGCCAATCATATTGTCAGTATTGGCCTTTGAGGGGTCCTGATATATTGACTTGTAATAATCAGAAGATGCTCCTGAAATAACCTCCTGCATGGATTCCTGAAGACCTTCTGAGAGGTTAGCCTTAAAGTATTTTATACCAGTCTTGGCATATATCCTTGGGTTATATAAAGACTTAGCTGCATTCTTAAAATTAGTCTCTATAAATGAGAAGGGGTCTTTTCCTGCCTTAGCCAACTTCTCATTAAATCCTATCTTGGATCCTGCTGCAGTAATATATTCCTTTTCTAGCTTAGCAAGAGGTCTGAACCCTCTAAAAAGATTATCCCCAAAGGTTATCCGGTTGGTCCAGTAAATCGCAGGGATATTAGTTAAGAGAGTTGTATTACCTGCTTGTTGAGCTGCTTGGAATATCTTACCGGCCTCTTCCTCGTTTGGAAGTCTTCCCTCTTTGTTGTAGAACTCATTGGTAAGATCATCCTGGACTTGTCTCTGGGTCATCCCCCCTTCTAGCTTTGCCTCAGACAAAGCAAAGTTAACCTCTCTGATATCTCTATAGAAAGAACCAAAGAGATTACTATTCTTTGCAAGACCTGCTACTGCTTCTGCCTTTCCTGCATTGGCTAGATATGATATAGTTTCTGTTGGTAGAAGGGTTTTACCTACCCCCTTTGTTGTTTCCCAAAAGTTCTTGGCAGTTTGAAGATTCTCCAGGTTTTTCATAGCCTGAGTGGTATTCTTTACTTGCTCGGCCATTGTAGCAACGGACCCAAACTTCTGACCGGTTCGGGCAAGCATTGCAAGTTGGGCAGGCAGTCTAGCTGCTACGGAAGCTCCTCCGGTAAGGACCCCAAATACTGCACTTTCTAAGATCATTTCCCCCATGATACCGAAAGTATATCCTGAACTTAAGAAAGTGTTTGCAACAAATCCACTTAGTCCTCCTCTTGATGACTGTCCCACGGACATAGCCTTCTCGAATTCTTTTGCTGATTCCAGATCTGCACTGTCAAATTCTCCGGTTAAGATATCTCCCCAGGATCTTATTGCACTCTTAAAACCAGTTCCTGCAAGTCTTCCCCATTGACCGGTTGCTCTTTTAAAATCAGACCATCCTGAGGTGTTGTCATTGTAGATAGATTCATTATCTCTAAAAGGACTAAATCCCAGGTTTTTGAATTCTGCTTTATTGTAATATCTCTCAAAGTTCTTATGATAATGACTTGCACCATAAGAGTGTACTTTAGTATAAGGAGCCTCTTCATAAGCATACTCAGGAGCTTTTCTTAAAAAGTCCTTGGCCAACTTAGCCATCTCCATACTATCCATGGACTTAGACTTCTGGGCTACATATGCAGCAGGTCCTGGATCAGGTATAGATGAGGTGAATGTATCAGACTCCAGAACTTTTGGAGTAAGTCTTTCCTGCGGAGCAAGTATATTCCCTAGCAAGGGACTTGCTGGAAGTGGTATTTTATCTTGTTCCGGCACTTGGGAGAAGTTGTTGAGGATTCCTTACTGAATTATTTCTCCTGTATTCATCAACTTGGGCTTGGTTATTTCTTGAGACAGCCTTCATCATAGCCTGTGCATTGTCTCTCAGGTCTTTTGCACTGAATGTTCCAGACATGACATTAGAATCATAAACCTGTTCAACTCTCTGACCATCTTTATAGACATCTATATAAGTATTGACTGAGAACTTGCCTTCTGCAATTTTCTTATATACAACTTTTCCTCCACCTGCTACTGAGACCTCCAGAGGTTTTCCCCTATCTAGTATGACTTGTTCTGGAGTCAGATCAGAAGTTCTTCTAAATATATTCTGAGCATCTGCTTTAGGAATATATACTACTACATCTTCCCTCCATTTACCAGTTCCCTCAGTCTGGGGTATAGGACTCTTCTCCTTTCCAAGACCTCTATTTTGGGCCCATCCTTCATTGAAACTGAAAGTCACTGCAGTCCATTCATCTGATCCTGCTGCTATATCTTGATAAGTCACGGTAGGAAGAGCTCTATTGGGATCATCCCCTTTACCCTTAGGACCTGCTTTGAAATCTGCGATGAGAGCTTTAAGGATAGTCTTAGCCCCAGAATTATCTCCTACCTCGGGTAGTTCTGTAGCATTTCCATAACCAAATCTGATCTTACCGGGTTCTCCTTCTAATCTTTCGATATCCTTAACCACAGTCATAAGATTCATAGTATTACCGGACAGGGGACTGGCTGAATCTGCTGTGAACTGTCTTCCCTGAACTGTAAGTCCTCCTCCTTTTCCTCTGTTTTCATAAGCAAGAATACCATTAAAAGCATTTCCATGATTCAAATACTTGTCTTTATAAGCAAAGTCCAGTTCTTTATGTTCTTTCTGAGCTGCGGCATACAAAAACTCCCTAACTTTTTCTGGACTCTGTCCTCTTTTAATCCGTACTACAGCAGGCCCTGTCTTAACTGTGAGGGGTTGTGTTCCTATCTGTGTCCCGGGCTGTCCATACACCTGGGGGTCATATATATTAATCTCTTGATTTAATACCTCAGGGTCATTTTTGTGTTCATTATAGTACCATTCCTGAAATTCCTTTACAGTCTTTCTTCTTCCGTCAGGAGCAAGGAAATTGTTAAGACTTTCTACTTTTTTGTCTTTGTTCTTTCCTGTCTGTTCTGCTTTAAGCAGATTAAGAACTTTCTTAGAATTTTCTTTGTAGAACTGATCATGCTCACTTACCATAACTTCCCTATCCTGGATACCCTGTCTCATCTGTTCTGTGTCATCCCAGAAATCTTTTGACCAAGACTTATTAAGTTCTCTCCAAGGAGAGTTACTATTAGGATTTGCAATCTCCAAAGCTTTTGCATAAGCAGCACCTACTACACCGGTTCCTCCTTGCCATGGAGCTTTTTCTATCTTACCTGAGGCAGCACCACTTACCACCTCATTGCCGGATATACCTAATCCTTTAAATACCTGATCTGCAGCATCTACAATCTGTTTCATTTGTGCAGCCCCATTTGTAGAGTTCTTAGCAACAGTCCATGCTGTAGATAACCTCTCGGCCATTTGTTGAAGAAAGGTCTTTTCTTCATTCCATCTTTCCCCATAGAGTCTGTTTCTCTCCTGTTCGTTCACCTGAAGAGTCTCATATTTAACATCAGTGCCTGTTGTTGCTCCCGATTTTATAACTGCCATTGTAGTATTATCCTCAAAAGTGCCATGAGGGTTATTCTTCTTATAAGCAGCAAGTTGCCCACTCATTATCTTACCGGCTTCTTCAAGACTATATCCCTCTTTTATAAGATCCCCTTTTAAATCTTCTTGTTTTAAAGTAAGTGAATTCCTTAGAGAAAGAGAAGAAGTATAAGAAGCTAAAGCATAAGGATCTGCCTGGATAGTCTCTTCATAATTCATATATGCAAAGGTGTTTGCTGCTTGCTTGACCTCTGCACCAAAAAGACTCCGGGCAACAATATCATCAACCCTGTCTTGCATCATAGTAATGTTTGATGCATTCCCGATACTATCTATAAGATCTCCAACCTGACCATAAAACTCCTTATTACCTGTTGCTATTCCCAGTTCTTCATTGAGATCAAGATAGGCCTTATGCTCATCACTCCCGGGAACAACTCCATCTCTCTCAATGATTTCATCATAAGCTTGTTTTCTTGATAAGAGTGTATCATGGTCTTTATTAGCATTTGTCTGGAGTCTTTTTTGAGCAGGCACTACACCAGTAAGAAACTGTTGCATATAAGCTTGATTTGTGGCAATAGGGTCTCCTCCATATATATCCAGGTTCTCTCTTTCAAAGTTCTTCCTATTTACATAAGCTTGGGTTTTGAAAGTATCCATAATAGCAGGATCACTACCAAATAGATTTGTGAAGAAAGAGGGTAATATACCCGGATCATTCTTGGTACCAGATCCTAAAAGAGCTGCTCCGTTCTTTGTGGTTACAATATATCCCCCCCGTCTACTATCAACTTTCACATTGAACCCAGCTTCTTTAGCAGCTTCCAGAGCCTTCTGGGTCATATTTACAAAGGGAGTAAACCTGGGAGAATTGAATTGAAGAGATTGATCATCAGAAGAATTCCTGAACTCTTCCATTTTGTAGTTAAGGGCAGCTACCCCGGTGTCCCAATATTTTCCTCCACACTTCTTCTCATCAATACAGTTCCTGAAATTCTCTGCTCTTCCTAATTCATTGTTGTACTGTTTGGTCCAGACCATGTCTTTGACCATGTAAGGATCCTCATAAAAAGGTTTGAATACTTGGTATGCTTGCTCTACATTTTCTTGAAGAGAGAGATCCAGACCGGATATCTTCTTGATACTATCATCTGCTGCTTTGAAGTACTCATCTCTCCGGGCTATGTTAGAATCCCGGGACATGGGAGAATTAAGAAGACTCCCGTATATGCTACTAAGTTTTTGATAACCTGCCTCATACTGACTCTGTTTAGTTTGGAGTGCCGAGGCATAAAAGTTAAAGTCAGGTCTAAATGGCTGAACTTCAGGTATATAGTCGGACAGCCCCTGGATATATGTGGCCATAGATTAGTTCTTAAAGTTTAAATTGGCAAACTCACCATGATGCTTTTTGGCAGCCTTGTCATATACTCTTGCTGCAATATCTTCTGTAGAAAAGAAACCAAGATTTCTAAGTTTTTTATCTACTCTTATGTGAGCTTTCCAAGGTTTCTCTAGACTTCCGGAATCTGGATAAAACCCTACACCCAAATATTTGGAACTAGACCCTCTCCTGGATGTTGTATTTTTATTATTTCCACTTCTTTCACATTTTCTTAAGTTTGACTTTTGATTATTCAAACCATCATGATCTATATGATCACATAATTCAGAGGAATCTGTTAATCCTAAGATGAGTCTATGCATTAATATAGTTTTCTTACGACCTCCCTCACAGTAAACTCTTCTTATAACATATCTTACTGTAGAGAATTCCTGTATGTGCCAATTCCACTGATTTAGATATTCAAAATCAGAATCATCTACCATTGTAGCCATCCCCTTTGATAGTGGTATTTGCTTCATGGAACAAACCTAAGAAGTTTAAATCTTATATCCTAACCTTTGAAAGTTTATCTAGTCCCTCCTACTTTTTTTCTTGTTTTTGTATACCTGTCAAAATATTCAGAATCAGGAACATTTGTAGTAGGTTGGTCATAGTTCATATTAAGTTTAGCAGCATTGAGATAAACACTATCATCAAATCCAGGGTTCTCATATTTAAGTTTAGAGACTTCTTTCATCACATCTCTTTCCTGCCCTGAAGATGGAATAAGATCTCTTCCTCCGGTAAATCTCATCATACCTCCGGTTAATGGAGCAATGTTGTATTGAGGGTAAAGCTCATTTAAGACCTGAGCATTTGCTCTATTAGTAATAGCATCTATAAAAGAGGATCTGAGCTGCTCCCGGGCTTTTGCCTTGGCATTATCAAACTGTTGGTTTGCTATAGTAGTCTTGTCATAAAGATCCTGGGAGAGCTGCTTATTGGCTCCTTCTGCCCTATTGAGTATCTCGGCTCTGGTTAAGGCAAACTGATTAGCCGCAGTAACATTCATGTTATTGTACTTGGCCAGGATATCTGCAGCATTCCGGGCACCTTCTCCTTGTATTCTGGAAAATCGGGCACTGTAAGTCTGAGGGCCTGCAAACATAGCTGCTCCCTGAGTCCCAATTTGCATTTGTTCTGCATTAGCAGCTAGTTCTCTTGTAGGATCATAGAAGGTAGGTTCAGGTAAGAAAGGCTCAATAGGAGCTCCCCAGGGGGTGTATTTCTTTATCCTGCCAAGATCTGCAGCTGACCCAAAAGTCTTCACCACATCCTGCAACCACCAGTCTGCTCCCTTAGGAACCTGCCCTTTAACATCAGGTATAACAAAAGGTTTTCTTTCTGCTACTGGACCGGTCTCTTTAGTAACTGCAGGTTTTGTAGTCTCCTTCTCTTCCGGTTGTATATAGAAGTCAGCATGCTCCAGACCAAAGTAGTTCTTACCCAGTACAGGTCTGAATTCTTCTTCTCCAAAACCTTCCTCAACTCTCCGGGTGAGAGACTTTGCTCCTTCTTTTCCTGGTTTTCCTACAAATTCCTCTGTATACAGTTGATCAGGAGAGGATATCTTATCTCCAAGATCCTTTACCTCTTCGGGAGTATATCCCATATATTTGAGATAATTAACCCGGTTCTTTTCCTTGTCTTCTTTGGGAAGGCCCTCAAACTCAGAAAGAGGTTTATTCAGATTCTTTCTATTAGACTTCCAGTATTGGTACTCAATAACATCTGGGGTTATAAAGCCCACAAATCCGGATCCTTTATCTATATGTTGGGTACCTATCTTAAGTTCTCCTGAACCCAGGTTATTCTCTTTGTTATAGGAAGCCACCTGTGTTATAAGTATCTTATCCTGAAGACTCAGAGATCTCTTAGATCCCGGGAAAAACTCATACTTACCTGTCTTCTTATTTAAGGTTACCCCACTGTCTTTATCTTTGGATTTAGCCTCAAGAAGAAGTGCAGCTTTAGAAGTATCTTCTGTGATATCAGTACCATAGAGCTTCTTGTACCTTTCAGATGGAGTTAATCCACTAAGAGATGCTGTAGGAGTAGTTTCCCCGGGCTTCTTTGTCTCAGACCCTTCCTGGTATCTAGGAAGAGAGCTTATCTTTATTCTCCTTTTAACAGTAGATACTTCTGATCCGTGTTCATAGACAGGCAAGTACTTATTCTTCTTAAGTTTCTTCATGACCTCAGCACCATGTCTTGCTCCCTGTGTCTGACTGGGACCTTCTGCTGGACCGGCAGGTGCAATAAAGGAAGCGGGGTCAATATTGTTAACTGTGAGATATGGAATAGCTATCTGGGGGATTCCTTGAGGAAATCCTTTCATAGATTCTTGTACCAGGGCGAGTTTACCAAGCTTCAGATTATAATTTGCAATCATGCTCTCGGCAGTCCTCTTTAGGATCTCATCAGAATCAGGATCCTGGAGAAGTTTCCTATACTTATTTATGTCATATTTTATAGCAAGTTCTGCAGGGGTATATCCTTTTTTCTTATAAGCTTTTCCAAATTCCTTCTGAATGATCTCTTCTTTGATCCTCATATCTTTGTCCCGGGAAAAGATAAAGGTGTTTTCAGGTAAAGACAAAGGGGTCCCTCCATCATAATGCCGGTCACCTCCTACCTTATAGAACTCAGGTAAGGTATCATTATTAATATCTCCAACAACAACCTCTCCTTTTTCTGCCTCTAGGTTACTCTCTTCTTCAGGAACTGGTTCTATGGTAGATCTGACCTTTATTCCAGGAGAAGATAGTTTGTTACTATTTATACTATTCCAGAAAGACTGGTTGTTAGTCTTGCTCGGTATCCTTGTTATTTTGACTTTTCTCATTAGAAAAAGTTTTAATCAAGATATTCTATGACACCCCCTAATTTGACAATCTGAGATATCTCTTCATCTGTGAGTTCGTACTCTCCTCCCTGTTTGTAGTTCATCCCTCCATATCGGGACGTCCTTCCTTGGAACTGTACAGGAACATCCTGATCAGGTCTGAATAATCCAGAGTTTGGATCATAGTCTCCTCGGGATCCTTGAGAAGCCGGTGCTGGTTGAAAAACTGCATCTCCTATCCTGCGTTTCCTCATTTCTTCTTCTCTTTTCCTTCTTTCCCTCTGTTCCATAAGACTTGATCCCATACTCATACCTGCTAGTAAAGCATCAGCAGCCCCTGGTCCAGGTTGGAATCCTCTTCTTGGTTGTTGTGGTTGTTCCAGATAAGCCAGTCCCATATTCTGAACATTAATATTACTCTCTGGACTATAGAGGTCCTCTGCTGTAGTAGGAAATCCTTGAATATTATATACATACTGAGTTTCTCCTGAAGGAAGATAAGGAGGAAGTTCTTTCCCTGGAACTTCAACACCCCCCTGGGCCTTGTAATATCCACCGTGTCTATAAAAGTCAGAGGATATGTTGCCTATTCCCTGGATATCTCCTATAAATTCCTCAGGGGAATATTGTAGATTATCGGAGGATTGCTGGAAAGAGTTTTGGTTATAGAGATTTGGATTGTATCCAGTATATCCTCCTTCTTGCATAAACTGACTTACCTCCTGAGTGATGCCATCTGCTTCATCAAAGGCCATGGATCTAATAGTATTATCTCGGATAGTATCCATGAAGTTGATTCTTTTACCTTCAAGAAAGTCCCCAGAGGTCTCTCCGAAGGGAGCCTCTCCTCCATCTTGTTTCTTCTTATGAAATCCGTGGTACTTTTTAAAGGTCATTGCCAGGTTGTACTGGGGACTACCTTTGGGACAATCCGGATTTGGTGCAGGGGTACATCTACCTTTTTTTAAATTCTTGGGAATCCACTTCTTCTTAGACCCTCCTTTAGCAAAAGATCTTGTGTCTTCGATTAGAAGACTAGAATCCTTAGATCCACCGTATCTATATTCTGGATACTGACCAAACATCTCATAAAACATCTGATCATATTCTTCTTGGGGGAGATTGTGATAAGGAGCCATTGCTTGCATAACTTGTTCCTGAGAGTATCCCTTTACTGCTCTTCCTCCATGTCTATAAGAAATTAGGTTCTCTCCCATAAGATCTGAATCATTCTGTCCTCCCGATCTATATGTGGGATAAACTATATTGTATGGAGTTTCTGCTAAGGTCTTTTCATATTCCTCTTGAGTTACTACTTGTGGTACCCCGGGAACAAAACTTCTTCTGTTAAGTTTGGAAAACTCATCAGAAGTATAATAACCAGATCCCTTGTAATAAGTAGGTACATTATCTACAACTCTTTTTGCATACATGGGATAAGATCTCTTCTGAGCTGGTGTAGGTTTTGCATATTCTGTAGATCCTGGTTCATATGCACCTCCATGGGCCAGTCTGGATTTCTTATACATACCTCCACATTC